TTAAAAAAAATTTTTTTTTTTTTGTGTTTTGTAATTTTTTTTTAAAATTTTCTAAAAATATCAAAAATTTTCCATTTTTTCAAAAAAAAAAAAAAAACACGAAAAAAAAAAAAAAAAATTCAAAAAAATAAGAGAAATCCAATATATTATTATATATGGTAATACAACTTTAAAAAATGCAAATAAAAATTGTGACGTAATATTTTTTTTTGAAAATTTCTCTATTTTTTTGAATTTTGGAACTTTTTTGGGTATCATAAAATGATACCAAATGATACCAAAAAAAGTTCCAAATTCGAAAAAAATATAATTATATTTTTTATTAAATGATATATGGTAATAAAAATAAAATTATTTGTAATTTTATTTACACCATATTTTGAAAATATAAAAAATGATACCCAAAAAGTTCCAAAAAGTTCGGTACGATAATAGGTAATAATTATTTTATAGATGGTTAAAATATTTGTATAATATATGAAAAATAATATTTTGATAAAATTTGAGAATTTTTTAAAATTTTTATATTTAAGGCCAAATAAATATAGTATACACTTATCAAAATATTATGTAAATAATATTTATAGTACGAAAGATGCAGTACAATTATTAAGACATTTGTATATAAATGGTTATAATAATAGTGATAAAATAATGGAGAGACTTTGTTATCTTTTCTCTCTATCATTGCCTAATGATAATTATTTGGCAAGATTATCTTTACTGCATCAAACCGTGACAAATACAAATAATGAAGAAGAATATGCAATATTAACAGTTTGGTCGTGTGCAAATCAAGCGATAATAGAAAATGAAAGAGAGAAAAATATTTTAGTAAAAGTAAAATTCATAATATTAGATAATCTTAATATTATAGTAGAATTATATTATTAACTTATTGTATTTAGGAACTTTTTATTATATCATTTTAAAGATACAAAATGATACAAAAAAGTTCCGAAAAAAGTTCCGAATTTTTTACTTGTCATTGTTGTGACTATAAAACATCACGAAAAAGTCAATACGAAAGACATTTATCAACGCAAAAACATAAAAATAGAGAAAATGATACAAATGATACCAAAAAAGTTCCAAAAAGTTCGGAAGTATTTATGTGTGTTTGTGGTAAGGCATATACACATAGACAGAATTTATATAGACATCAAAAAATTTGTAAAAAAATGGATCAGAATACATCACAAAATTTAAATAATAAATCGAGTGTTTGTGATGTGACAACAACAGATGTAATTCAAAAATTAGTACATGAGAATACAGAATTTAGAACAATATTATTTAAACAATTTGAAACGTTTAAGGAGCAACAAGAGGCGGTTGAGATAGAGAATAAAAATTTAAGAAATCAGATAAATGAGTTAATACCAAAGGTGGGTACAACAGTTAATAATACAATTAATAAACAGAAATTTAATATAAATATATTTTTAAATGAGACTTGTAAAGATGCTTTAACTATAAATGAATTTATAGATAAAATAAAGGTGTCGATAGATAATCTTTTGGTAACAAAAGATAAAGGTATATGTGAAGGTGTATCAAATATTTTTATAGAAAATATGAATAAATTATCATTGCATGAGAGACCGATGCATTGTACAGATATGAAGAATGAGACATTATATATAAAATGTGATACAGATAATGATGATATGTGGGCGAAAGATGAAGAAAATAGAAATTTAAAGGATGCAATAAGTAAAGTGACACATTATCAGCGGCAAAATTTAGATAAATGGATAGCGGAACATCCAAATTGGAATAAGAATTCAAAAGAGCAAGAAGAATATATGCGTTTAGTAAAAAGTTGTACAGAAGATTGTAAAGAAGATAAGGTGATAAAACGATTATGTAATAGTGTATTTATCAATATAGATGATAAATAGATTAAATATATTAATTAAATATATTTAATTACATATTTGTTGTGTTGTAATTTTTCCACTCGATATTATATTTATTTTTTTTATTAGATTTTTTATGTTTTTTTTTATATTTTTTATTAGATTGTTTTTTAGGATTAGGATTAGGATTAGGATTAGGATTAATTTTTAAAATTTCTTGTTTAATTTTTTTTTCTACTTTTTTGTTAGGTGCTAAAATTTTGTAAGTATTAATAATAGCGGTTTGAGCAATATCAGTACTATTAGAAGCAAGATCTAAAAAGTGATTAAGTGAATTTTGTGCAATATTAGTTATTTTTTTAGAGTTATTTTTTAACTTGTATAAAGATTTTTTAATTTTTTTGCCTTTTTCGATAGAGGTATTGTCTAAAATACCACCATTTAATCGTTTTGTATAATTATTATATCGTTTTCCTCCTAAAAAACTAGTAAAGTTATTGAGTTTTTTTTTAGTTTTATAGTTATTATAATACATTATATATAATATTTTTATTTTTTTTATAATTTGAAAAAAAATTGATTTAAAGATAACTTTCAATATTAAACTATCTGATAATGGCGGAGATGACAAACGAGATGCTTCCTGTTGATGCTGTTGAGTTTGATGCTGAGAAGGACTTTATGTACACTAAGCCAAAAGTAAATGCTTCTGGTGGAAAGAGTGTAGGAGTTCTTAATGCAAATACAAAGAAAGGTCTATATGTGTCGACCCCGCTTATGCTTACTTGGGGTATTAATGAATATGTTGATGAACAGACAGGTAAGCGAACATATGATATGTCACTTCAGTTTCCTAAGGATGAATATAAGACAGAAGCAACTACTAAGTTTCTAGAAAATATGATGGCGTTTGAAGCCAAGCTAAAGGCTGATGCAATTAAAAATAGTAAAGAATGGATGAATAAGCCTAAGATGACAGCAGAAGTTTGTGATGCACTATGGACGCCAATGCTTAAGTATCCTAAGTATCCAGAAGGACACGAAAATGCAGGTGATTTTGATTATACACGAGCACCTACACTTCGCCTAAAAGTGCCTTATTGGGAAGGCGAATATAAGATTGAGTTATATGATACACAGTCTAAGCCACTGTTTCCAAATGATAAGGGAGTTCTGCCAACAGAACTAGTACCAAAGGGTATTGATATTGCAACAGTTATTCAGTGTGGTGGTCTATGGTTTGCAAATGGAAAGTTTGGTGTAACTTGGAAGCTATTCCAGGGTGTAGTAAAGCCAAGAGCTTCAATGAAGGGTAAGTGTCTAGTTAAACTTTCAGAAACAGATCGGGCTACTCTAGAACGGAGTGAACCTGAGGGGGAAGAAACCTCTGTTGGTGTTACAATGGCCGATGATACTGATGATGAGGAAGAAGAAATGGTAGAAGAAACAGTAGAGGCAGAGGCAGAGGCAGAGCCAGAGCCAGAGCCAGAGCCAGAGCCAGAGCCAGAGCCAGCACCTGCACCAAAAAAGAAGGTAGTTCGTAAGAAGGCAGTAGCTACAGTAGGGGCTTAAGTTAATAAATAATGAATAAGTAGTTAATAAAATTAAAAATAAAATTTTTTTTTGTTATTTTAGATATATATGTCAAAAATAACAAAATATATAACAACCTTTGTTATATCAGGAGCAACAGTAAGTGGTATATCATATGTTGGTAATTTACTAAATCCAGCAGCGGCAGGTGTAATATCTGGCATACCAATTAGTATACCTTCAACTTTATTAATAAAAGGTAGAGATAAACAGAAAGAATTTATATGGTCGGCATTTTTGATGGTAAGTCTATTAGCAGTTATAACAGGATTATGTGCATATTTGATAATAAAAGTTGATATGTCGACATTAAAAGCAGTAATTATAAGTTTTTTATCTTGGTGTTTAGGAGGATTTTTATATTATAAGTTTATAGTATCTAAATAAGGTATTTCTCTCTATTATAATATTATAATATTATTATAATGTTATAATATTATATATGAGTAATAAAACAAAAAAAAGTAAAAATAAAAGTAAAAAAAGTAAAGTTACTATAAAAAAGTATAATACAACAATAAAACATAATAAAACATTTGTGATACCAAAAATAAAGAAAGATAAAAAAGTGCCATTGGGTGGAAAAGTATATATATTGTATACTGGTGGAACAATTGGAATGTCACATTCAGATGAAGATGGTCTAGTCCCAATAAAAGGTACATTAATTAAATTAATTAAACGATTAGGAATAGATACTCAATTAAATATTGAGTATGTGCTTGACAGAACAACCCCTCTAATCGATAGTTCTAATATGAAAAGTGAAAATTGGAAAAAAATTTTACAAAAACTAATAGATAATTATAACAATTATGATAGTTTTATAGTTTTACATGGAACAGATACATTAGCATATACATCGGCAATGTTATCGTTTTTCTTAAAAGATTGGACAAAAACAGTAATAGTAACAGGTTCTCAAATTCCTATGTTTGAATTTAGAAACGATGCTTGGAGAAATGTTATAGATTCTATTGTAGTGTCTCTCTTAAAAATTCCTGATGTATTGGTAGTATTTGGAGGAAAAATATTAAGAGGTTCTTGCGTAACAAAAGAGAGTTCGACTTCATTTGCAGGGTTTAGTTCACCAAATGGTGGAACAATTGGTAATATAGGTGTTCATATAGATATTTATAAAAATAAGTTAATGAAACAAGTTCCTGGTAATATTCCAGATCCAGAAATAAATAGTTATGTTTCAAAATTATCTACAACTCCCTGGAAAATATCAGATTGGAATAATAATATAAAAATAGAGATAATGACATTGGTACCTCAAAATAATGCTCCAGTATTAAATGCTATGGTAGATTTAAATCCAAATGCAATTATATTAAGAACATATGGTATAGGTAATGCACCTGTAGCAGATAAGGCTTTTGTAAAAGCTTTAAAACGAGCAATTTCAAAGAATATAATAATAGTAAATACAACACAATGTACATATGGTGGAGTTGAAATGGAATATTATAAAACAGGAAAAACTTTAAAAAAGTTAGGAATAATAGGAGCAAAAGATATGACACATTCTGCATCTTTTGCAAAATTATTTTATCTATTTCAAATTTTTGGTACAAAAAATATAGAAATAGTAAAACAGCTATTTAAAATTAATTTAGTAGGTGAAATAACTATAGATCAATATGATGTAAATGTTAGAAATTATTTGATAAATTATTTTAATGTATATCAAGAATTAGGTTAATCAATATCTGTAAATATTATATCAATATAGATAGATGCTCTATTATGTATAGAGTATATGTTATTAGTATTAATCATTGGTATACCTTGATTATAAATAGTATATCGTTGATATTTAATAATTTTAAGTTCTTTGATAGGAATATAAAATTTTTTGTTACCAATTAATATATCAATATTATTAGTGTTAATAATACTAATAATAGGTGTGCTTATGTTTATATATAAGTTGTTATATTTATCAATATTAATATAAGATGGCAATTTTGGTTCGCATTGTACAATTAAAGAATTATAAGATAAGTCATATATAAGTTCGTGATGCCAATAAGGAATATAGAATATCTCTCCACTAATGTCTAATTTATAAACCTCATCATTAATGAGATTACTTAGAGTAGGATTAAGTAATATAAGATTGTCATCTTTTGTACATTCTTTAACTAGTTGACTAATTTTATTAGTAATATCATTACTAATGTTTAAAATAGTAGAGTAACGATCAGCAATATTTTTAAAATTAAGAAGAGTAGTTTTTGGTAAAGTTTTAAATAGATCAATACTAATTTCATTACATTTATTATTAATTAAATTAAAAAAACATTCTGAATCAAGATTTTTATTAATAATTCCATCTAAGAATTGTTTAACTAAATCAGTATATGTAATATTATCAATATTAAGATCAATATCTTGATTGTGAAAATTTTGAAGATATGTATATGCAGATTGAATTTCTTGAAAAGTTTTTTTAGTGTCTTTGTCGATATTTTTATCTGGATGAAATTTGAGTGCTTGTTTGTAATAATTTTCTTTAAGTTCTTTTGTGGAAAAATTATTATTAAGATTTAAAATATGGCAAGCTTTATTGTAATTCATTAACAATGGCTGATATATATAATACATACCTCTCTAAGTGGTAAATAGGTCTATAATTATTATTATATAATTTAAGAAAACTATATAGATTAATTAATATTTTATTGAGTTTACTAGAAGATAATAAGTTTTTGGCGATCAATTGTTGAATGATATAATTAATACAATTATATATATTAAGATCAAAAATACAAATATCATAGAGATGTTCTCTCAACTGTAAAAAATTAATTTCGCTATAATTAATAATTTGTTTTAATATTTGATCAGATATATTTTTATATGTATGCTGCATAATATTGTTTTGCTTAGTTAAGAGAGAACTATCATATCGTTTAATATCTTTAATATTATTTATTTTATTAATATCATAATCTTTATCTAGGGAAACTTTATGTATTTTATTGTAAGAGGAACGAGATGGTCTAGGTAGAATAATTTTATTGCAACAATTAATTATATTATTTGGTATAAAAGATATATCAGATGTAATAATAATAAATTTAATAATAATACCAGAATTATATCTAGTTTGCATATAACTGTAAAAAGTTTCAAGTAATTCATTATGAATATCATTAAAATTTTTACATAAAATAATTCCACATTTAATATTTTTTGCAGATATAATATCAACTATTTGATTATAAATATCAAACCATAACAATTTAGAATTGCAACCTAAGAGAGATAAATCGATTTCATAATGTATATCACTTATTTTAAAATAATAATTAGATTTATTATATGATATTGTAATTTTTTTTTCATATTTTAAGTTACAATGACTTAAGTGTTTAATTAGATTAAGAGCATAAGTATATTTACCGATACCTTGAGGACCATATATAATAATATTATTCATAGTTTCAATATTAGAAAAATTATTAGATAAATTATGTAATAGTTTTTTGTCTGAATTATTAATATAATCTATAAAATGACTTTCAAAAGATTTCATATTAGTTTTACATATACAAATTTTTTTAAATGCTTAAAAAGAACTTATTAAATTTATTATATGAATTTAGTTTTAGACGAAACAAATTATAATATAAATAATATATTTTTTTATGAACCAGTAAAAAATACAGTAATGGATGATAGTAAGTTCATTAGAATTATATATTCTGATGAACATGTTATATTAAATGGATTGTATTTAAAACTAGATATAGAAAATAATAATAATGTATTAGATTTTTTAGATAAAACAGAGAGAGAGATATTAAATAAATATAAAATAAATAAAAATAATGTAAATAAAAATCGATGTATAAAAATTCAAGAACAATTACAATTTTTAATAAATAAAAATATTCCAAAGAAAAATGTAATAATAAAAATATCAGGAATTTGGGAAACAAATTTAATGATGGGTTTAACATTTAAATTTATATCGTAAAAAGAGTCGTTTAACCATCAGTAGAAAAAAATTGTAATATAACTTGTGTTATACCCAAAATTGATAAATTAGTAATACCAATAGCATAAATAAGATATCTTTTTGCAGAATTAGGATTTTTATCAGTAATAGAGTAAAAACCTAATATAGCAATTTGTAAAAATAATAAAAATGTAAAACTATTTATCCAAGTAAAATAAGTACTAGCAACATTATGATCAGCAAGGCGATCTTTAAACATAAAAGTTTGAACAGATGCAAAAATAATAACACTTAAAGTAATAAAGGCAGGTAATGGATACATAAGTATTCTATTTATACCTCCAGCCCAAAGATTTGTAGATTGACCTGCTACAGTATTTCTATCAGGTAACTTAGTAGTATCAAATTTAATAAAAAATGGAATTAAAAATAATAAAGCTACAGCAGATACAACATATCCTGCAGCAGTTGCGCTTACCCATGATTGTGCACTTGTAGAAGATTTTTCAGTATTTTTAAGTGCAAAATTACCAGCAATTGCTAAAAAAATACCAACAATTACAATAGTATATAAGATAAATTCTGTAGTTTTTTGTGCATACTCTTTTTTACTGATATTCATATAAATAATATTATTATTTTAATTTATTTATAATTTATCTTTTAACCAGGTTAAAATAGTATCGGTAGAACAAGTCAGGTAATCATCTGGAAAATTATTTAATTTAATAAACTTAGGTTTAGTCATTTTAGTTGTTTTATAAAATATATAGTGACCGTATTGACCAGTTCTTATAGAAATTTCTTTTGTAATTTCTCTAATAACATTAGTATTAGTTTTATTTTTATTAATAAAAGCAATAACATCATTTAATGTAATATCATCTTCATTAATATTAATAGTTTCAATAGATTTTTTATTATCACCCCAAGTAACATAGAGTCCAAATTTACCTTTTTTAAGTGTTAGGTCTCTATTTTCATATTTTCCTAAAATTTTATCAATTTGATTATTTTGAATAATATCTTCTAATTTATATTCGCCATTTTTAAGTTTTTCTAAATCTAAATCTTTTTTAACAGAAAGAAATTCAGTTTTATCTTTTTTAGTAAATTTTATAACAGGACCGTGCTTGCCAATCATATATGTATGATTGTCATCAATAATAATTGATTCAGATTTTTTTATTTTTATAGTGTCATTAATAGTATTAATTTGTTCTAAACATTCTCTGCATAATGTATGATATTCTTTCTCTCCTTTTGCAATAATATCTAATATATCTTCCATCTGTTTAGTATATTCATAATTAAATAGATCAGCATATTTTTTAATTAATAATTCAATAACAAGTATACCAGTCTGTTGAATTACTAATTTATTTTTTTCATTACCAAATTCTCTCTTATTTTCGGTTTCTAATATTTCATCATTTTCTAATTCAAAATCAGTACAAGTAATAGTTTTACCTTTAATATTTTCACGTTTTACATAACCACGTTGTTGAATTTTTTCAATAAGTGAAGAGAATGTAGATGGTCGACCAATACCTTTTTGTTCTAATAATTGTACAAGTTTAGCTTCAGTATAGTGACTTTTTAAGTCTTTAAGTGTAAATTTACAAACAATTTTTTTATAAGGAATAGTTTTATTAATAATTTTGGGTAAATATTCATAAGCCATAGATTTTGTAGAGTCAACAACTAGGTCTTGTTTATGATTATAATCAATGATTTTCCATCCTAAAAAGACAAGATTCTCACAAGTATATCGATATTCGTGTTTTTCAGGCGCTATAATTCTAGCTAATATAGTTTTAAATATAGCATCTTCCATACAACTTTCAATTGTATTTTTCCAAATTAGGTAATATAATTTTCGTTCTTTTACAGTAAAATCGCCATCATCAGGTAATTTAGTAATACAAATATTAGTAGGTCGAATAGCTTCGTGAGCTTCTTGTGCTTTACTCTCATCTTCTTTTTTAGTGCTTTTTTTTTTGTTAGATTTGCTGGCTAAACTATCAGTTAAAATGTTAGTGTCTTTGCAAGCGTATTCAATACCATAATTTTTGTTAATATATTCGATTGCTTTGTCAACAAAATCTTTGCTATAAATTTTGCTGTCTGTTCGCATATAGGTAATATATCCTGCTTCATAAAGTTTTTGGCAAATTTGCATAGTATCTTTAGGAGAGATATGTAATTCATTACTAGAAGTTTGTTGAAGTGTACTAGTGGTAAATGGTTGTGGTGATTTTCTAATAGAATCTTTTGGTTTATCACAGGTTAATATATGATTGTGGTCAGTAGTCATTTCTAGAAATTCTACCATTTTTTCTTCATCATCATAGTTATAATTTAATGAAAATGGTAAATTTTTATCAGTAAAATAACCGGTAGTATTATATGATTTTGTTCCAGGAGAATTATTAATATCAACAAAATTTTCGTATACAAGTCTTAAAGCTGGAGTTTGACACCTACCAGCAGATAATTTCATAGTTCGAGATATTTGTTCCCATAATATTGGAGAAATTTTATATCCAACAATAAGATCAAGTATCTGTCGACCTAACTGAGCATTAACAAGTGACATATTTAGAGTAGTAGGATTATTAATCGCTTTAGTAATAGCAGGTTTGGTTACTTCGTGAAAGATAATTCTTTTAGTATTAGTAATAGATAAATCAAAGAGTTGACAAATATGCCAACTAATAGCTTCACCTTCACGATCATCGTCAGTTGCTAAAACAACTTCTTTAGATTGTGAAATTAATTGTTTAATTTTATTAATTTGTTGTCGTTTAGTATCAATAGGTATAAATTTAGGCTTAAAGTTATTAGAGATATCAATATCATTTAAAGAATTTAGTTGTTGTAAATGACCATAACTAGCTATACACTTATATCCTGGACCTAAATAAGACTCGATTTTTTGACATTTAGCAGGAGATTCAACAATAACTAAAGTATAAGTCATATTATTTTAATAAAAATAATAATAATTATTTTCAATTTTAATATAAATATATTTGTATAAAAAGATATTATGTTTATTAAATTAATTTTATTATTATTTTCAACATCAGGAATAGTACTTCCAAATTATGGTAGTATATATACAAATACATTACAATTTCCATTGTTAGGCAAACAAAATATTGAAGCAGAATTTTCTGAATATAATCAAATATACATTAGATTAAATGGATTAATAGATGAAAATGGTACCGCAAAATATAAAATAGTAGATGATAGGTTATGTATAACTCTAAGTGAAAATTTAAAACAATTAATAGATAAGAGAAAAACAGAATTTAATTTAATAAATTATGATAATTTTAAAGATATAGTTTATATACAATTATATATTAAGCCATTATTTTACAAAAAAAATATAGGATTAGAGAGAATTAATTAATATAATAATTAGTATTAATTAATTTATGGTAATGTATTGTTTCCACCTCTTGAACTGATAAATTGCATTTGGTCTTTTGAGATACAGGCACATCCAGTAGATGATGAGTATTGTTGAGGTGTAAAACAGCATTCTGGTTTAAATAAGTTGTTAGCCCACATAAATAATCCTTTCGGTGGAACAGGTCCTCCAACATGATTAGCTAAAGGAGCATACATATTTTGGTATGCAGCGTTAGCAGTAACAGGAGGCTCGCTCCATCGATCATTAGGAACTCCGTGACCTAATTGATAATTAAGTGGTGCACCATTTAAAAACCCTTCTTGTTTTGTCTTATGAAATGTAGCTGCACCACAAAAAGTATGGCAAGCGATAAGGCCACCAATAAATAAACATACTAAAACAGTTAATACATTAATACTAACACCCATGACAGTATAATTAGGGAAAGACATAATTATATATAATTCTTAGATAAAATTTTTGGAAGATAGATTGTTAGATAAAGAAGATAAATAAGATATAATAAGATTTTGCTAAATAGTACTACCAATGTGGCATACTTGTACTCTGATTACCTTGGAATATATTATTAAATTTAATAATAATAGGTACAGTAGGGATCATTATAGCAGTTGCTAAAGCAATTGGTGCGGCAGCGAGACCCCATCCAATAAAAGGAATAAATAATAAACCAACAATAGTAGCTACTAGAGCGACTAATATAACAACAACAAGAATATGTATAATAACCATAATGGCAGATTTCATAGTAAGATAGGATCCAATCATCATATATATACCAGAAGTATAGACACCTTTAATTCTCCAAAGACTATCTTTAGTAGTAATAGCCATATGAGTAGGAGGAATCATAACATTAAGAGTTCGTCCAGAAATACTTTTAGCTGTGTCGGTAATATCATTTCTGACAGTATTAAAAAATCCACGAATAGAATCAACTGCTTTAATGGAATCTTCAACGCCTTCTTGTGCAAGTCGTTTAGCATAATAAATAGGTGCAAGTGCATCTTGAGCAATACTATGAAGTATATTATTAATACATCCACTAAAATTGTCTTCAATAATTTTATTAGCAGGATCTTTACTATTTTTAAGTACTAAACTAGCAAATGGCATATATAAAGGATTACATCGATCTTTAGGCCAATTTTTTCTAAGTTGAGGTATATGATTTTTTACATAATAATAAGTGATAGCAACAGAATAAATATAAATAATAACAATTGAGAAAAGGATATCACTACCGTAACTAGAGAGATAAGATTTTTTATGTTTTAAATATAGTAGATTAACAATATCTTGAATGCTACTCATATATAGTAGATTGATAATATATATGAGTATCTAAACATTTTTTGATGGAGATCCTTGATTATCTTCCCAATCGTGGAATATATAATTTCCTAAAGGAATAGTATGATCAGATGTAATTAAACAGATAAGAGTTTTTGTATCAATATTAGATAATTTTGCATCCTTATGATTTTTGACATTAATAAAATTATTAATCTCTTTATCATAAATTAAATGAGAACCAGAAACAAGTATAGGTGTATAATTATCATTATTATCTTTTTCACCTTCAAATATATATAATTTTTCAATATAATTTCCACTATTATCAAGATTATGTAATTTCATAGTTCCATGGACAGTTTGTGAGTTTTTGAGAATATCACCGGGATTAATAGCAGAAATGGGCTTAATAGTATTATCTCGTAACTTAACTAAAGTATCTGGATGAAAACACATAAACCGAACCATTTGACCAGGAGGACCTTCCCATCCAGATTTCATTGCCATAACACTACCTTCCATAAGATATAAAAATACGGTAAGCGTGCCAATAGTTTTTTGGAAAAGATCTCTAATAGAAATAATCATATGTTGAAAACCAATTAATAAATTAAGAAAAACACCCATAATCTGTTTAATTATACTCATAATCATATTGCGAATTTTATTAAAGAATGCTCTAATAGAATTAATAGCATCAGTGAACTCTTTAGTTACACTACTCATTACTTTTTCAGCATAGTGCACAGGCTGTAATAAATCTTGCATAAAAGTTGACTGTAAATTTTGTACACAAAATGCAAAATTTTTCATTGTATCTTGTCCAAAAACATTAGCAAAAGGCATAACAGTAGGATTGCATCGATATTTAGGCCATTCTTTTTTAATTTTTTCTATACCAACAGATAGTACATTTACACTAAATAATATAATAAATATTAATATAATAAGAAATGTTAATAATATGTCAGTTCCTTTCATAATAAATTATAGTGTTATTTTTATTTATTTTTTGAAGCATAAAAATAATTGAATTAATAATCAATATAAATATAATATACACTTAAATATTATGATGGAAGATGTCACTGATTACCAAGATCCAGATATTCAACAATCACCAGAAGGTTTAATATTTAATCCATTTAATCCATTAAATATTGAGATTACATTGAATGACGTTCAATCTATTCTTAAGAATTATGGTGTAAAATATAACATAGATAATATAAATTTATATATGAGAGCTTTTATTCATAGATCTTATGTTAAGCGGCCAGCACTAGAAAATGCGACATTAGATATAAAAGTGGCAGAGAAGCCGTATAATTGTCTTGCACTAAAAACAAAATCAAATGAACGATTAGAGTTTTTAGGAGATGGTGTATTAGAATTAGTAACAAAATATTATTTATATAAACGATTTCCAAAAGCAGATGAAGGATTTATGACAGAAAAGAAAATTGCTTTAGTAAAAAATGAACATATTGGAAAGTTAGCATATGAATTAAAATTACATAAATGGTTTATTCTTTCTAAACATGCTGAGGAAAAAAATACAAGAACCAATTTTAAAAAATTAGGGTGTCTTTTTGAGGCTTTTATAGCAGCCTTGTTTTTAGATGTAAATAAAATATCAATTAGTGATGAAGAAAATTGGTTTAATAATGTATTTACAACAGGTCCAGGATTTCAAATGGCTCAAATATTTATAGAAAATATATTTGAGAAACATGTAGATTGGATTACACTAATAAAGACAGATGATAATTATAAAAATAAATTTCAAGTTTTAGTTCAAAAAGAGTTTAAGATAACACCTACATATTTAGAAATTAATCATACAATTGAAATAGGATATGAAATGGGTGTTTATATTTGTTTAGGTCAAGAAATTCACGAGACATCAATTAAAAATGCAATAAATTATAGAGAAATAGGTTCATTTAAAAAAATTCAAGAGCTCCTAGAAAAAGAGTCAAAACTATTTATATTTATGGGAAAAGGAGTACATAAAATAAAAAAAAAGGCAGAACAGATAGCTTGTGAAGAAGCATTAAAACAATTAGAATAAGTTATTTAATATTTAATGTCTTTATATATTAAATATGTCAGAAGAGACAAGCCAACTTTTAGATAGATTGAAACAAAAAAAAGAACCTGCAGTTAAAAACCCAGTGAATATAAAATATGCAAAATCAAAAGAAGAAGTAAAAATTACAACAAAAATATCTGATAAAAGACCTGTTGCAAATATAAATAGAGAATCAATCTTACAAAAAATAGGTATAAGACCAACAGTAACTAGTGAAATTTCTAGTAAAAAAATTAAAGAAGAAGAAGATAAATTTAAGTTAGCAAGTCAATTAAAAAGTTTAAGTATAGGAAAATCAGAGAGTAAAAAAGATGAAGCAGAAGAAGAAATAGAAGATGAAGAAGCTTTACTAGCAGCTTTAGAAGAAGAAGAACAAAAAGAAAAAAAAGAAAAGGAAAAAACTAAAGCATTATCAAAAATACAAGAGGTAGAAGATGAATTAGAAGATGAATTAGATGAAGAGGCATTACTAGCAGCATTAGAGGCAGAAGAAGAGGGAATATCATTAAAACCTAAACCGGCGACAGCAATAAAACCAAAAAAAACAGCAACAAAAAAGATAACAGCAAAAAGTGTAACAAAAACAGGAGATAGTTTAGTAAGTGAACCACCAAAAAATGTAGAAGAGTTAGAAAAACGATTACCTGATAAAAAACCAAAAATATTAGTCCAAGCAGATTCTTATTACTTAAATAATCGTGAAATTTTTGTAAATTTTATAAATGATTTATTAAAAGATTATAAGGGTAAATTAGCTGACTCAAAAGAATATAGTTGTGATGATAAAGGCGAAGGTAATTTTTCTCTCTTAACTCATCAAAGTATAGTAAGAGATTATATAAATTTATTAACACCATATAGAGGATTATTATTGTATCATGGTTTAGGATCAGGAAAAACCTGTTCTTCTATTGCAATAGCGGAGGGTATAAAAAGTGATAAAGAGGTAATGATTTTGTTACCTAAATCATTAGAAGTAAATTACAAACAAGAATTAAAGAAATGTGGAGATGAACTTTATAGAAATAATCAATATTGGGAGAAAATAAATACAGCGGCAAATCCAGATTTAGTAGATCCGTTAGCTTATATATTATCACTTTCCCCAAAATTTATAAAACGGCAAGGCGGGGCTTGGTTTGTTAATAAGAGTAAACCACCAAATTATAATATGTTAACAGCAGAACAACAAAAATCTTTAAATGAACAGATAGAAAAGATGTTAGAAAATAAATATAAATTTGTTAGATATAATGGTTTACGTAGAAAAAAGTTTGATGAAATGGTAGCTGAAGCTGGTGGAAATCCTTTTTCTAATAAAATTATAGTGGTAGATGAAGCCCATAATTTAGTAAGTAAAATAGTAAATCAATTACAGCGTCCAGATTCATTATCAATGGATATATATAAATACTTGCAAAGTGCAGAAAACACAAGAATAATATTATTAACCGGTACGCCAATTATTAATTATCCGCATGAAATAGCTATAATGATGAATATATTGCGTGGAAATATTAAAACTTGGAAATTACAACTAGTAAATAAAAATCAAAAAGGATTTAAAGTAACACAAGATTCATTAATAAAACTATTTAAAGAAAATCTAGATACAAATTATTTATTAGATTATTTAAATTTTAAATCAACACCACAACCGATACTTACAATAACACGTAATCCATATGGATTTTATACAAAAAATGATAAAAATGGTGAGTATAGAGGAGTAGCGGAAGGTAGAGAAGGAGAGATAGATGATACAAAATTTTTACAATTAATAACTGAAGAATTATTAAAAAAAAATATAGAAATAGTATCAGAATCAGTAGAAGTAATTAATTATAAATGTTTACCAGATAAAAAAGAAGAATTTAGTGAACTATTTATTAATCAAACAACATTAGAAGAAGATAATTCAGTAAAAAATATGGAATTGTTTAAAAGGCGTATATTAGGATTAGTTTCATATTTTCCAGATATAGAAGCTTTACTTCCAAATTTTGATAAAGATCGAGATTTTAATTTAGTATTAGTACCAATGAGTAACTTTCAATTTGGTGTCTATGAAGAAGCTAGAGTAGAAGAGCGAAAAATAGAGAGAAATAATGCAAAAAAGAGAGGTAGGTCACAAGGTACAGATATTTATGAAAATTCAGTATCAACCTATCGTGTTTTTTCTCGTGCATTTTGTAATTTTGTATTTCCAAGGCCTGATATAGTTCGTCCTTTGCCGAGAGATAGTAAAAATTTAGCAGATGTAATAACAGAAACAGCAAATGAAGATTTAATAGATGCAATTAGTGAACAAGAAAGATTACAAGAAGAGGGAATTAATGATGCTGAAGTAATTGATGATATTGAAAAACAGTCGCCAAAAGAACAGACAACTACTACAATGAAAGAAAATGCAACATATGCAGTAAAACAACGTAAAGCATTACAAGATTTATATGATAAAAGAGATGAATATCTGAATCCACAAGCACTAGAAATGTATAGTCCAAAATTTTTAAATATTTTACAACGACTATTAGATGAGAGAAATATTGGATCTAATTTAATATACAGTCAATTTCGACAACTTGAAGGTATAGGAATTTTGTCTATAGTATTAGAAGCAAATGGTTTTGCACAATTTAGAATTGTTAAAACAGGTGGGATATGGAGATTAAATATAAAACCAGAAGATATGGCAAAACCAAAATATGTACTCTATACTGGTACAGAAATACCAGAAGAAAAAGAAATAATACGTAATATTTTTAATAGTAACTGGGATGCATTAAATAGTGGTGAAACAAGTAGTCTAAGAGAAGAATTAATAGAAATAGAAAAAACAAACCCAGTAATAAATGGGAAACAAAATATTAGAAATTATTTTGGAGATATAATTAAAGTAATTATGATTACAGCTTCGGGAGCTGAAGGTATTTCTTTAAGTAATGTAAGATATGTACATATAACAGAACCATATTGGCATCCAGTTCGTATAAATCAAGTAATCGGTCGTGCAAGGCGTATATGTAGTCATAAAAATTTACCAGTAGAATATCAAACAGTAGAAGTATTTTTATATTTAATGGAATTTACAGAGGAACAGATAGAGAAAGCATCGAGAGAATTAAAAACACAAGATAAGAGTAAATTTACAAAAGAAAAATATATGAAATATAAATCATTAGATAATCCCTATTTAACAAGTGATCAATCTCTTTTTGAAATATCAAACCAAAAAGAAGTCATAACTCAAGGAATATTAAAAAATATAAAAGAAGCATCAATTGATTGTAACTTACATAATCCAGTAGGAACAAGTAAACAATTAAAATGTTTAGTTTTTGGATCAGACAACCCCAATAAATTTGCATACTCACCATCAATTACTAGTCAAGAAAAAGATGAGGCAGCAAATTTGAATAAAACAGAAGTTAAAATTAAACTTAAAAAGGTAACTTTACCAGATAGTAAAGGAAATAAAATAGATTATGCTTATAATGCAGCAGTTTTAGACGATCCAAGTAATGAAAATAGTGAAGGAGTAATACTTAGTAGAATATATACATTAGAAAGTGCAGCAGCAGAAAATCCAATTCCAATAGGTACATTATATTTTAAAAATCAGTCTAAACCAGGTGAAAAACCAAAATATAAACCAATAGATTACACCTTTTTAGCACAAACTAAAAAGTAAATAATTATTTTGATAATAAACTCAATATTTTATCTTGGTTTTTTAATGTTAACTGTTGATTAATTGAAATAGTTTTAAGAATATTTAAGATTTCATTAATAGTATTATTGCTATCACTATTACTATTACTATTACTATTACTATTACTATTACTATTACTATTACTATTACTATTACTATTTTGATCAATAGTTTTTAATTTACTGATAATATTTTCAGTAGATGGAATAAAATGGACTTTTTTAGACACAGTATTGGTTTTAATTGTAGTATCATTATTAATATCGTCTTTTTCTGGTGGCTTAGGTAATGGTGGTAAAGTATCATAAGATCTATCACTAATTAATTCATTTAATTTAGAATTTAACTCTACGCTATCAAATGGTTTATCAATATTATCGCTAAATGATATATCAGTTGGTTTATTGTGATTAACTAATTGTATAAATTCTTGTTTTTTATTTTCAAATTCTTCATTAACTCTAATTTTAACCTCTTGTAAAGGTTTTTGAATATGTTCATTACTAAAATATTTAATTTTTTCTAACATTTTACTCATTAACATTTTATTGCGATCAGTGAGAGAAATATCAGATAAATTAGCAATTTCTACAATAATTTGTTCATAAACAGATTTAATTTTTTCAAAATACTTATCAGGTATATTGATAAATGCATTTGCTTCCATTAGTAGTTGCCATATCATTGCTTTATTCTTAATAGATATAAATTCTGTTTCGGCCATATATAAAAATAGATAACTTTATTTTTATATTAATTATTAAAAAATATTTTTCGGAGTTGTTCAACATCTTTATCTGGAATTCTTTTATTAAAAAAAGGTTTTTGATTTGTAGTTAGTAATATAATTATAATATATAGTACATACATCCCACATTCTGTGTCACCTTGTTGATGTTCAGTATTATTAATATATTCTTTAATATTTATATTTAATCGTTTAGCTTGATTAGATACTTTATCTAAAAATTTTCTAACTTGTGGAGGAGTTTTATCAGCATTACTATCAAAATAATAAATATAGTCTTTATCCATATTAATAAAGATACAAATCCAATGAGATCCACTGAGATAATGAGGATCAGTATTTAATATAATACCAATTTTAGTAATACCTTTATGTAAAAGATTTTTAAGATTAAAATTGCATAAATCATTCCATACACACTGTCCAAACATTTTTTTTTTGTCAAAATCAATAGGCGATGGTCCAATAAATTTAAAATTAGTATATTTTTTTTCATATTGTTTCATTACATTAATTAAATCATTACTATTTAACCACTCATTAGGATTTTTTTTCCAAGTAGGAGGGGCATTAGGTGCAAAAGTATATCTAGTAAGAGAATTATCTAAATTATCTGATATAAAATCTTGTTTTAACCAACATTTTTCATTATTACAAGTGTTGCTCATATAATGTTTAAGACTTTTCCATATTTCATATGTGTTATTAGTATAAATTTTTTTATCAGGATTATCTTTATTCCATTCATGTTTTAATTTTAATAGACTAGAAGGAGAATAACATGTATAAGATAATTTTTTAGTTGGACTACAATTTAAATTTTTAAATTGTTTTTGACTTTTTTTTCTAGTCAATTTATTTTTCTTTTTTTGTTTATATTTTTTTGTTCTACCAACCATCTTATAATTATATGAGATTATTCTTTATTAGTGGTTGTTTTAACGCCCTTAATTCTAAGTTTTGGATCTCTTATATTAATATTTTTTTTTTGTGGTATAATATGATTATCAGGTGTAATGTTAATTTTTTTAACAAATTTTTCTAAACTAGGAACTTGTTCGTTTTTATTAGTAATTAATATATTGTCAATAGATTCGATTTCAATATCGCTAGCTATATTGTTGTCGTTTGTTTTATTTAAACTTAGGTCTAAATATTCTTCTTGATAAATATCTTTGGTATCTTGTTGCTTAAAATAGTAAATTAATTCTGATGTATAATTTTCAAATATCATTTTTAGATCACTATTAGGAAAATTTCCTTTAATCATATCTTTTGTTAATTGGTTTATTCTTTTTCTATAAAATCTAATATCTTTGTCTAAATTATAATCAAGGGTAGTTTTATTATTTTTAACTAACATATTAGGGTTTAAAAGATATTGTAAAGTAATTTTATTTATATATTCTTCATCCATAATATATAAATATTATTTATCTTTTATTTCTTGCCGCGTATCATTATTAAATAGTTTATTTCCTAAATTTACTGGAGGTTGTAAAAACTGGTATCCTGCTTCTCTATTTAATGTTGGTTGTAATCCCCAAATATTATAATCAGTATTTGAAGTAGGTAAATTAGGATATAACCCTTGCGCAGTACTTGTTTCTGATTTTGGAACAGTTGAATTATATAAATCACTAGTACTATTAGGAACATATGTAGCGTGTGGTGCATTTTGTAATGCATAAACTTGATTTCTTAAAATAGATTCATTATCTATATTTTGATTATATTGACTCCAAGTTCCACCCTTAGTACAAGGTAAAAAATATTTTTTTTGATCATAATTATATTTAAGAACTCTAGGTTTACAAGCAGTTGTGGGAGGAATGCTATTATAGAGAGGACGAGTATATAGTGTAGGTTGTGGACGAGGTGATAGTAATACTTCTATATTACCAGTTGCCATAGTTCTTGCTAAAATTCGTTCATTAATTTCATTAACTAATCGATCGGTACATAAATTACAATTTATTGTTGAATTACTCATATATTTATAGTGTTATAATAAAACAAATCTAAAGATTTAATTCATAATAATATTATATGTGCGGAATTTTTGGATTACTAAATTATAATGATACCAAATTAACAAGTAATTTTATAGGTGAGCAGGCTCAAAAAGGTCAACATAGAGGGCCAGACTCATATAAGATTGATATAAATAATGATATTTTTTTAGCGTTTTATAGATTGGCGATTAATGGATTAGATAAAAAATCTGATCAACCTATAAAATTTAATAATAAAGTATTAATATGTAATGGAGAAATATATAATTATAAACGTTTGTATGAAATTATGAATATTAAACCAGTAACAAATTCAGATTGTGAATGTATTATTTATATGTATGAAAAATATGGTATTGATTATACAGTAAATGCTTTAGATGGTGTATTTGCATTTATTTTAATTGATTATGATATTAACAAAATTTATATTTCTAGAGATCAATTTGGTGTAAGACCGTTATTTTATCTTTCAGGAAACAATCCAGAAGAAAATAAAATGTTAGGATTTTCCTCAGAAATGAAACAGTTACATATTTTTACTAGAGATGTAGATGAATTTGGTTATAAAGGCGTAGATAATTATAAAATTAATCTATTTGAACCAGGTAGTTATATGATTTTAGAATTTGATAACAATCGGTGGTCAATTAGTAAAACAGTTAAATTTGCTAATTTTCATTTATCTAGAATTAATCCACCAAATGAAGATATGGAAGAAAGCACAATTTTACAAAATATTCATGATATATTTTGTGAGGCAGTATATAAACGGGTTACAACTACAGATAGGCCAATTGCTTGTTTATTATCAGGTGGATTAGATAGTAGTATTGTAGCTGCAATAGTTAGTAAAATTTATAATAAACCATTATCGACATATAGTATTGGACTGGAAGGTTCAGAAGATTTAAAATATGCTAGATTAGTAGCAAAACATATAGGATCAAATCATACAGAAGTAGTAGTATCAGAAGAAGATTTTTTTGCATTTATTCCTTCAGTAATTGAAAACATAGAAAGTTATGATACAACAACAGTTAGAGCTAGTGTTGGTAATTTATTAATTTCACAATATATTTCTGAATCATCAGAAGCAAAAGTTATATTTAATGGTGATGGTAGTGATGAATTAATGGGTGGATATCTCTATATGAATCATGCACCAGATGCATTAGAGTTTGATTGTGAATGTAAACGATTACTTAAAAATATTCAATATTTTGATGTTTTAAGATCTGATAGATCTATTTCAACACAAGGATTAGAGCCTCGTACTCCATTTTTAGATAGAGATTTTGTTACATTTTATCTTTCTATTCCAGTTGAATATCGATTTAGTCTAAATAAAAAACAAGAAAAATATCTATTTAGAAAAGCATTTGATAAAGACTATTTACCAAAAGAAGTATTATGGAGAAAAAAAGAGGCATTTAGTGATGGGGTAAGTAGCAAAGAGAGATCTTGGTATCAAATTATAGATGAATTAGTATCAAAACAGACTAAAGTAAAATACGATTTAGATAAAGTATATACACATAATTCACCTGAAACAATGGAACAATTATATTATAGAACTATTTTTGAACAAGTATATCCAGATCAAGAACATATTATTCCATATTTTTGGATGCCAAAATATGTGGATGCTACCGATAGTAGTGCACGTTCATTAGATATATATAATTCTTCATTAGGAACAATAAATGAAGCAAGTGATGAAAATAGTAGTGATGACAGTCAATTATTAGGTGAATTAGAAAGTGTAAATTTAGAAGATTAATAGATTTATCGTTTAACAGTTTTATTTTTAGTTTGATATTTATTACGGCGGGTAGATTTATTAATTGGATATAAAAAATTTTCAAGATGTTCCATTAGTTCTTTTCCATTTAAATTATGATTAAAATTTCTTTTACTATCTCGTTGTAATTCTGACATATTGTATCGATTCATAAATTTATGAATATAGTTGTTAAAACTATCATATGACATATCAATATCATTATTATAAAATCTACTAACAAGTAAATCTATAGGTAAAAGTACACTATAGGGTTCAATATGAATATAGTAAACATTATCGTTATCCATTTTTTCGTGGTACAAGTCATCAATAAAACATATCTGGGTTTTATTTCCTAATTTAGTAGTTCTTAAAAAATCATTAACAGTTTTATCGTGAGTTGTACGTTGAGGTTCAACTTGTATACCATCAACAATATAAGCACCAATATGATTATCAAATAATTTATAGTCTACTTTATTATCTAAATAGAGACAAATGCGTCTAGCCCATTCTTTGGGGCCTTGATTATTAGTATAGAGACATACTTTGTATAGATCACCTTTAATTTTTTTTTCTTTTAAAAATTTCATAACATTAAATATATTTGGTCTAAAATATTCTGGATATAGGTCTAGAATGTGCATAAATTCTTTTCTTGTAAGTTTTTTTTTATATAATTTTTCAATAGCATCGCAAAAAATACCTAATTGCTGAAAGCAACCAATAGTTTCATCAAGATCAAAAACAACTACACGTTTACTCTGGTTTCTCATATAGTAATAGTATGATAAAAAAAATATTATCAAAATTATTATAATTATCAAGATAATTAAATAATTATTTTTTAGTGTGGTTATTAAATTATTATAATCTATCATAATAATTTAATATTATAAATTATCTTTTTTTTGTCTTTTTACGTTTTTTTGTCATTTTAGTAGTTCTAGTCTTTTTATGTTTTTTAGTCTTTTTGCTTGTTTTACTCTTTCTATTTGTTTTAGTCTTTCTACCACCTTTTTGATCAAATACAGCAATATAATCAAATAATACATTTCCACCTAATTTATTAACAAAACCATTTTCAATTAAGTTTGTTTTAGCTTTATTAATAATACTTTTTAATATATTACAATTACTTGAAGGTAATTGTGGACATGGTTCTTTTGCACATTTAATAAAATCTCTTAATATTTGTTGCTCTTCAGGAGACAAAGTTTTAAAAAAAACATCTCTTAAAAATTGTTTAGCTTTTTCTGCTTTTTCTGGTTCATTATAGTGTCCTGATAAAGCTCCTTCATAAAAACCATCTTTACCATTTAATATTCGTGCAATACTAAAATTTTCTATTTCTATAACACTTTCGCCACTTTTAGGGGGATATATTGTATCTCTACCAAAATTACAATATACTTGTGCTGCATCATCTATAAATAATTTATTTAATTTACAAGCTATACATAATTCTTTTAATAATTTTATCTGTTCATTACCTTTAATATAATAATAATTATCATTTGCTTTAATTCCACCTATATACATATCACGTTCTACAGACCATGAAAATCCCAAATTATTACCATTTACTTTTTGGGTTTCTTCATCATTTAATACACCAGTAGAACCAAAAGGATATTTGCGAAAATTTATATTTATACCCTCTATATCAATAGTTAATGCTAAAAATCCTTGCATTTTTTTTTTGCTAGGAGGATTTGGCGGTAAACCTTGATATATTGTTCTATATACCTCATCAGGATCCTCTCCAAATTCTAGGAATGTTAAAGCCATAGGATGTTTTTCTAGTATATCTTTTTTGGAATCTTGTTGGCTAAAAATATATTCTGTTGGGTTTGAGTCATTAAAATCAATGGTTGGTAAATCAGTTAAATTAAATATTTTAGTAGTATCTGTAGTATTTTTTGATTTTAATCGTTCTTCAAAATACGGCTCTTTCATTATATTACTAAATAGTAATTGAAGATTTTGTTTACTATCATAATTGTCTAAAGTTATAAAGTTTTTATATATATTACTTAACGCATTAATTAAACTAGGAAAAATTTCTTTAATTTTTTCTGATACATCGATTCTTTCCATTATATGTAATATTAATATATAATTTATTTAGTCTACTTCTTCAATTTTGGGACCATTATTAGTAATTTCTTCTTCTGGTACACCTGGCATTCCACCTGGCATTCCACCTGGCATTCCGCCTGGCATTCCACCTGGCATTCCGCCTGGCATTCCGCCTGGCATTCCACCTGGCATTCCACCTGGCATTCCACCTGGCATTCCACTACTTAATTTACTAATTAATTCTTTACAAACTTCTTCTACCTCATTTTTTTTATGATCATATTCATCTTTTGATGCTAACTGATTGTTTTCTAACCATTTAAGTGCATCTTCAACAGCAGATTTAACTTTATCTCGATCTTCATCACTAATCATATCTTTAGTTTTCTCATCATCTACCATACCTTTCATTTGAAAAAGATAACCTTCAAGACTATTTTTAGAAGCAACTCGCTCTCTAAATTCTTCATCTTCTTTAGCATATGATTCAGCATCTTGTGTCATTTTCTCAATCTCTTCTTTTGAAAGTCTAGATTTGTCATTGGTAATTTCTACTTTACTACTTTTACCACTTGATTTTTCGAGTGCAGTAACATTTAAAATACCATTAGAATCAATATCAAAAGAAACCTCAATTTGAGGAACACCTCTAGGCATTGGTGGAATTTCAGTTAGTGTAAACTCTCCAAGTTTATTATTATCTTTAGTACGAGCGCGTTCTCCTTCAAATACTTGAATTGTTACAGCTGGTTGATTGTCCGCAAATGTTGAAAATATTTGGGATTTTTTAGTTGGCACAGTACTATTTCTTGGAATAAGAACAGTCATTACTTCACCAGAAGTTTCAAGACCAAGTGATAGTGGAGTTACGTCAAGTAGTAATAGATCATCAATTTTAGAACTCTTATTTCCAGATAAAATAGATGCTTGAACAGCAGCGCCATATGCCACAGCTTCATCTGGATTAATTGATCTAGAAGGTTCTTTACCATTAAAGAAATCTGATAGTAACTGTTGAACTTTAGGAATACGCGTAGAACCACCAACTAAAACTACTTCATCAATCTGATTTTTTGACATTTTTGCATCTTTTAACACTTTTTCAACAGGATCCATTGTTGCTCTAAAAAGATCCATACATAATTCTTCAAAACGAGCACGTGTAATTGATGAAAAAAAGTCTTTACCATCAGCAAGTGAATCAATTTCAATAGATGTTTGTGTAGTAGATGATAATGAACGTTTGGCTCTTTCACAAGCAGTTCTAAGACGGCGCATAGCTCTTGGATTATCTCCAATATCAATTTTACTTTGTCTCTTAAACTCTTTAACAAAATGTGAAACAAGACGATTATCAAAATCTTCTCCACCAAGATGTGTGTCACCAGCAGTTGCTTTTACTTCAAAAATTCCTTCTTCAAGTGTAAGTAATGATACATCAAAAGTACCACCTCCTAAATCAAAAATAAGAATATTTTTTTCTTTGTCGCTCATTTTATCAAGGCCATATGCAATTGCTGCAGCAGTAGGTTCATTAATAATTCTTAAAACATTAAGTCCTGCAATACTACCTGCATCTTTTGTTGCGGTACGTTGAGCATCATTAAAATATGCTGGCACAGTAATAACAGCATCAGTTACGGTTTCACCTAAATAAGCTTCGGCAATTTCCTTCATTTTAACTAAAACCATTGATGAAATTTCTTCTGGTAAAAATTGTTTTTGTTCACCTCTAAATTCAACTTCAATAATTGGTTTATCACCATCTTTTGCAGCAACTTTAAATGGAAAATGTTTAAGATCTGATTGTGTAGCCTGATCAGAAAATTTACGACCAATAAGTCGTTTAGCATCAAATACAGTATTTTTTGGATTTGCGGCAGCTTGATTCTTTGCTGAATCGCCAATCATACGTTCCGTATCTGTAAATGCAACATATGATGGGGTTGTTCGATTACCTTGATCATTTGCAATAATTTCAATGCGATCATTTTGCCATACTCCAACACAAGAGTATGTGGTGCCTAGGTCAATACCTATAGCGGTTCGTTTCTTATTCTCTGTCATATTAAATTTTTAAATATATTTAGCTTTAAATATATTTTAAATATTATTATAGACTATTACTTTTTACGTGTTTTTTTATGTTTTTTTTTAAGTCGTTTTGTTATTTTATTTTTTCTATGTTGTTTTCTATGTTGTTTTCTTTTTGTTTTTTTTTGTTTACCTCCTATTGTTTGTTGACTTAACATTAATAATCCTTCTACTGCTGCATCTTGATTAGCTTCTTCTAGTTGATTTTGATATATAAGATTATCTGTTTCTATTGCATCTCTTATTAATGATTCAAGCATTGAATTTAAATTTTCAATTTCTAATTGTCTTCTCATTAATTCTCTCAATTTATCTCGTTTATTAGTAGGAAGAGGTTCAAACCTTAAACTATTAATTGTTTCTTGTCTAAATTCATGAGCTTGTTGTCTTGCTTGTTGCTCATGATAATCAGATCTAACTATATTTCTAGCAGCAAGACTTCTCTGTTCTATTATAATATTATTATCATCAACTTGTAAATCTAAAATATTTTCTGGATCTTTAACAGATCTTCTTGAAGCAGGATCATTAGGTTTACGTCTTAATGCTTGTTTTATACTTTCTAATGCATAACATAAACCATTTAAACATATAGGATCATCTGATTGCTCTAAAATTTCTAAACTAATTGGATCATCTTGACCAATACAACTATTATTTCTTTTTACTGTTACTGGACCCACGCCTTTTTCTATTGTACAAGTATTTTCCATATATATTATTAAAATAATAAAAATTGAAAATAATATATAACATCCAATTTGTAAATCGGTCAATTCATCTATATATCTATTTTTCTTCTAGTTTTTTAATAAACTTTTAGCCACAATATTAAGTAATTCTAATTCATAGATTATTTCTCTCTTCTTTTTGTCAATTACTTGAAAAGTTTGACTACTTATATTTTCATTGGTTTTGTTTGTTAAAATTTTTTCTAAATAGTGAACGTCATTTTCATCCATCCTATATTATAGTACAAAATTATTTTATCTTTTCTCATTATAATATAAATGGGTAAAACTAGAAAGTATCATAAAAAGTTTGGAGGTGCTGATGATGAAACAGATCAGGAGGAGGCGGCGAGGAGGCGAGGCGACGCACTCATAAAAGAAGAGGAGGAGGAGGCGCGACAGAAAAATAAACCAACAAATAAATCAGCAAAGAGGGCGCGTCAACGAGCTAAGAAGGAGGCGGAGGCGGAGGCGGAGGCGAAGGCGTTAGTCGAACTGGAACGTGTGCATGCTGAGTGGGCAGATAGAGAAGCGGCAGATATTGAGAATGTGAGACAGGAGGCTGCTGCAAGGGAACAGGAAGAGCAGCGTATAGAGGAGTTAAAAGGATGTTGCGAGGAGAGAGATAAGATGATGGAAATAAATCAGCAATTAGAGGCTAAACTTAATGAATGCAATGAGGCACTTACTGATGCGAAACAGAAGATGGCCGCCTCAGATACTAGGATAAGTGAAGCAGCATCCTCTAGTTCTAGTGCTCAAGACAGTGAGCCAGGCTCTAGTTCTAGTGCTCAAGACAGGGAGTCAGAATCAGAGTCATCCTGGAAAACAGTGCCCAAGAAGTCGGAGGGAATGCAGGCCGCGTCAAAAGATAAAAGACAAAGTCAAAGACTACAACTCACTATAACAGAGAAGCAGCAGGCAAGTAATAAAGATCAACTACTTGGATTTATAAAAAATGCAATAGAGAAAGAATTTAAGATGAATAATATTTTAAGACCACAGGCTATTAAAGGTAATAAAACCATGGGTTTTATAGAATTTTCTCCAAAAATATTAAATTTTCCAGATACTGGTATTACAGGTGGACATATTACTATTATGCCAAATAATCTAACTGACGAAAATGGCAGTCATATAACAATTACCCTCCCCACCCCCTGGACACCTGGTGCGGGACAAGGCGGCAAGCTACATATTTACAGAAATGGTACCTTTAATGTAAAATGGCGTAAGCATTATGAAGGCTTGCAAGGACCTCAAGCTGCACGACCAGATCCACCTGATCTTAGCATATTAATCCCGAAAAATTGGGAAACAATATATTCTAAACTCATAGAAATAACAGATGGTTTACGATTACATGTTAGAGGAACCGCAGTGGGAGAGGCGGGGGGACCAAAAAGTATAAATTTTGGTGTAAATTGCGCTCAATGCGGTGCACTCCAAGATGGAAATGTTAATCCTCAAAATTCAAGTAGAACAAAAGTTCAATTTATAAGAATGATGCAAACTTTACGTGAATTTATGAATGCAGTTAATAAGGTTTTAAATAACAAACAAGACGATATTCAATATATATTATCACAAAAAGGCGGCAAAAAAACAAGAAAACAAAGAAAACAGAGAAAACAGAGAAAACAAAAAACAAAAGGCAAAAAGTCTAAATCAAGAAAATCTAAACGAGTTAAAAGAAAGACACGCAAATATAAGTAATTTTGAATAAATAAATTCATTATTAAATAAATTTATTTATCTTCTACTATACAAGTATTTTCCATATATATTATTAAAATAATAAAAATTGAAAATAATATAATATTGTTATTATTATTAGCAAATATAATGATTCCAACACATCCTAATTATCCTAAACGATTTATTAACGAAGTTACATTTATCAAAGGTGGTTTATGGTTTTATCAGGATCGATATAAATCAGCAACTGATAAACAACGTAGAATGTGGACAAACGAGTATTTGGATAAAAAACCATTTTATACAGATCCATCTGTTAAAAATAATGAAGGTATTTGGGCCGACTATGAAGATGTATCTGAAGAAGAACTTCGACAACGAAAAGTTTGGAAAAATAACAAATTAATTACTCTAGAAGAAGCAGGATATACATTTATTAATAATAAACCACTACTACCAATAAATAGTGGACTAGGTGGTCGCGGAATGCTTGGTAGATTTGGACCAAACCATGCTGCTGATCCAATTGTAACACGATACAATCCTGATACTGGAGATTTAGAGTTTGTAGCAGGATTGCGATCCGACACAGATCCGCCCCTTTGGTGTATTCCAGGCGGAATGGTTGATCCTGGTGAATCGGTTTCAATTACATTAAAAAGAGAATTTAAAGAAGAAGTTGCTAGCAAATGTAGTGAAAATGTATTAGATCAAATTTTTAAAAATGGTACTGTTTTATATGCAGGTCCAACTTATGGAGATCCCAGGACAACAGATGATGCGTGGATTGAAACATATGTAGTACATTATCATATTGATAATAGACTAGCAAAAAAACTAACGTTAACACCACAAGAAGGTGAAAATCGAAAAGTTGAATGGATCAGTTGTAATAGTGAAGATTTATATGGAGATCATAAAAAATTTATTGAATTAGCTAAAAAAAATCAAAAATATAAAAGAGCCAAAGATATAGTTTGCAAAAGTGCTATAGTTGTTGGTGTAGCAATAATTTTAAAAAAATTATTTATTTGCTAAGTCAATTGCATATAATATAACTTTCTCTTGATCAGTTAGCTTTTGAAATATCAAATTTTCATCAAGATTAATTTGAAAAAATCTATTTATCTTATTTTTCATTACTAATGTAACATAGTCTTCTATTTTTATTTCACATAATATACCACCATTAGTTAATTTTATATTGTGTGGATTAATAATATTAATCCAGCGAATATATCTTCCTTCAACTAGATCAGGAAGTTCGTCAATATATTGATAATCTTTTAATTGTTTTAGTAAAGTTTCTTTGTCTCGTTTACTTAAATAGAGGTCAGATATAATGGCTTGTTTATTTTTATTTATATTATTAAATGTTAAATTTGTTATGTTTTTATTACATTCATTGGTAAGTGACTTTTCTAAAAATGACAAGTCGGCTTCATTCATTATTATTATATAATATCATTTTAATTTAAAATAATATTATAAATTATATTAATGAGACTAATTGTTGATAATAGAGAACCAAAAGAAATAATTACTATATTACAATCAAGAATTGAAAATATTGGTTTAGAGAATTTAGAATTAGGAGATTATGTTATTCAAAATTCTGACAATCAACCTGTAATGATTTTTGAGAGAAAATCGCTAAGTGACTTAATAGCAAGTATAAAAGATGGAAGATATAATGAACAGTCTTTAAGATTATCAGAATGTGAAGTAAATAACCGTAATATATATTATATAATTGAAGGTAATACAATGAATTTTTGTAATAGACAAAATGAAACAACCCAAAAAATGCTGTTTTCTTCTATGTTATCAATATCATCAAAAAAAGGTTTCTCTCTTCTTAATACTAATGGATTTATAGAAACAGCAGAATTTATAGTAAGATTTTATAATAAAGTATCAACTGAGAAACCTCTACAACAAGACCAGTTAGAAAATACTGAAATTAAATATAGTAATGTAATAAAAACAAGTAAAAAGGCAAATATAACTAAAAATAATATAAATGAAATAATGATATCCCAAATACCAGGAATTAGTTCTGTAGTAGCAGGTGCAATAATGGAAAAATATAGTAATATTATTAATTTAGTAAATAGTTTAAAAAATGATCCAAATTGTTTGGATAATTTTAAAATAAATTCAAATAATAAAGAGAGAAAAATAGGTAAAAATATAATTGCTGGATTAAAAGAGTATTTATTATAATTTTTTTCAGCAGTAATTATATAAATGAGTTTTATTAAAAAAAACTGCGTATCTATTCTTTTAGTATTACTAACTTTAGTAATGCTAATAAATATGTTTAATGGATGTAAAAAATCCAATGAAGGATATAAAAATATAGTTGAAGGTCATTCTAATGATGGTGAAAAATATTTAAAAAAATTAAAAGAAAAAAATGACAAACAGATTAAAAAAGTAATTGATCAAATAGATTCAACAGATGATGCAAATTCTAAATTAGCAACATTACAAAAATTAACTAGTACAGATACAGCTATAACTGCTGCATTAAAAGCTAAAGGAGGAGGAAGTATTGGATCATATTTTGGTAGTGATAATGATGATGATAATGATGATAATGATGATGATGATGATGATAATGATGATGATGATGATGATGATGATGATAAGTGGTTCTAATTAGGAATATAAATTTTAACTTCATCGTCTTTATAATCGCCTGCTTCAACTCTTTTCTCAGTATATTCAGCGCCGCCCCAATTTTTATCCATAGGATTAGGACTAACCCCTCCAGGATCTGCATGGTACATTTTATCTAAAGGAGTTTTTAATCCTACATTTTGATCTTGTGGATCAAACCCAGGATAAAGATTTTTATTAAATGGAGGATTATTTCTAGTAGCATCAAGAAGTAATGAGCGATTATTATTATTAAATAAGTTTAGTCCAGAAATAATAGGTGTTCCACCAGCTTTTTCAAATGGCGATTGTCTATTTATATATACAAGATTTCCTTGAATATCATATGAATTTTGTAAATATAAAACAGGACATCTTTTGCCTTCAAACCGTTGCCATTTTAGATATTCAACATATTCGTCTAAATTATTAAATCTAATAGGATTTCTACCTGGTATTTTTGCTACTTTATTATTTATTAAATATAAGTGTTTACCTTTTTGAATTAAAACATCAGGACAATCACTATCTGAAAATCCTTCTTTAGTTTTAACTTTCATTGGTTTGCGCATAATAGAAAATCCAGCCAATACTATAGATAAACTTAATATAGTTATAACAATTAGATAATTCATATATATATATTCTGTAAATAAATTTATTTATATAATATATATGGTAAAAGTGCATAAAATTGGTGGTAATAATAGTCAAAATTTTTTAAATAATTTTAAACCAAATTGTTTAATAGTAGTTACACATCCTGGGTGTGGTCACTGTAGAATGTTAAAACCTACTTTAGATAAAGTATATAATGATATGAAAAAAATGTATATAGGAGATGCACAAATATTTGATGTTCATGGAGATGCAGCACAACAGGCTAAAAGTAATTTACCATTATTAGAAGCAGTAGATGGATATCCAACATTACTTATATCTAAAGAAAAAGATATTACAAAACCTATAATATATAGTGGTGATAGAAGTAAAGAAGATATCATAAAATTTATGACAGATAATTTAAATATTAAAAAAAATAGTAGACAAAATAGATCAAAAAAATCTCGAAAATCAAAAAAAAATAAAAAACAGGGTAAAATGACACGTAAGACAAAATAAGTAACTTAATACTATATTTAATTCTATTTTAAATAAAAAATTGAATTAAATATAATGTATTAAATATAATGTATTAAATAATAGTAATATGTCTCAATGGCAATTTAAACTATTTGAGTTTGATATAAGAGAAGACGATGAAAGTGTAAAAAATGAATTTATTCCTGGCGCTGATACCAAACAATTTATTATTCAGATGTATGGTATTGATGAACATGGTAAAACAGCAAGTATATTTGTTAAAGGATTTAAACCATTCTTTTATGTAAAAGTATCTGATAATTGGGAAAACAGTAATGTATCAGAGTTTGTTGCATTTTTAAGAAAAGAAATGGGATCATATTTTGGAGATTCATTAATAAGTGCAAAAATAGTTAATCGACATAAATTTTATGAATTTGATAATAAAAAATTATATAAGTTTGTACAATTAAAATTTACTAGTCTTGGAGCTTTTAATAAATGTAAAAACTTATGGTATAATGAAAGCAAATGGGGCGAAGATCGTAAATTAAAACAAAATGGCTTAGAATTTTTAGATACACAAACAACACTATATGAAGCACAGATACCACCATTATTACGACTATTTCATATTAGAGAAATTAAACCATCTGGATGGGTAGCACTTAAGAATGGACATTATAGTCAAAATCGAAAACAATTAACTACTTGTGATTATGAATTTACTGTGAATTATAAAAATATTTATCCTGTAAATGATGAAAGACTTGAAAAGATTTGTGTACCATTTAAAATTTTAAGTTTAGATATTGAAGCTTCTAGTAGTCATGGTGATTTTCCATTAGCAAGAAAAAACTATCTTAAATTAGCAACTAATATTATAGACTATTTAATCAATAATGATATTGAAAAATGTGATAAAGATCTATTATCAAATCTAATAAAAACTGGATTTAGTTATGGAAATAGTAAAGATATTGAAAAAGTATATCTAAAAAAAAGTATAACAAGAGAAGAATTAGATATATTAATTGATAATTTAGTAGATATAAAACCAGGTAAAAAAGAAAATTATATAGATATAAAAGATGAAGATGAAGATAGTGATAATAGTGATATAGAGAATAATGGAATAGTTGAAGAATTTACTACAAAAAAACGTCAAAAAGTAACTGGAACAAAAAATAAAGAGAGTAGTATTTTAGAAATTATAAACGATTTAACTTGTAATAGAAATACAAGAATTTTAGAATTAGCAAAATGTTTTGGACAACATAATCCAAATAGAGATAATAAATGGGAAGGTAAATTTCCTGAATTAGAAGGTGATCAAGTAACTATTATTGGATCGACAATAAGACGTAATGGCGAAGATAAGCCATATTTACAACATGCGATTGTAGTAAATGAGTGTAATGCTATAGATAATGTAGTAATAGAAAGTTATAAAACAGAACGAGAAGCATTATTAGCTTGGACTAATTTTGTACAACGTGAAAATCCAGATATAATTATAGGATATAATCATCATGGTTGGGATGAAGGATTTATGTACGATCGTAGTATTGAATTAAATTGTATGACACAATTTAGCAAACTATCAAGATTCAAAAATGAAAAGTGTATTAAAGAAGTATTTCAAGGAAAAAATAAACCTAAGAAAATAACAATTGAAGAGAGTAGTACCAAGTTAGCAAGTGGTCAATTTGATCTAAGATATTTTAAAATGTCTGGAAGATTACAGATAGATTTCTTAAATTTATTTAGAAGAGAAGAACAACTGCCAAGTTATAAATTAGATTATGTAGCTGGACATTTTATAGGTGATAACATTAAAAAAATAGAATATGATGAAAATTGTAGTATTTTATATAGTAAAAATTTAACAGGATTAAATAAAAATGATTATATTGTAATTCAAGAAATTGGGTATTCGACAGATCAATATCTAAATGGTAAAAAATTTAAAGTATTAGATATAGTAGATGATAAAATAATTTTAAATGATAAAATTACACCTGATACAAGTAAAACTTTAAGATGGTGTCTAGGTAAAGATGATGTTGGTCCTCAAGATATTTTTAGACTAACAAATGAAGGTCCTGAAGGTAGAGCCATAGTAACAAAATATTGTATTAAGGATTGTGATCTAGTTCAAGATTTAATGCGTAAAAATGATACAATGACTTCATATGATGAAATGTCAAATTTATGTTGGGTACCTAAAAGTTTCTTAGTAACTAGAGGACAAGGTATTAAACTAACATCATATGTTGCTCAAAAATGTCGAGAAAAAAATACACTTATGCCTGTTATAGATAAAGGAATTGATGGTGAAGGATATGAAGGTGCTATTGTATTAGAGCCAAAATGTAATTTATATCTTAAAAAACCAGTTGCGTGTGTTGATTATAGTTCTTTATATCCATCATCTATTATTAGTGAAAATATTTCACACGATAGTAAAGTATGGACTAAAGAATATGATTTAGATGATAATCTAATTAATGAAACTGGTGAACAAGATGAAGATGGTAAATTTATATATGATGAACTTCCAGAATATGATTATATTGATATTACATATGATACATTTAAATGGGTAAGAAAAACGCCAAAAGCTGCAGCAACTAAAGTAAAATCAGGTTATAAAACTTGTCGATATGTTCAATTTCAAAATAGTGAAAAGGCAATTCTTCCCTCAATTTTAGATGAATTATTAGGAGCTAGAAAATCAACTAAACGACAAATGAAAGACGAGAAAGATCCATTTATGAAAAATGTATTAGATAAAAGACAATTGTCTATTAAAATTACAGCAAATTCTTTATATGGTCAGGCCGGAGCAAAAACTAGTACATTTTATGATAAAGATATTGCAGCAAGTACAACAGCAACTGGTAGAAAATTATTAATTTATGCCAAAGAAGTGATAGAAGCATGTTATGATAATACAATTGAAGAAACAGAAAACTATGGAAAAGTTATGTGTAAAGGTGAATATATTTATGGTGATACAGATAGTGTATTCTTTACATTTAATTTAAAAGATCTAGATGGTAATGAAATAGTTGGTAAAAAAGCATTAGAAATTACTATTGAATTAGCTAAAAAGGCTGGCTGGTTAGCAACAATGTTTTTAAAAAGTCCACACGATCTAGAGTATGAGAAAACATTTCTACCATTTTGTTTATTATCTAAAAAACGTTATGTTGGAATATTATATGAAGAAGACCCAAATAAAGGTAAGCGAAAAGAAATGGGACTAGTATTAAAACGTAGAGATAATTGTGCACAGGTAAAAGATGTTTATGGTGGAGCTATTGATATTCTTATGAAAGATCAAGTGGTCCATAAAGCAGTAGATTTTGTAAAACAGTGTTTACAAGATGTTATTGATGAAAAAATATCACAACAAAAATTAATTATAACAAAATCATTAAGATCATATTATAAAAATCCAAAACAGATTGCGCACAATGTATTAGCTATGCGAATTGGTGAACGAGATCCAGGTAATAAACCTAAACCAGGTGATAGAATGGAATTTATTTATATTAAAAATAGTGATAAGAAAGCATTACAAGGCGATAAGATTGAAACTCCATCGTTTATAAATGAAAATAATATCGAAATAGATTATGGATTTTATATTACAAATCAGATAATGAAGCCGATTCAACAGTTATTTGCACTAGTATTAGAAGATATGGAAGATTTTACAACAAAACGAGGTATTTCGATGAAAAGTTGGAAAGCTGAAATTGATAAATTACACGAAAAATGGACAGAACCAGAAAAATTTAGTAAAAAATATGAAGAACTGAGATGTAAAGAGGTAAAGAGTATATTATTTGATCCATATATTAAACTTGTTAAGTAATGTATATGTTTATTAATAAGATAAAAGAATATGTTGAAACACATTCAAAAATTGCTGGATTTTTAGCAACTATTATTGGTATTATAAGTTTTTTACCAGTTTTATATGTTGTATATAAAACAAAAACTATTAACTTTCCATATCGTATATTAATATTAGCATTATTATCAAATTTATTATGGATATATTATTCTGTTGCAAAATATCAAAAAATAGATTTCAAATAGCATTTATGGTACTTTATATTTTTTATTTATCTTTTTATTTTACATACAAAAGCTTTCATTAAAGTATTATATATTTATATTATATATAATGAGTAATACATCATTTTTAATTCCAAGTCGCAGTGCGACCAGGCCAGATTTTGCACCTCCTTCCAGAATTAGTCCTCGGCTATCTCGAGGTCCACCCACGCCACCATTATATGAAGAATCGCCTCCTCCATTAGGTTCATTTAGATACCCACGTGAACCCCTCTTACCAGATGATTATAGTGTTGTAAATCAAGTTAGTGCTCTACCATCGATTGCGCGACAAGGAAGCGGTCATTTAACTAGACATATTGCATCACATTTATCTAATTCAGATTACATGCGTAGACATAGAATCGGTTTATCTCATCCAGGTTTAAAATCTGAATTACAACAAAAATATTTAGGACAAGGTGATGATAGATCAAATAGATATAGAATGATTAATAAAAGAGCAAAAGAATATCCTGCATGGATGGAAGAAATACCTCTAGATCAGCAACCTGCGCCAATACCAACAAGACAGGCAGCATGGTGGGGTATTCCTGGTATGACACCAGGAGATAGAATCTCGCGATGGGGTGGTAAAAAACGGAGAACTCGTCGTCGAAAATTAAAAAGACACAAAAAGACAAAAAAATATTATAGTTAATTATTTTTATTTATCTTTTTATTTAAGAGGTTTGACATTTAAAATAAAAATATAAAAAGTTGTATTTTTATTTTATACCATATGCTAAATTTAATGTTTTTCTTAAATCTTTTCCATCATTCCAAGCTGTATTTAATGTTTTATTTGATAGATAAGGTGATTTTTCAGTAGATGAAGCAGCAGCTCCTTCACGTGCCGCAAGTTTTATTTTTTCTTTAGATGGACCAAAAAATGTACTATTATGATTAACAATAATATCTATACCGTTATCTAATGCTGATTGATATTGACTGATTACATCTACACCAGCTTTATTATTTTGATAAGGAGTAGATTTATTTGCTAAAGAGGGAGGTGGACGCGGATATAAAATATTTTCAATATTATCTTCTCCTGGAGTTTCTAACATAAGTTTTCGTAAATCATCTTCATTACCACCTCTTCTATATTTATATCGTTTTGTGAATTTTTTTCTATATTTTTTATTTACGTTTTTTTTACTATATTTTTTACTATATTTTTTACTATGTTTTTTGTATTTTCTAGATTTCTTCATTTATATATAATATATATAAATAAATTAAAATATAAAAATATAATTAGACTAGTATTAATGAAATTATATTTATTATTTATAATTTTTAATATAGTTAAAGCATTTAACCTTTGTGTAGTAGGAGGTAATAGTGGATTAGGTAGAGAGATTATTTTCCAAGGTATAAGTGCTAATAAAAAAATATTAGCATTAAGTAATAGTTCAAATAAGATTAAATATCCATATAGAGGAGGTGGTTTAGATATTAAACCTATAAGTTGCTACATAGATAATAATAACTTACAAGTAGATACATATAATAATTTTAATAAATATAGATTTGAAAATATAGTTTTTACACTTGGAGGGCAGCCATTTAGTAACGATTATTCTGACAAAGTTACAAAAGATATTATATCAAATCTTGATAATAAATTAGATGGAATAGTATTAGTAAGTGCACATGGGGCTGGAGAATCTTTAAAAGATTCAAATATTGGTATAAAAATAATGGATAATTTATATTTACGTGATACATATAGAGCAAAAAATAGTCAAGAAAAAATAATAAGAGAATATAGCAAAAAAAATAATATAAATACATTTATTTTAAGACCGAAAGCTTTATCTTATGGACAAAACGTGTATTCAATTAAATCTCGACAAACATTGGCAAGAGAGATATTAGAGTATCTATATATTATTTGAGAAATATAAATCATTAATTACATTATTTAATAATATATTATTTGTATTATTAAACGAGATTATTTCTGTGTGGTTCCGACTTGTATTATGATTTGGATTAAATTTAGTAAAAATTTTACAACAAACTGTTAATATTTTTTGTGGATATTCATCGTAAACACAAGCATTATTATTATTTATTTGATAATTAAAACGAAACACAACTTGTAGAATTTTTCTTGTCCACCATTCTCTATCTTCGCTACCGGTCAATACGCGGTTACAATAGTTAAGAGTGCTTAATACAGTTGAATGAGTATAATTAATATATGGATTATAATTATATACAACATCTTGTGATATTACTATTTTTGAAATTAAATTTATAGCAATAACTTTTCTAGCAATATGATTAAACCATGCAGTAATAATAGTATTAGTAGCTGTATTTTGCCTATGTTTATGAATATAGATTGACAAGTCAAATGGAAGCATCGGAAATTTGTAAAAAGTGTTCATTATTATCTATTTATAACTAGATAAATAGATAATTTTCAATTTTTTTATACTTGAAGATCTAAACTTTATTCTATCTCATAAATGATAAGTCTTAGGTTATTAATAGTTTATATTAATTTATAATTACTATCTTCTTCCAGATAAACCTAATTCAATTTGAATATTTCCAGAAAAATCTGATTCTCTACTTATTTCATTTGATATTAAATTAGCTAATTGTAAAGCAAATTGATTAGCATTTATATTATATTCAGCATCTGTAATTTCTTCATCATCTTCATCATCTCTATTATTTGTATTATTTTCTATATTAATATTCGAATTTTCTCTATTTAATGATTCATTATTTATTGGATTTGAAATAATTGAATGACGACATAAAGGACATACACCACATCGCGAAAGCCACGTTAATAATGATTGTGGATTAAAACAATGATTACATGCATTTATTTTTAAAACTATATCATTTGGATCAAATTCTTGTTGTGTTATAGGGCAAGTATCATTAGTGTTAGAACTAATATCATTATATAAACAATAACTAATATTGTTTACTAAATCATTTATATTAGGTAATCTAGGAGTATCACTATTATTAGACATAAATAGTCTACTATATAATGGATTTAATGGACTAGGTCTATAAACATTTTGTTGAGTATATCTATATCTTTGTTCTCTATTAAATGGATTGTAGCGAGTATTGTTATATAAATTATGGTGGGTAATCATATCATTATAAGTATTTTGTTGATTAGATAGTAATACTATTGAATTATTAATAATTCGAGTAGTATTTCTAATAAAATCTATATAACTTTGATAAAGTTGTTCTTGTGACATATTGTTATAATTATTATAATTATTATAATATCGGTTGTTGTTTATATTATCCATATTAATAAGTAATAAAAAAAATATGTTTAAATATATAGTTTATTATAATATAATGAGCGATATTTTTTACAAATATAAAGATTCAGGATTAACTGGCTTGGTAAATATAGGTAATACTTGCTATTTAAATTCTTGTTTGCAATTATTGTCGCATACATATGAATTAAATAATTTTTTAGATAGTAATAAGAGACAATTAAATAAAAATAATGAGTCTAAAATATATACAGAATGGAATAGTCTTAGAAATATGATGTGGAGTGAAAATTGTACAATAGCACCATATGGATTTGTTAAAGCGATTCAAGAAATTGCTAAAACAAAAGGTTATGAAATGTTTACTGGATTTGCTCAAAATGATGTATTTGAATTTTTATTATTTGTTATAGACTGTTTACACGAAAGTTTAAAACGAGAAGTTGAAATGAAAATAAATGGTGTAGTAAAAAATAGTAAAGATATTTTAGCAAAAAAATGTTATGAAATGATGAAAAATATGTACAAACAGGAATATTCTGAAATTTTAAATATATTTTATGGAATTAGTGTAACACAAATAAAAGATTACATTACAAATGATATATTAAGTGTGGCTCCTGAACCATTTTCTATATTGTCATTATCTATTCCAAAAAAAATAGATTGTACAATTGAAGATTGTCTAGATGAATATACTAAACAAGAATATTTATTAGATGAAAATCAATGGTATAATGATAAAATAGAAGAAAAACAAGATGCCATAAAAAATATTACATTTTGGAGTTTACCAAATGTTTTAATTATAGAGTTAAAGCGTTATAATAATAATCAACAAAAAATACATACATTAGTAACTACACCATTAACTGATCTAGATTTATCAAAATATGTATCAGGATATAATTCAGATGGTTATATATATGATTTATTTGGAACAGGTAATCATTCAGGAAATGTTTATGGTGGTCATTATACAGCAAATATTAAAAATGCTAATGGCAAATGGTACAGTTTTAATGACACTTTAATTAATGAAATTAGTGAAAATAGAGTGATTACTGCACATACTTATTGTCTTTTTTATAGAAAAAAAAATAAGGATTAATTATATATATATAATGAATGTTGAAATGGATTCAGTAACTGGAGTACCAGCATTAAGTAATTATTTTAATAGTCTTCCATTAAATCCTACATTTATAGTTATTATAATAATAGTCATTTTAGCATATGTGTTATTATTTAGTTCTTTAGGGAGTGCAGGAAGTGATACAAGCCCTACTGAAAGTAATGGCAATGGACAAGCATTAGGTATTATATTAGCTGCAGTTTTTTTAGTTTTATTAATAATAAATGGATTTAACTATCTTTTAAATGTAGATATTATAACTACAATTAAAAATCTATTTACAAATCAACCCCAGATTGATATTAATGTTCAAACTCCTAATTTACCTGATGGACCTGATCCAGCTCCAATTCCAGAATTACCAGGAGAAGAAGTGTATCATATTCCAGGTAATTTATATACATTTGAAGATTCAAAAGCACTTTGTGCTGCATATGGGGGTAGATTAGCAAACATTAGAGAATTACAAGATGCGTATCAAAAAGGGGGTGAGTGGTGTAGTTATGGTTGGTCTGATAATCAGATGGCTTTATTTCCTACACAATATAAACATTGGGAACGATTACAAAAAATTAAAGGTCACGAAAATGATTGTGGAAGGCCTGGAGTAAATGGTGGATATATAGATAACCCTAATGTACGATTTGGTGTAAATTGTTATGGTCATAGACCAAAAATTACACCTTTAGAAACAGAAATAATGGAAGCTACTCCAGATTATCCTATTACTAGACAACAACAGAAATTTAATAGACGTGTTGAATATTGGAAAGAGAGAATACAAGATATTTTAGTATCACCATTTAGTCCAAATTCGTGGAGTCAGTTAGATTAAAATAATTTAATAATTAGATTAATTTTATTAAATTATTTTTTTTTTCTTCGAGTTTTTTTATCTCTCTTTGTTTTACCTTTTTTTCTAGTAGTTTTAGGCTTGTTATTTGGCTTACTTGTTTTTTCTAAATTATCGGTTTTATCTGGTTTAACTTCAACAAGTTCTACTAATTTATCAAAAACTTTTTCATCAATACATTCATCAGTATGACATACTTTTATATTTGTACATTTAATACAATTAGGTCTATTTTTAATTAAACCATGGGGTAATATTAGATCATCAAATAGTTTATTTTTTAAATGTGGATAATGAGATTCATTTAATACAGTATTAAGATTTTTTGTAAAATAGTTATTAACCATATATATAATATACTTTTAAATTTTTAACTACAAATACCATATCTTTTAATTTCTCTATTTGTTTTGACATTTCTTTTTTCTTTCATAAATGTTATTATCTCTTTTACTACTTCTTCATGATCTTCATCATCTTGAAAATATTCACATAATGTTTCACAAATAAATTTAAATGTTAATGCTTGTGGTATATTATTTTCAACTAGTCTAAGTTTACCATCGCCTATTTTAATAGTAGCATTTTCTAAATTATTTTCATTCATATACTCTAAAATATTTTCATTATATTGCTCTTTTTCAATTTTTAATTGTTTAATAGCTAATTGTTTTTCTTTTATTGCATTATCAGTCTGTATCCATTTTCTTATATTATCTTCAAATGACATTAATTTTATATATTAATGTCAGTTTAAATATTTATTGTTTAAATTTATTAAAATGGTCTCTGTTTAACGCCTAATTGGTTAAATTGTTGTCTTTTATTATTTCTATTATAAAATTTATCACCTTTATGTGTTACAAAATCTAGCTGTTTTTTTCTAGTTTTTGATTTACTACGTTTGTGGTAACGTCTCTTTTTTCTAGATGCTAAAACACCTGCTAATAACCCTATTGGAACTAATTGTGAAGATAATCCTCCTTTCTTACCACTACGTTTATGATATTTTCTGCGTTTATTAGATTTACGACCGCCTTTATGAGATTTTGTATCATTTTTAGAACTATCGTGATGTTGCGGTTGAGTTGGTGGAGCAGGATTTAGGTCTTTAGATACATCACTTACTCCCCATAGCCAATTTTTTAGACCTTGTTGACTAGAAGAACCTCCTGAAATTGGTGTTCCAAATCTAAATTCAGCTTCCGAAGATTGAGTATATTTTTTACCACCACGCTGATGCTTACAATGTTTACTTTTAAACATTTTATCAAAAAATCCACATTTATTACCAGCTTTTTTAGTTTTACGCAATGTCATTATATAATAATATGATATTATTTAATATTTAGAATAAATTTTGCTTCTTATTAAAAGAATAAAAATTCCTAAATGTAGTAAAAAACTTACAAAGACAAATACTAAAGATAAATATATATATGGATTAATTTCTACTAATAAATTATTAATTATAGGTTGAATTATAGGATTTATAACATCTTTAATATTATCTTTAATATCATCTCTCTGAAATAAAGCTATACAATCGGCTATAAATTTATCTTTCATTATTAATAGCAAAATAAATTATTTATTAAAATTATGCGTGTTAATAGTTAGTATATTTTCTATATTATCCTATAATGGATAATATTATAACACCGGATACCAAGTTTGATTTTAGCCAAATTTCATTAGATAATCCTGCACCACTTCAAGGAGGTAGTTTTTTTACTAAACTTAAATTTAGTAATAAAGGTTTACCTTTATATTTACAGTTACCAAAATGTATTAGTAAAAATGGTATGATAAAAAATATGGGAACAAAAAAAAGTTATATAGATTTACAATTTAATTATTTTGAAACTGATTTGTTAACATGGATGGAAAATTTAGAAAATAGATGTCGTGAATTAATTTTTGAAAAAAAAGATTTATGGTTTCAAACAGAAATGTTAGAAGAAGATATTGAAAATATGTTTATTAATCCAATCAAACCATATAAATCAGGAAAATTTTTAATTATTAGAAGCAATATACCTATGTCAAAACATATTAAGCAAGAAGGTTGTTTAATATATGATGAAAATGAGAGAACTTTAGAATCATCTGTAATTAATGAAGCGACAGAATTTATTCCATTAGTACATATAGAAGGTATTAAATTTTCATCAAAAAGTTTTCAAATAGAAATAAATGTTAGACAAATCATGATTATGAGTCTAGAAGATAATATTAAGAATAATTGTTTAATAAAAAATAAAACTTTACCTAATAATTTAGAAAATAGTGAAAATAAAACTTTAGAAACTTTAGAAAATAAACAATTAGATAATTTAGAAAATAGAGAAGATGTAGATAGAGAGATTTCAGATGACAATAATAATAATGATAATGATGATGTTGTTGAAAGTAAAAAAAATTTAGAAAATGATAATAATTTAGAAATTTGTGATAAAACAAATAATTTAGATGAATTAGGAGAAATAAGTGAAATAAATTTAGATGTTGAAACTATTGATGATAATGATAATATATCATTAAAAAAACCAAATGAAGTATATTATGAAATATATAAAGCAGCATATGATAAAGCAAAACAGATAAAAAAAGCGGCATTAGAAGCACATATGGAAGCAAAAAAAATTAAATTAAAATACAATTTGGATGATATTATACAATCGGATGATGATTTTAATGATTTTTCTGAAATAGAAGATTAACCTTATGTATTTAGGAAAAATAATAAAATTTATAAAAATATTTTATTATACATTTTATATATATGAGTTTTACAACTGAAATTAACAGATTGCTGAAAAATCGTCAGCTTTGTATGATTCTAGCAATATTAGCATTCCTTGGTGTAGTAGTTTTTATATATAATAACCAAAAAGGTTCTCATGTTTCTGCTATGAATAATCCACATAGTGGAGGCAAAGGCCATTCAGATGGTGTACAATATTCTGGAGAATCATCTCCTCCTGCTCCAGGAAGTCCAACTGTTCAGCCAGCAATGCCTGCAGGCTTAAATTCTGTTCCTGGAGCAGTCGATGGTATAAGAACAGTAACTTCGGGTGTTCCTGAATCTTGCTTAAATCAGCAATCAGCAAATCCATCAGATTTACTACCAAATGATCCAAACAGTGCATTTGCTATGGGGCAACCAACAGGACAAGGTGAATTAGCCAATATTAACCTTTTAAAAGCAGGCCAATTATCTGGAATTGATACTGTAGGTGGAACTCTTAGAAATGCCAATCTTCAGTTACGATCTGAACCACCAAATCCAAGATCACAGGTCAGCCCTTGGTTAAATAGTACTATTGAACCAGATCTTATGCGGGTACCTCTTGAACTTGGTTGTGGTCAGCAATAATTTAAAAATTATATATTATATAGTGATAATATATAATTATGAAATTTGATTTTGATGGATTAAGTATAATATTATTAATATTAATAATAATAGTGTCATACCGTATGTATAAAAATTCTGATGTTTTTCAACTAAAATGTGTAGTATCAGATGTTGATGGTAGAAAATATTGTGTAAGAGAGAGAGAAAAAGTTGATGCTGCTGCAGATAGATTAGCTGAAGTTAATGAAAAACTAGTAAAATTAGTAAAATATTGCAATGAAAATCATTCTGAAGATGAACGCTGTCAAAGATTACAAAAAAAGTTTAATCCTAAAAAACTTGTAGAAACTTTACCAACTAGTGAATATACAGCATATAGTGAAAATAAAGGTGAAAAATTAGCCTTTTGTCTTGATAAGAAAAAAAATAGTACAGATAATCTTATTGATATAAATACTTTAACATATGTTGCGATTCATGAATTAGCCCATATATGTACTATTAGTATAGGACATACTCCAGAATTCTGGGAAAATTTTAAATTTTTATTAGTTCAAGCAAAAGCAGCAGGATTATATAATCCTGTTGATTATAAAAATAAACCAGGAGAATATTGTGGTATGCCTATTACTGACAATCCTTACTATGATAAATAATTAAATTAATTCCATAATTTTATCCATATATCTTTCTAGATTAGGTTTAGTAAGTTTACTATAATCTATTTTTCTGTCCTGATTTCCATAAGTTTGGGGTTGTAAACTATTTACTCTAATTGGATAAGGCCAATGTGATGTTGTACGTAATTCATTAAAGTATTTTAGTCGTTTTGTTTCTTGGCTTTTACTATTTTTTTTATTTACTTTTGGTAAATAACAAACATACTGTACAATTCTCTCTTCAGAACCAGGTAATCCATATCTATTTTGGTGAAATGTTCTTGAATCCCATAGCACAAGCGCTCCGGCAGGCACTTCTAGTGCCTTTTTTTTTGTAGATATACTTTCAAGATATTCTTGACTAATTAATTGCCAATTTTTTGAACTGGTAATATTACGTTCCTTAAAATATTCTTCGTGCAGTAAATGACTCTCTTCATAAACTACTAATGTTCTTTCTCTATTACTTGTTAATGCTACAAATCCTTGGTAACATTGTAGCCCTTTACTATTTGGAGCTTGGTCTGTATGCGTCCAGATATTATCTTGTTTATTACAATCTTTTGAAATATAGCACGAACCATCAAATGAAACTACTAATTTATCTGTATTCCATATTTTTTTAAAAACATCAACTACCTTTGGATTAGTTCTAATTGCCCAAGCATGTTCTTGATGTCCTACATTATGAAATTTATAAATGCCGTGTGGGTCTATTTGATTATGAATTTTATCATGATTTGGTATTGTTTTTTGCCATTTATAAAATAAATCTTTAGCATCTCCTACTTCACGATTTGATAAAACATTAGGAATAACACAATATCCTTTTGTTTGTAGCTCTTGAATAATATCCATAGTTTAAATTTATAAAAATATTTATTATTTTTATTTCAATTTTTATTACTAATATATAATGGAAATTCGCGATGAACTAGATAGTTTATTTCTAGTTTTTTTAGCTATTATGGGAAGTTTTAGTTTTAAATTATTAGGTTGCCCATTACAAAAATTATTAGCAAATAATTTATATGCTAGGCATGCAGTATATCTTAGTTTAATATTATTTACTACATCTTTTTTAGATGATAAAAATAAAAATCCAATTATTCATTTTAAAAATTCATTTTTAATATATATTTTTATAGTAATTTTTACTAAAATGACCGTGCCATTTACAATTATTGTATTTTTATTATTACTCGTATTATATGTAATACATATGTATATGAATTATTTTTCTTATAAAATAGAACATTCAACTGATAACGATAAGATTATTTATAAAAATTATAATAAAAATTTAGATAAATTAAATAAAGTATTAATTATTTTAGTCTTTTTTATAACAATATTTGGTACAGTTAAATTTCTTTTACATAAAAAAATACAATATAAAAATAAATTTAGTGTTTTTAAATACTTATTTGGTGTAAGATATTGTAAATATGACTAGTTATTATGAATTTTATCATGATTTGGTATTGTTTTTTGCCATTTATAAAATAAATATTTAGCAATATCTACTTCTTGGTTTGATAATACATCAGGAATAACACAATATCTTTTTATTTGTAGTTTAATTTTATCGAATTTATATTATATTGTAATATAATATAAATATGAAATATATCTTTATTGATATTCGTAAAAGTGATGAAGTTTATTCTAAACATTTTGGCCAGTCAAATGAGTATAGTTTTTATAATATTCCTATGAATATGATTAGATTTAATAGACAAACAATTATAAATCACTTAAAATATGTTGATGAAATATATATAGTATGCCAATCAGCTGCCAGATCTCAATTTATTAAAGACAAATATTTTTCTAATTATGAAAATATAAAAGTTGATAAAAATTTACAATTTTCTAATTTAAATTATGGTTCTAATACTGTTTCTTTAAATGGTAAATTACTTAATATTAATATTGTAGGTAGTAATTCATATAATTTTTATAATCTTATGAGAATTTTACAAACTTTTTTGGGGCTAGTTATGTTATTATGTGCTGGTTATATCTACATAGAATTAATGAGAAAAAATTTATTAAAAAAAATAAATATTTTACCCATAATAGTTTTAATACTATTTGGATTAATGGCTATGTATAATGGATTAACATCAACGTGCTCTCTCTCAATATTATTAAAAGATTATCTTAATTAAAACATTATCTTAATATTATTAACTATTTCCAACGTGATTGTCCTGATATATTAACCTTGTCTTTCTTTACACTTAAAGTTAATTCGCGTTTTAACTTATCATTAGATTTTGTAAGATCAATAATTTCTTTATCATTACTCTTACATTGTTCTTTATATATTTCTAACTGTTCTTGTAAAGTTTCTAATTTTTCTTGTAGATTTTCTAATTCTTGATTATAAAGACTATTTTCATCTGTTACTTCAGTTAATTTTTCTGATAAAATTTTTAATTTATTATCTTTTTTTGTATTTTCACTAGTTAGTTTGTGAATATTAACTTTTAATTCTCTAATCTCTTTGCTTTGCTGATCAACAATTTGTTCGGCTGATATACAATGACCGTGTTTTTTAATATGCTCTTTTTGCTGAAGAGTTTTCCAATTTTGATGTTTTTGACTATTAAAATGTGATTTACACCATTGAGGTGTAATAATATACTCACGATTTTGACATGGACACCTAATTTTTGCATTTTTTCCAAAATCTCTAACTAATTCTTGATGTGTCCTATCACGTAATTCATCTTCTTTTTCATCAAATTTTAGTGTATATTCTGGTGCTACAGTAACTATTTTAGTAGTCATACTGTAATAAATATAAAATTATATTTATCATTCAATTTTTATTATATAATTATTAAATTGATTTAATAATTACAGAATATTATTATAGTTATTATGTTAACACAAACTGAAGAAAAATATGTTAAAAATGTTTATGAAAATATTGCAGAGAGATTTAATCATACTAGAGCATATAAATGGAAATGGATTGATGGATTCTTTGAAAAACTTAATAAAAATAGTCTTGTATATGATATTGGTTGTGGAAGTGGACGAAATATGAATTATTATAAATTAAAGTTTATAGGAATTGATAATTGTGAAAATTTTATAAAAATTTGTAAATCTAAAAATTTAGATGTAATTAATGCAAATGTTACTAACATTCCATTAGAAGATAATACCGCTGATGCTATTATATGTATAGCTATGTTTCATCAATTATCAAGTTATGAAAATAGAATAAATGCACTCTTAGAGATGAAACGACTAATTAAGCCAGAAGGTAAAATATTGCTCTCTGTATGGTCAATTAATCAACCAGCAAAAACAAAAAAAAGTTTTGATAATTATGGTGATAATATAGTACTATGGAATAACTATGGAACAATTTATGAACGTTATTATTATATTTTTAAAATAGATGAAATTAAGGATCTATTTGAAAAAACTGATTTAATATTATTAAGTCACTTTTATGACTGCGGAAATGAAATATTTATATTACACCTTTGAACATTTAAAACGCCGATTATTTTAGATAATAACCTGAAATATGTCTTGAAGCATAGCAATCAGAAGAGTAATGTCCTTTTCTGCCACAACGATAACAATTTGATGATTTTGTATTTGTTTCTTCATAATAACTACATTTGTTCTTTTTACAATGGAGATTTTCATGAAATGTAGCGCCTTTGTATGTATCAAATTCTTTACCACAATAAGAACAACACCATATTTGACATTCTTCATCACTATCAGATTCACAATATTCATTTTCTTGACAATCATTAGCAAAATGTCCTGTTTTTCCGCAAACAAAACATTTATTATTTGTTCCATTACTCATTTGTTTCAAAGTATCTATTGTTGATTTGTCCAAATTTACTGAAACAAATGAACCACCACGAACATTATTTATTCCATATTTGTCCATATATTTCCTTGTTATTTTATCTTCATCATAATCATCACAATTTGGTATAATCTCTATAAGCTTTAATGGTTTATATATTTTTGTCCATGCTGAACCATTAGAATCAAAATGACTTTGTAACCGAAATAGTGGATTATTGGTTTTTCCAATATAGTATTTCCCTTTTTCTAATTTAATTGCATATATGTAAATCATTTTATAAAATAATTAATATTTATAATATATAATATTTAAATCAATTTTAAATATTATATTGAAAAATCAGCGTTTTAAATGTTCAAAAGAGTAAAAAAATAACTATTTATAATTGATATACTAAATATGAAATATCAATATTATTGACTCTTTTATCAGTTTTACTAATTGTTTTTGCATTAATAATTTCAGGAAAAAAAGTATCACATTTGTATTGTTGATTAATAATAGTAGCATAAATTTTATCTACTAGTTTATTATCTAAAAATAAATTGTATATTTGGCTACCACCAATAATCCAGACGTTTTCATAACTATTTTTTTCACAGAAATCGGTTAACTTTTGTAAAGTATTAAATGTTTTAATATAATTATTAAATGGAGTATTTTCTTCAATAACTAATTCTAGAGATAAAATCAAATTATCTCTCCCCGCTAACATTTTAACTGGTAAACTATTCCATGTATTTTTTCCCATAATTACTGCATTTTTACCATTACCTCGTGTAAGTTTTTGAAATTGTTTAAGATCATCTGGAATATGCCAAGGTAGTCGATTATTTATTCCAATACCACGATTTATGTCAAATGCTACTATAATGTTAAACATACTAATATTAAAATGTAAAAATATATTTTTATATTTTAATATTTTAATCTAAAAAATTGACATGCTGTTATTATTTTCAATAGTATATTGTTAAAAAATGACTATACTAGAAGTTGAACCATCACCAATTAATATCAATATTTCTCGACAGACCGAACAAGATGAAAAGTATAATCAATTTAAAGAATATCTTATCCTGAATCATTTAGAATTGCAAAGAGAGAATAAGCTATTAAAAGATAAGATAGCTGAACTAACTAGTGAATTAAATGAAAAAGCGACAGAAGAAGATAAATATGATTCCAGAACAAGGTATTTTAGAAGTTTGTTAACTAATTTAAATGAATTAAAAAATGGATATAAAGAAATTAGTAAAAACAGAAATAATTTAGTAAATCAAACAAATAATAATTGGTATGCACTATATAAAGTACATCGTAAGTTTAATATTCAAATTATGTTTGCAAATATAGTATTTATGTTAGTACAGTTTATATTCCAATATTATAAACCAAGTCCTATTAAATTAGCTATTTATCTAATTATAAATACTACATTTATATATGGTTATATAGATAGGTATATTAAACTAATTAAGTATGTCAAGATACATAGAAATGAACGTAAACCATTAGTTGATAAAGTTTTAAAAGAGATAAAAGAAAAAGAAACCGAATTAGTAAAATTAGATGAATCTACACTATCATTGGAAAATTGGATTTATGAAGTTTAAATAAATAAATATATAAAATAATATAAGATTATTCTATATATGGCTCAAGAAATATTTAAAATATGTCATTTAAAAGATAACAAGATTTATAAAATAGATGTTTTTAATGGTGATACTGAACATATAGGACAAAATATTAAAGACATATATACAAGTGATCAAAATATATTAAATAATTTTTTTGATGAAGAAGAAAAACAGACAATTTTAGATAATAATATTGATGTATTCTATCACGAAAACTATATTTATATAGATGATACTATAGAAACTATAAAAAAAAAGTTAATTAGTGTTAATAATATAGCATTTGAAGAGATATATTTTTTTTATACATATACTAAAAATTTAACATCGTATGAAATATATAGTAATTTAACACAAAATAGTAAATTGCCTTTAACTAAGAGTTTTTTAATTCAATTTTTATTAAATACTAATCAAGAAGTATTATTAGACACAATACCAGATAAAGCTGAATATAGTTATAATGATATTTTAGAATTAAAATTAGATGATAAAAATTTACTAATAAATACACCATTAGGTCAATCAATGTCGTATTATTCTGATCTATATCCAATTACAACTAATCCTTTTACTACTATAATTTTTAGTGATGATAGTAAATTAGTTAGCGATTTAATAAAGACTAATAATAAATCTTTATTATTAGATAATAATTTAAAAACTATTAATAAAAATATAATTTATTGTTGTGCTGCTAATAATGTAGTAGATTATATAGCAAGAGAGAAATTGTCTGAACAAGAATGTATTAAGTTATATTATCCATATTTGGCAAAATTAGAAATATTATCGTTAAGCGTATTAACTGAAAAGTCTCCAATGTTAGTTTCAAAATCAAAAGAGATGGTAGATCAAAATTTTGAGAGAAATAATAACAATATAGCGCTATTTAATGATATTTATAATGAAAAAACAAGTGAATTAAAATATAATAATAAAGGTATTAATCAGATTGAATTTAATATTAAACCAATTATTGGATATACAATTCCAATAGATATTATATTTAAAACACTTCATGCAGATCAAACAGTACCATTAATTAAATTTAATCCTTCTAAAAAAATGGAAAATTTATATAGATTGTATAGTGATAAAATTTCTACAAAAGGTACAAAAATACCTTTTTTAACAAAATCTAAAATTTTTAAATTAATGAAAACTATTGGTACAACTAAAAGTGTTACCTGTTATATTACATACAATTATCAAGATACTATACTACCTATAATATGTAAATTTAGTCCAGATACTTCTATTACTGTTAGTCTAGATATTGAAAAACCTCTAACAGTTGAAGCTATAGATAGTATAATTACAGCTGCAGTAAATCCTATTATTAATATAGTTAAAAATAAATTAGAAGAGTCTGGATATCAGATTTCCCTATTTAGTGGTATAGATAAAGATAATATTGAAATAATTGATTTAACATATTCTCTCTCTATTGATATAACACATAATATTAACATAAATAGTAATATAGGATGTATATCTTCTATTTTTAATATTGAACAGTCTAATTTACGAAAAGGAATATTTATGAGATTTAAACGAATTACAAATTTTTCTGAAATGGATAGTGCGGAGGCATTTATATTAGATTTTTATAAAAAAGAAGATGTTACACCTGAAGAAATAATTGAAGGATTAGTAGAATATTTTAGAATGTCAGAATCTGCAGCCAGGTCTAAAGTTGCAGAAGTATTAAGATCTACCGAAGTGGTAAAAACACTATATAAAAGTAAACAGATAAGAAATAAAAATAACCCTGGATTTTTAACAAAAATAGAGTTAGAAAATTTTAGCAGTACAGCTAATATAAGTGTTAGTGGTATAAATAATATTAATTATTTATTAACAGTTCCAGTTTATCTTGATAGTTTATTACGTATTACTCAAAATCCTGAAAGTACAGGTGTCTCTCTTGAGAGAATAAACCAAATGTGCTTGAAAAAAGAAATTATAGAAAAAGAAGTAATTAAAGAAATAGAGGCTATTGAAAGTGAAATTAAAGATGTTAGTGAATTAGATATTGATACTATAGATAAACCAGAAAGTTTATTTACACAGCCTGTAGAAATTGGTAAAGATGATGAAGATGATTATGATGAAGATTTACAAAAAACTTTTTTTGCATCTGATGATGAAGATGATGATGAAGATGATGATAATGATGATGACCAAGATGGAGGTGCAGATATTGAATTAGGTTCATCAATTGGCTCATCTCAAGAAGACTCTCCAGGTATTGCATTAGGATCATCAATTGGCTCATCTCAAGAAGACTCTCCAGGTATTGCATTAGGATCATCAGTAGGTTCATCAGTAGGTTCACCAGTAGATACACCGGATATTGAATTAGGACCATCAGTAGGTTCATCACCAAAAGACTCTCCTGGTATTGAATTAGGACCATCAGTAGGTTCACCACCAAAAGACTCTCCTGGTATTGAATTAGGACCGTCAGTAGGTTCACCACCAAAAAACTCTCCTGGTATTGAATTAGGACCATCAGTAGGTTCATCTCAAGAAGACTCTCCAGGTATTGCATTAGGACCATCAGTAGGTTCACCAGTAGACTCTCCAGGTATTGAATTAGGACCATCAGTAGGTTCACCAGTAGACTCTCCAGGTATTGAATTAGGACCATCAGTAGGTTCACCAGTAGATACTCCAGGTATTGAATTAGGACCGTCAGTAGGTTCATTACCAAAAGACTCTCCAGGTATTGAATTAGGACCGTCAGTAGGTTCATTACCAAAAGACTCTCCTGGTATTGAATTAGGACCGTCAGTAGGTTCACCAGTAGATACTCCTGGTATTGAATTAGGACCGTCAGTAGGTTCATCGCCAAAAGGTTCTGAAGAAATTAAATTACTAGAAGATTTATTAGAAAAAACATTAAGTGAAAATAAAGAAATTAATAAAGAAATAATAGCAAAAGAAAAAGATATAGCCCAAGAAGAAAAAGATATAGCAGAAGAAGAAAAAAAAGAAACATTAAATCCATTCAAAAGTATTTTAGTAACAAAAACAAAACCTGCTCCAAAAAAAGCTGTACAGTTACAAGAACCATCAAAACCTAAATTAGTTATTCAACCAGTTACAGAAAAACCAAAGCCAGTAAGTAAATTAACTATTAAACCAAAAGTAACAACAGAAGGTAATGTACTAAAACGAGATATAACAGGTATGTCATTATCTAATCCTAATCCATTTGAAGATAGACTCAAAAAACGTGTACCTAAACTGTTTACATATGATTTAGGTGGTAAATATAGTGGTTATAATAGAATATGTCCATCTAATGTTAGACGTCAACCAGTAATATTAACGGATGCTGAAAAAGAAAAAATAGATAGAGATCATCCTGGTTCGTATAAACATGCTATAAATTATGGAATACCAGGTGGAGAGAAATTTTGGTATATATGTCCTAGATATTGGAGTTTGAAAGATAATACTAGTTTAACAGAAGAAGAAGTAAAATCAGGAAAATATGGAAATGTTATACCATTTAAAGGAAAAGATGGTAAGCCAATTAAAAGTGTCCCTGAAAATACTAGTATTTTTGAATTTAATGCTCCATCTGAACACATGAAAGATGGAAAATATATACAACATTATCCAGGATTTATTCAATCAGATAGTCATCCAAGTGGATATTGTTTACCTTGTTGTTTTAAACAATGGGATAGTAAAGAGCAAAAACGTAGAAGAGAACAGTGTTTAGATAAAGAGGAAGGATTACCAGTAGTTAAGCCAGATAAAACAGTAAAAGATGATTATATTAAAGGTGCTGAAAAGTTTCCAATTCAACCAAAACGAATGGGATTTTTACCCTTAGTAATTCAAAGATTTTTAAGAACAGATAATCAAAAATGTCAGGTTAGTGCTAGTAATGTGAGTCTTAAGCCAAATCATGTATGTTTATTGCGCCAAGGGGTAGAATTTAGTAGAAATAAATCATTTGTAGCCTGTATAGCTGATGTTTATAGTAGTGTTACTAAACAAAAAACAATACCTATTTCTCAAATGCAAGATATATTAGCAAATAGCATAGATTTAGATAGATTTGCTACATTACAAAATGGGTCTTTAATTAATATATTTTATAAAGAGATAAGTGATATTGAGTTAGATAAATATAAAGAAACAATATTATATCAAAAAACAGATTTAGCAAATAGAGATCAAAAATTGGCTTTATTAAAGATTATTTCAGCATATATAAATTTTAAACAATTTTTATTATCCGAAAATGAAGTAATAGATTATACATATTTGTGGGATTTAGTATGTAAAAATAACGATAAACTATTTTTACAAGGATTAAATTTAATTATTTTAGAATTATTAGAAAATGATATGACTGATAATATTAATATTATATGTCCAACAAATCATTTTTCAAATCAAAATTTTGATGTAAATAAGAAAACTCTTTTATTAATTAAAAATAATGAATATTTTGAACCAATTTATCAATTTGAAGATAAAGGGTCTATATTAAATATTCAAAGACTATTTAATTTAAATGATCCTAATATTTTACCTGATTTAAAAGATGCAATAATAAGTATAACTAAGATAATACAGAAAAATTGTATGTCATTACCTAGTCTTCCAGATATATATACATTTCGGCAAAATATTGGTTTAGTTGAAATTATTAAAAAGTTAAAAGATACAAATTATAAAATAACAAATCAAGTTTTAAATTATAATGGAAAAGTTATTGGAATATTAGTAGTAAAAGATCTCTCTAATAAATTTTTTGTTCCTTGTTTTCCATCAAATATAATAGTAGATTTAGGTAGTGATATATTATGGATAGATGATGTATTATGGAATTCATATGAAATGACAAAAATATTTTTAGAAGAATTAAATAGAGAGACAAATGGAGCTATTTTAAGTTTACCAAAATTAAAAGTAATTGAAGAAGAACTAATTGTAGGAATAATAACAGAAACAAATCAATTTGTTGCAGTAATACCAGAACCTAATATTGGCGAAGATAACTTAGAAATATTAGATCAAAGTGATTTTATAATAGCAGATAAAGTATCATTATTATCACAAGAAAAAGATAAAGAGAGAATAACTCTTATTAAAAATATTAAACTAGAAAAGAATTTTTACGATTCTTTTAGAAATACTATAAGAATATTATTAGGAAATCCTGAAAATAGTGAAATAAGGCAAAAATTACAAAATTTAATAGAAGATAAGAATCTACTATATTTTAAAAAATTAGAATTAATAGAAGAGGCTTTAAGAGATTTAACAGCTGATGCAATTAAATTTATTTTATATAGTGATTCATTAATTAATCAAATAGATGAAATTAGTTCTTGTATTGTAAAAGACGAAGAACAATGTAAAAAAAACAACTATTGTATGTTAAGTGAGGGTAACAAATGTAGTCTATTAATACCAAAAAATAATTTATTAACAGGTTTTGATAATGAAGTTCAATATTTTGGAAAAATATCAGATGAATTAATAAGATATTATAGAATCAAAAAATTTATATTCGAACCACAAACATTTTTAACTTTTTCTTCTGTAAAATATAATCTTAGAGAGAATGAATTATTAATTATACAATCTTTATTAAATCAAGACTATTTTACTGATTTAGTTCCATTAAATGATTCTAAATTTTCTAATATTACTTCTTATGATACTATAAATCCAAATATATCTACAAAATATGTCCCTGTAATTAATTTAACTGAAGAAGAATTAAGTGAAGAATTACCAAAAGAACCGGTTATTAAATCTGTTAAAAGCTTTAAAATAACACCATCAACTGGTAAAATTAAATCAGTTATATTTGGTAATTTACCAACAGAGTTAACTTTGCCAGAACCAGAATTAGAACAACAAGAACCAGAATTAGAACAACAAGAACCAGAATTAGAACAACAAGAACCAGAATTGGAACCAGAAATAGAACCAGAATTAGAACAACAAGAACCAGAATTGGAACCAGAAATAGAACCAGAAGTAGAACCAGAAGTGGAACCAGAAGTACCAGAAGTGGAACCAGAAGTACCAGAAGTGGAACCAGAACCAGAAGTGGAACCAGAAGTACCAGAAGTGGAACCAGAAGTGGAACCAGAAGTGGAACCAAAATCTCAAGTAAAAGATAAAGATCCATCAGAAAGTAAAATTAATTTTACTCATTTTATAAATTGTAAAAAAGAGCAAAAAGTATTAACAGATAAATGGAAAAATATGTTTGTGAAAGGAGTAAACTCAATTACTTATACAAATATATCTCCATTTTGTAGTTTTCAGTTAATTATAGAAATAATTACTAATTTTAATCCAGCAATTAATATTACATCAATTAATAAATTAAAAGAAGTACTGGTTTCACAATATGAAACATATAGGATAGATACTTATAGAATAGGGAATATTTGGAAACAACAAGGTAAAAAAGAAATTGCCGAAAAATTATTACTAGGTACTATTACATTAGAAACAGCAATTATGAACGAAACATATTATATTAGTAATTTAGATATATTATTATTGAGTGAATATTATAAAATTCCTATAGTTATTTTATCAACAGTTAAGTTACCAGAAAACAATAAAACATTTTTAGTAACAAATAAATCAAGTAGTGAAGATTACTATTTTATATTAGTTTCACCAGTAAAAGTTAATACAGTTCAAGAATATAAATTATTTGTGTTAAATAAAAATCCTAAGATTAATTTAAAGTCAGTAAATTTACCAATTAAAACTGATATTAGAATAGCTAGTAATTTTGATCTCAAAGCTTATATGCGCATAGACGAACCTGTTAAGTTAAAAATTATGCCAAAAAAAACTGCAGTTAAAGAGACAAAAAAAGTTAAAAAAGTAGATGAAGATGAAGAAGAATTAGATGAAGAAGAATTAATAAAAGCACTAGAAGCATTGGAAATGCAAACACCTAAAATTGTTCGGCCACAATCAAGATAATATTATAGTATTATATATATATACATATGGATAATACTATAGAATTAGAGATAAATGATAAAATTATTGATGATGAAATAAATAATAATAGTCAAAGAAATATTAAACTTAATAAAACAGATTTAGAAGTGTTGGAAAAAAAAGTAAGTTTTTTTTTACCAGAATTATTAAAAGAACCAGAAAAAATAAAACAAAAACCTATTCAACAAAGACCGCAACCAAACCCAAATCCAAAACCACAACTACATACAATGCCAACTATTCCACAAAATAGAAGTATAATTCAACCAATGAGTCAAATGCGCGGTAAAGGAATGAGAGGAATTGGTATGAAAATGTTTTAAAATAAATAATACAATATTATTTATTTTAATTATTTTAAGGGGTTTATCTTTTATTTAAGCTTTTGTCTGACCAGCTTTGGCAAAGTGAGGGCTCATATAGCGCTGAAGATTAAAGTATGTTAGCTCATCACCACTCTGAATTTTAAGAAGAGCAGCAAGCTGCTGATCTGGGTTGATTTTACGACCATTTGTCTTGTCCTGAAGATTGTGAGCGCGAATGTATGTATTAATCTCGCGTGTTACTTCGGTACGGGCCATTTCAGTTCCAGATGGTTTCTGAAGGAATTTAGCAAGCTCATCACTAATTAGTGTAGGCTTAACAAATCCACTTGGTGAACGATTACCAGTTTTGCGTTTGCGCTTAGCATTAACTTTTTGTGCAGATTTAAGTTCACGAACAGCTTTCTTCTCAAGTTGACGGAACTCAGTCTTAAGAAGATTCATCTGTGTAGCAAGAGCCATAAGTTTCTGAAGGAAACCACCAAAGCTCTCGGTAAGTACTTGGTCAGCTCCATCAGCAAGGCCATCAGTCTCAGTAGGTGTCTCAACTACTTCATTTTTAGTAAGTACAACAGTATCTTTTGGTGTCTGGGCACCTTTAACTGTTTTAGCGGTGGTTGTCTTAGCTTTAGCTTTTTTAGAATCAGCAACAACAGCTACATCAACTTTAGGAACTTCAGTAGTTTCCTTAGTGGTTGCGGTGTCGGTCTTAGCGGTCTGCTTTCCCTTTGGCATATTATACTCTATCATAATAACTCTTTTTTAAGTGTTTTAAAGTGATAAATAATATATTGCGCTAAATTTTGACCGCAATTATGTATTGTTGTTAACCGAATGATATAGCCAAGGTAGGGCTTCGGCAGCATATGGACTAACTAATGTTAATGAACATAGTACATAAGATGCTCCTAAATTACAATGTTCTTCGGAAACTCCTTTACTGATAAATTGATTAATAACAGTTAATATATTTTTTTGTAATTGAATAAAATTCATACTATTTAGATGTCTAGTATCAATAACCCTAAATGGGTTCCCATAAGGATAACATATTTGACATTTTGTTTCATTAGATAATTCTGCTCTATATTCCCATATATCAATTAGTTCTCTTATAAAGCGGACTAATGCTAATCTATTTAAATTAATAAACCAAGAATAGTCAGAATAATTTCCTAATTGATTAATTACTTGAAATAATTCTAAACATTTAATTTCATTCTTTTTTTTTTGAGATAAATCTTTATCATCGTCATTATTTAATACTATATTAATTGGTTTATTTAAAATTTTACTAAGCTTTATAATTTTTTTAATATTATTAAAAATACTATAATTGATAATTTCACGTGTATAAGGGTTATAAACTTCTTTGCTATTATTTTTCAAAAATAGATTATAGATAGAGAGAATATTAAATCCCCAAATATTATTGTTTTCTTTATAACTAAAAAATTGTGAATTAGGTATATCATTTAGTTCTTCTAGCGTAAAGAAATCTGTATCGTTTTTACAAAGGTTTCGACTATAAAAAGCTGGTCCTAATAATTTAAAATATTGTCTAACTAAATAAGCTCTAAAAAATTTTTGAATAAAAATAGAACTATTTGAATCATGTAAAAAATTATATATTCTCTCTACTAATTCAGGTTTTTTACCAGATACCTTAAGTTTATAATGTTTACAAATAGATTTTAAATTAGGTACAGTATAGTTATTTTTTTTAAAAGTATCTATATCATTAATTGTTGGAATATCATTAACTTTAGATTTTGAAATTTTTCTTTTTTTTTCATTATTTGTATCTACTATAATAGAATACTCACAAATATTTTTCATTGATATGTATATATATAAATCTATACATTTATATTTTTATCTAAAAATATAAATCCTTCGGGTTCCATGATCTCTCTAATTTTATTATAATTACAATCTTTAATTAATGGAATATTTTTTATATTAGGTAACTTTTGTTTACTAGTTTCAAACATATTATATGTATTATATAATTCATAAATATTATCAATACACTTATGATATTCATCTAACCAAGTATAAAAGTCAATATTATTATTTGTATTATTGCAATATTTTTTATACTCTGTAAAATATTCAAGAATTTTATATAAATTAAGATTTCTTGTACTATTATAATTATAATCTGTGCCTGAAACTACACAAATCTCTTTAAATTCTTGAAATGTTAAATTAAGATCTTGTAAAATTTTATCTAAATGATAAACAATTACAGTATTATTAGTAAGGCTTAAATACCTTAATACTCTCGGACAACCATATAGAAATAGATCCATATCTTCACTTAAACAGGCATATGCATATTTTTTTATAACTAAACGAGCACAAAGTTCATCAGCTTCTCCAATTGCTTCAATCTGATATACACCAAAAGCATCTAGTAGATTACGAACGTTAATAATATCACTACGTTTTAATCTTACAAATTTTTTCTTTAAATCTTGAATATTTTCAAGTATATCATTTTTTTGATTTTCATCTTTAATATTTATTAATTTTTGTTCAAGTAATAGATATTTTTTCTCAGCATCTAGTTTTTCTTTATTACGTTTTTCAATAATATTAAATTTTTCTTTAGGTGGCTTACCATCAAATACAAATATAGGAATAATATTATATAATTTGAATATATTTACCATAAGATAAATATTTTCTAATAAACAATTTTCTGATAAAAATCTGTATAAATAAATACTAGTATCTACTGCAATAACTTTATTATTTAATTCATGTAAATTTGTTTTTACAATAGATTTATTATCACCTTTTTTGCAAATATGTTTAATATATGTATTTAAGTATTGAATACCCATTAATACCACATAATAATTTATAATAATTTAAGATCAATTTTTTATTCTAAAAAATCTTGTCTTGACATTCTTAAAGAACTACTATTTTCAATATTGTATATGCACGTTAATAATTTTTGATAATTTGTTTTTTTTAGACTAGTTATTAATAACTCAGTAAATTCACTGATACTCTTATCAGTTTTTTTTATTTTAAATATATTTTTATTATTTCTATCACACCATTCTAGAAAATCTTTGTGATTATATAATAATGCTGATGTAAATACATAATATGCATATGCATTTGTATTTTCTCGATAATTATCATTATTATTAACAAATTTTAATATTTTACTAGCTTGTTGTAATGAAAATATAATTTCTTTTTCTAATAAATTTTGAAAATATAATACATATTTATTATAGTCAGTTGTATTAATATTAGCTGCAATAGCTATATTGATAAGTCTAGCCCATATTTCTGCATAAGTTTCTGTTATCTCATATTTTATATTTAATTGTAATAATTTAAATAATTTCTTTTTACTATTAATAATATTATTTGTAGCAAAATCTAGATTTAAATTATGCATAAGTTCGTGTACTAATACTTTAAACCATTCTTCTTTTCTATATATAACTATACTTGTATTATTTCGACATCCTACAGTAGAATATCCAGTATTAATTTCATTTATTCCTAATATATTATTGTAATTTTTGGGTGCTATTTTTTTAAATGGTGTTAAATATAATTTAATATCTATATTTTTTGCACATATACTATTAGTGTTAACAGTAAGTAAATATATTACTAATAATATATTATTAGTATAATAAAATATTTTATCTGGATTAATTCTCTCATAACATGTAAAATATAAACTAATATTTATACTATTAATATTAGTAGCTACTTTATATGTAATACCTTTATTTTTATTAATAAAGTTTAATATATTAGTGGGAATCCAAGAATTATGTAAACTTCTAACTAGATTTACAACACTAATATCAATTTTAGTCATTTTTAAAATACTATTGCCATCTTGTAATGTATTATAACAAAATTTAATAAAATTTATTAGTTCTTTACTATTTATATTAATATTATATAAATTTTTACATAAATTCATTTATATAATAGTTAGAATTTTTTTTTGTTTCTAGTTTTATATATTTTTTTATTTTTTTTATTAAGCTTTTTACTATAACTTTTTTTTATTTTTTGATAATATCGTTTTGTTTTTTTATTTTTTTTATTTTTTTTATTTTTTTCATATTTCTTTTTAGTTTTTTTTGTATTTTTAGTTTTAGAACCACCATTTTTGCTTTGTTGACAACTTTGTTTAATTATTTCTGGTAAATTACTATATTCTATAAGTGCATTATCATTATATGTTACTAATTGATAATGACTTTGACCAGTCCAGTTTAAAATTACTGTTAAAATTTCTCTCTTATCAAGATCTTTTGAATATATCTCTCCAGTAAGTGTACATCCTAATAGTCTTGTATCTGTTTCATCAAATATTACAAATTGAATATTAAATAATTTTTGAAAAGTTGAAATAGCCCATTCATCTGCCCAATATTTATCAGTTAATATATATTTTTTAAATTCTTCTAATGATGTTATATTTTCTATACCAGCAGCTTGTTTTTCATATTCTGTATCAAATCTAAAAATATAAGTATTAAAATATTCTTCATCAGCTTCTAAAGAGAGAATATATCGTAATGATAAGACACCAAAATTATATTTACTACACATACTACTTGGTAAAGTATTAGATATTTCTTGTAATTTAAGTAAAGGATCATCTGGTAATATATCATTAACTCTAATAATAGATTTTAATACTTCTAAAATTTTATCAGGTATATATTTAATATTGTTTTTATCTTCTAAAGGTAATTTAAATTTTAATGTTTCTATAAAAGAATAAAAAAAACAATTTCCATCAGGTGGAACATCATAAATTTCATATCCTTTACCAAAGATTTGTTCTATCCAATTTTTATCTCGTTTACTTAAATATATATTACATTTATCAGGCCAATCTTTTTGAATTGATATACTATCTAGAGATGATTTTGTAGAAGAGCCAATAGAAGAACCAAGTTCTATTTTAGACAATAATTCAGATTCTGGTTCAACGGATTCTGGTTCAACAGATTTTGGTTCAACAGATTTTGGTTCAACAGATTTACTTAAATCTGGCGTAAGACTTTTTAATGGAGGTTCAACAGATTTAAGTTGAGATACATCAGATTTACTTTTACTAATATTTTTGTTAAAAATAGTATCTAAATTTTCTAATAACTCATTTTTTGTTAAATTTTCTATTAGAAAACTATCTTGTTTTGGTGTATAATAGTTTATAAGTAATAAATTATCTCCATATAAATTTAATTGTCCATCATTTAAACCAGGAGATTTATTTGTTAAATAGACATTATATTTATTACCATTTTTTATTGTTGTAACTACAAGATATTGTTGTTTTTCCTGTTCTATTTTATTTTTTATAAACATTTTTTTTATATTAATAGGTGCTTGAAAAGCTATTGCATCCATATATAATTTGTATATATAAATTATTATAAAGATCCAATTATAAATTTATTAAAAAATTCATTATTTTTTAATTCTATAAAATTTGAAAATAACCTTATTCTCTCTTTAACTATATCTTTATTTTTAAAATCTGTCTCAAAATTAATAATCATATTTATAATTTGTTCTTTTTTCATATTTTTTTTATTTTTTTTTATTTTATAAAATTCTAAAATACTATTTAAATAACTTAGATTATAATTTAAGTTATAATTAGTAACTAAAGCTAAAATTTCATCACTACTATATAGAGAATACTCAGTTTCAGTATTTAAATTACTATTATCACTATCACCATTATCACTATTACTATTATCACTATTATCATTTTTTTTAGTTTCTATAATATCATATGTAATATTCATATTACATATTATAACTATCTTTTTAAATAAAAAAGAAAAAATTGAAAAAATATATTATTATATGCTACTATTTAAAATGGAACTAGAATCTACTCCTGTAACAAATAATGTATGTGATCACTATATTTTGCCACCAGAAATGAAAAAAACATTTATCTGTTTATTACCGGAACAATCACGTCAGAGTACATTTGTTACAATTCCAAGAAAAATTGATGACCAAGATATATTACACAATATGTTTACACAAAGTATTCAGTTACAATATCCTAATCATAAAATTTATATAATGTCTATTAGGTGTACACACGATGAACTATATAAACTAGAATATGGTGAAGAAGATTCAATGCAAGAATCTAAATATCACTATAATATTATATACCTAATTATTCCAAAAGATTTAATTATTCAATTTGAATCTAATGGTATATGTAGGGTAGGATTTTATGTAGGTAAATTAAGTAATCCTAATGAATATAAAATATTAGATAAGCCACCATTAATTAATATAATTTCTACCGAAGACAAAAAAGGCAGAATGCTTCCATTTAGTCTAGTAGCAAATCTTTCATAATTCATCTAGCAAATCCATATGTTTAAATATACATTTATTAGTAATTCCAGGTGTAGTTTTTACTTTCATATTAGCTATTTTTTTAATATTATTAACTATTATATCGTACTTATTATTGTCTTTTTGTTTTACTATATTTAAACTATTTATTACTAATACATATATAAGCTCACTTACTTCATCTAATTCGTTTTTTTTATTACCTTCTTGAATATAATCGTCTAATTTTAAAAATAAATATTCAATAATATCATATATTTTATCATAAGATAGAATATCATATTTCATTAAATTACTTAAAAAAGTAAATTCTGCACGTTTTTTTTCATTTATTTTGTTATTTTCACAAAATTTATCATAATTAATATCTGGATCAATATAATTTATTTCATCTATTTTATCTCTACTAAGTTTAATATTTTTATCTATAATATTAGATAAATTATCACTTTTATCAATTAAATCTTTATATAGTTTAGCATATAGATTAGAAAATAAAATATTAGTTGATACAATTTCATAAAATAAATTACATAAAACTAAAATATCATTAGGTGTTTTAGTAGAAATAACTTGATCAAATTCACTAGAAATATTATTTAATATTGTATCATAATTTTTTTCAGTCAAAATATTTAGGCATTTTCTAATATTAAAAATATTTATATCTAAACCCTCCCGTTTTACAAATTCTGTTGGTTGAAATTGTCTAAAAGAGTTCCAATCTAAATCATTTAAATCAGAACTCTTTTTTTTGCGTAATTTATTAAGTGTATTATTTTTATTAAATTGTGGAGCTTTACTATATTCTGGTGATCCTACTTCATTTGCTAACTTTTCGATTATACAAAATATTTCTTCACTTAAATTTTGTATATCATTATTTTTTATGTAATTTTCAAAATCTGTTAGATAATATCGCATTATATTAATATAAATTTATTATTTATATTTTTATATAATAATATATATATATATAAATGGGAGAAACTAAAAAAACTGTAGGATATATGGTTACTGGTGGACATCCAGCTTCTGAACTTATAGGAGGTTTAATTATGACCTTTTTATCTCTTTTATTACTTTTATTAATAGGAGAATATCTTTGGAATCGTGTATTAGTAAAAGTAGTAACTGTTGTAAAACCAGTAAGTAGTGTATGGCAAATATTAGGATTAGTATTATTATCTAAACTGATTTTTTGCTAGATTATATATTTTCTAATTGTTAATTTAAAAATATTATTTAAATAAATATGATTAAATAATATTATGTCTCAAAATAACTCAGATAATAATAATAATTATCATGAAGAAAATAGAGATAATATAAATAGTATTAATTCTTGGGATGATTTAGATATTAAACCTCAATTATTAAGAGGTATTTATGCATATGGTTTTGAAAAACCTAGCCCAATTCAGAAAAAATCGATTTGTCCTATTTTAGAAGGAAAAGATATTATAGCACAAGCGCAATCAGGAACAGGAAAAACAGCCTGTTTTACTATATCTAGTTTAGAGTTAATTGATGTAGATATTAATTTACCACAAGTAGTTATAATGTCACCTACTCGTGAACTATCGTGTCAAATAAAAAAAGTATTAGATTCAATAGGAAGTAATATAAAAAAAATGAGATCTCAATTATTAGTAGGAGGAACATCAACAGAAGCTGATATTAAATTAATAAAAGATAATAGCCCACATATAATAGTAGGTTGTCCAGGTAGAATTCACGATATGTTAAGACGAAAGCATATTATAACTGAAAAAATAAAATTAGTTGTATTAGATGAAGCAGATGAAATGTTATCATCTGGATTTAAAGAACAAATATATAGTGTATTTCAATATTTATCAAATAATATTCAGATTGCTCTATTTAGTGCTACTGTGCCATCATCATTACATTATTTAACAGAAAAATTTATGAGAAATCCAGTAAAAATCATAGTAAAAGCAGAACAATTAACGTTAGAAGGTATTAAACAATATTTTATTAATCTAGAAGATGATAATATGAAATATGAAACATTAAAAGATTTATTTAGTACATTTTCAGTAGCTCAATGTATTATTTATTGCAATAGTGTTAGACGAGTTTCAGATTTATATGATGCAATGTTTCAAGATGGATATCCAGTTTGTCAAATACATAGCAATCTAGATAAACAAGAAAGACAAAAAAATTATGATGATTTTAGAGTAGGAAATACCAGAGTATTAATATCATCTAATGTAACAGCAAGAGGTATTGATATTCAACAAGTAAGTACAGTTATTAATTTTGATATACCAAAATGTATTAATACATATTTACACAGAATTGGAAGAAGTGGAAGATGGGGTAGAAAAGGTGTTGCTATAAATTTTGTCACTAGAAGAGATATTAGACATCTCAAAGATATTGAATCATTTTATAATACTCAAATAAGTGAATTACCTAGTGACTATAAAGGAAATTAAAAATTTCGTAATTAATTATAAAAAATAGAATATGGCTATATTATTATTTATGTTTTCTAATATAATAAATAATAATAGAAATGATACAGATAGATATGATGAACCGATAGAGTTTAATTTACCAATATCTTATTTAAAAAATAAGTATAAATTAAATAACAATATTAAAAGTGATCTTGAATTACAAGATATTTCAAATCAGTCGCTTTATAATAATATTATGTCAGATATATCTAATAATTCTACAAAATTAATTAATAAATGGTCAGAATATTATACAACAGATTTAGAATTTTTAAAAGATAATCAAGATTTTTTGAAAAATTATGTCTCTATTGCTAATTATAATAATAATAATGTCTCTGATATAGAAGATATTTTAAATGAAATAAAAAATGAGACAGGATTTTATGAAAAATATAAGTATATAGATTTAGAATATTTTAGAAATCTTAATAAATCATCATCAATATTACAAATACTAACAATATACAATTTAACTTCACCTGTTTTAAGTTTAGCAATTCCAATTGTTATGTTAATAATGCCTTTTTTTATTTTAAAATTTCAGGGATTACCTATTAAATTTAGTAGTTATATAGAAACAATAATTAAATTATTTAAAAATCATATAATAGGTCAATTATTTTCTAGATTTTCAGAAGTAGATATTAGTCAAAAAATATTTTTGATATTCTCTCTAGGATTCTATCTTTTTAGTATATATCAAAATATAAATTCTTGCTACAACTTCTATAAAAATACATATAAAATTCAAAATACATTATTAAATATAAATAAATTTATAGAATTTTCTATTAATAATATAGATAATATAAGTAAATATTCAAAACAGTCATTTACACCATTTTTAGAATATAATAATAAAGTAAAGAGAGAACTTATATTATTAAAAACAGAATTAGAAAAAATAGATCTACATAAATTAAAAATTACTCATATTACCAAAATAGGAAATATATTAAAATGTTTTTATGAATTAAATACAAATTATAAATATAGAGAATCATTAGAATATTGTGTAGATTTACATTATTATCTAGTTAATATAAAAAATATTCAAAATCATATTAGTAAATCTAAAATAAATTATTGTAAATTTAGCAATAAAATGACTACTTTTACAGATGCATATTTTGCATCATTAATTAATAATAATCCTATTAAAAATACTTATAATTTAAACAAACAAATACTAATTACTGGACCTAATGCTGCAGGTAAGACAACTTTATTAAAAACAACACTTTTTAATATTATTATATCACAACAATTAGGTGTAGGTTGCTATAAAACAGCAACAATTAATCCTTATAATTATATACATTCATATATTAATATACCTGATACATCACAACGCGATAGTCTTTTTCAAGCTGAAGCCAGACGTTGTAAAGAAATATTAGACAGTTTAACAAATAATTCTGATAAAGAGAGACATTTCTGTATTTTTGATGAAATATATTCTGGCACAAATCCATCAGAAGCAATCGCTAGTGCTTATAGTTTTTTAAAATATTTATCTAACTTAGACAATATAGATTATATACTAACAACACACTATGTCTCTCTATGTAAATTATTAGATAAAAATAAAAAGATTACTAATAAACATATGAAAGTTGTAAAAGATAATAATACTTATAAATTAGATCAAGGTATTAGCGACATTAAAGGTGGAATTAAAGTTTTAGAAGACTTAAATTATCATAAAAGTATAATAAATAATGCAAAAACAATTATTAAAAACATAGATATATAATTATACGTTTAATTATAATTTAAAAAATATATATAAATCATAATTAAATGAATCTATTTGGATTAGAAGGTATAGGATTTATAATATCATTAGCAATGACTTTATTAGTTTCTGGTGCAATTATGTTTTATTGTTTGCGGAGATTTAAAATGTTAGAAAATAGTATTGTTGAACAAGGAAAAGTTTTACAATCATTTATTATTAAATATCAACAAAATAATAATACTGAATTAGCATCATCAATTGCATTAAATGCTGCTATGGAACAGACTAAATTACAAGAATCAACTACTAGTAGTAAAATAGAAGTTTCTGATGATGAATCCGAATATTCTGATGATTCTTCTTCAGATGAAGAGTTAGATATTGATGTTAATGATTCTGATAAAAAAGATATAACTTTAACCACCCAAGATATAGATGTTAACCTTTTAGCTAACATGGATAATATAGATTTAACACAACAAGATATAAAAACACTTTCTATTACTGATGTAATATGCGTTCCTTTAAGTGATGAATTAGTAGAAAATGGAATTAAAGAATTTACTATTGAAGATAATTTAAATAGTGATAGTGATAGTGATAGTGATAATGAAAGTCTTAAAAGTGAAAAAATTATTGAAGAAATAACTCTAGATAAATCAGAAAAGGTAGATAAAGTAGATAAGGTAGACAAATTACCTACTGATAATACTCAAAAAAAAACTTCTAATAGAAGTTTATCAAAAATGAAAGTAGATGATTTACGTGATTTAGCATTAAAAGACTCATTAGAAACTAGTGAAAATTTAAAAATTATGAAAAAAGATCAATTATTAAAATTATTTAATAAAAATTAAAATACAATTAAAATAAAATAACTAATATTTATATATGACTTCTAATATGGATTATAGATTATTATTAATTAAAAATGCTGATACAATTATTGCAAATAATCAAAATATAGCAGCTGGTAATTGTTCAAATATAATTACAGTATCTGATAATAAACTTTTTGTACAAAATCCTTATCTTATACAAGGTGTGACTGATAATTATTTGCCTTTTGAAAATAGTGATTTAAAAGATAATTATTTAAATAACTATGTTTATAATGCTAGTAAATTTACACCAATCATAAATATAAATAATCGTAATTAATCATTTATAACTTTTAATAAAATATTAAAAGTTATAATTAGTATATATATATGAAAGTTTTAAGTATTGATGTAGGAATCAAAAATTTAGCTATTTGTATTTTAGAAACTACTAATTATGGTTTTGATATTAAATTTTGGGATGTTATTAACCTTTCAGAAGAAAAAATTTATAAATGCAATTGTAATATAAAAGATAAAAAAAATACAAAAATATGTAATAAACTTGCACAGTATTATAAAGATGATAATTTTTATTGTAAAACCCACGTAAATTCATCAAACTATAAATTACCTACATCAACAATTACAAAATATAAATCTTTAAAACTAGATAGTCTTAATGTTCTTTGTAATGAATATGATATTGAAATTACTAAAAATAATAAACAATCAATTATACTACAAATAGAAGAATATATACAAAAAAATATAGTTAGCCCTATTACAAACCTAAAATGCAATAGTATAAATTTAATAGATATTGGCAAATCAATAAGAGATAATTTAAACAAATTAGATGTTTTTATATTTACTAATATTGATTATGTATTAATAGAAAACCAAATTAGCCCTATAGCAAATAGAATGAATTGTATTCAAGGAATGATTAGTCAATATTTTATAATGAAAAATATAGATAATATTTTATATATATCTGCTGCTAATAAACTTAAAAGTTTTATAGGTACAAAAAAAACTACTTATAACGAGAGAAAAAAATTAAGTATTGCATTAACAAAAGATATATTATTAGAAAATAATATGGATAATCTAAATAAAGATAAAGTAATTGAAATGTTTAATAAACATAAAAAACGTGATGATTTAGCAGACTCATTTTTACAAGCTATATGGTTTTTATCACAAGACAATAATATTATATTAAATTTAATTAATAAATTCAAAATATAATTTTAAATAATATTTAATTCGTATTACTTAAAATTATATGTTCTTATCTATGTATAATGACTGATCTTGAGCCTGTTGTTATAGAATTAAATAGTGGAGATAATAAAAGTGATATTAATCTAAATACTAAAAGTGAACCCACACTAGGTAAGCAACCATCTGTTAATTTTGGTGGAGGAATTGAATTATTAATGAATGAAAAAAAACGGGGTGGTTCTACTAATGATGTTGGTCTAGGAGAATTAAGTGAATTAGAAAATGAATTAAATGATTTAAGTGTTGATATTGATAAAAAAACTAGTGAAATATCACGCTCATCTCTATTTAATAGTGCTATTAATTCTCTCTCTGATGCTAAAGATGATAATAATATAACTATTGAAACAAGTACTTCACAAAAAGCCATTAATTTAGGTAATGATTCTTCAAATCTAGGTGAACAGACCGCTGGTAGTATTAATGTTAATAAAACATGGGATGGTTATGGAAAAGTTAATCCAATTCCTGTTGTTTCTGATGAAGCACCAATGACACGAGAGGAATTAGTTAGAGAGAAATTTAAATATTTACGCAGATTAGAAGATCTTGAACGTAAGGGAGCAAATTTAACTAAAAAATATACAATGGATTCTCCATTACAAGAGTTACAAGGAGAATATGAAATGATTATTGCAGAGAGAGAAAAAGCAAATAGTGTTAAATTTCAAGGTAAAATGTTAATGGCTTGTGTAACAGGTCTAGAATTTTTAAATAGTAAATTTGATCCGTTTGATCTTAAAATGGATGGTTGGGGTGAACAAGTTAATGAAAATATTAGTGATTATGATGAAATATTTCAGGAATTACACGATAAATATAAATCTAAAGCAAAATTAGCTCCTGAATTAAAACTTCTTTTCCAGCTAGGTGGATCTGCTATTATGGTTCATATGACTAATACTATGTTTAAATCAGCCTTACCTGGTATGGACGATATTATGAAACAAAATCCTGAATTAATGCAACAATTTACACAGGCCGCGGTAAATTCTATGGGAGAATCAAATCCAGGTTTTGGTAATTTTATGAATAATTTTGTTCCAGGCAATAATGATATTCCAACACCAAATATGGGAACTCCTCCTCCACCAATGCAAACCCAGACTGCCAAAAGTCAACGTTATGCACCACCAACTAACCGACCTGATTTAACTTCTTCCAAGACACAAGCTGGAATAAGTATTCAGGAAAAATTTGCTCCATTAGATGAACCACAACACATTAAAACACCTGCTCCACAAAAACGAGCTGAAATGAAAGGTCCAAGCGATATTAGTCAACTTTTATCTGGATTAAAAAGTAAACAAGTAAATGTTACTGCAGGTAGTAATGAAGAACGCGATCCTAGTACTGTAAGTATTTCAGAATTAAAAGAATTAAGTAGTCAAAAACAACCTAAATCAAATCGTAAACAATCATCTAGTAAAAGTAATAACACTATTAGTCTAGATCTTTAATTAAAATAATATATATTTTTAAAAATTGAATTATATATTATTTTATATATTTAATTATAATGACATCTACAAATTATATATTGTTAGACACTAGTTACTTTATATTTTATAGATATTATGCTTTAATTGGATGGTGGAAGTTGGCTCAACCAGATGTTGAACTAGGTAATCCTATTGAAAATGAAATATTTGTAGAAAAATTTAAAAAAACATTTATAGAAAAATTAAAAGAGATACCAAAACGACTAAAAATTAAAGATTATAAACTTTTAGCTGGTTTAGATTGTCCAAGAAAAGATATTTGGCGAAATAGTCTATTTGATAAATATAAAGAAAATCGTGAATATGATGATACATTTATGGGTGGGCCATTCTTTAAACTAGGTAAAGATATTCTCAAAGAATTAAATATTCAAACTCTGTACCATGAAAAGTTAGAAGCAGATGATTGTAATGCTTTAACTTGTAAATATATTATGTCACAAATACCAGATTCAAATGTATATATTATAGCAAATGATATGGATTATCTACAATTGGCAAGTGATAAAGTTAAAATTATCAATCTAAAATATCAAGATTTAACTAGTAGTAAAAAATGGTCAGGAAATGCAGAACAAGACTTATTTTGTAAAATAGTAATAGGAGATAAAAGTGATGATATACCAGGAATATTTAAAAAATGTGGCCCAAAAACAGCAATTAAATATTTTAATGATAAAATGGCTTTTGATAAACAACTAAAAATAGAAAATGCATATGAAAAATATGAAAAAAATAAAAAACTAGTAGATTTTAATGAGATACCAGAAGATCTAACAGCAATTAAATATTTTAATGATAAAATGGCTTTTGATAAACAACTAAAAATAGAAAATGCATATGAAAAATATGAAAAAAATAAAAAACTAGTAGATTTTAATGAGATACCAGAAGATCTAGTTTTAGAATTTATGGTAAATTTAAATATATAAGAGAAAACTTATAATTAAATAAATATATAAGAGAGAACCCCTTAATTATTTATTCTACCTTTTTATAGTTTTTTAATATATCGCTTTGTTAATTTTTTCTTTTTTTTATGTGTTTTTTTATTTCGCTTTCTATATTTTTTTATAGTTAGCTTATGTCGATTTCGTTTTGATTTACCGCCACGTACTGGATGTTGGTGACTAGGTTCACCCACTGCAAATATTTTTGTAGGATAATGTTGTCGTTTTAATGTTTTTCTTTTAATTGTGAAAAGATCTAGAAAATCTGAATATTTTTTTGATAAATGTTTACTATATTTTGATAATGTACTAGATTTTTCTTTACTTTTTTCTTTACTTTCTAGTTTATCTTGGCCTTCATAATCATCATCATATCCTTCTTCATTAAAATTATCAACTTTTTTAACTTTACAATTAGTAACACTTTTTATCTTTTTATTAGGTATAATAGGACATTGATTTTCAATACAAGTACCCAATGAACAATTAACAAATGATTTGCATATATTACAACCCATACTATTAGTACAATCTGTTTCCATATTTTCATTTGGATATCCACATAATAATTTACAATTATTAACTATTTGTTTTTGTTTTATTGTTAAACCTCTATTTATTTTAGACGGTTTACTACAATGTGAAAATAATTCTTGGCTTTTTTCTCGAAATGTTGGTGTTTGAACTAATTTTAAATTATTTTCATTTATTTTAAAACGTAGTTTTATTTCTGTTTTAATTTTTTTTCTATTTAATATATTATTTTGCTGCTCAAAAAAATAATCAAAATATTGTACTATTTCATTTAGAAAATATTTTTCAGTAAAATTTTCTTTAATCCATTTATTCTTTACTGTAGTAGGTAAGCTGTTTAATAAATTATTATATTGGATAGTTACTAATTTTTTAAACAACTCTTTTAATACTTTATTTATCTCTTCTTGTAATTTTTCTTTATCTTTTTTTAATTTTTCTTTATCTGTATCTTCTTTGTTTAATTCTTTATCTATTTCTTCTATTTGTTTAGATATAACATATATATTCTTAGTACTAGTATTGTATTCTTTTATATTTGCATCAGTAGGTGCATTGTCTAATATTTTAATAAGACTAGGTAGTTTATCTGATTTTTCTGATTTTAAATGTTCTATTAAAAAATCTCTAAAATTACTTTGGTTTTTTCGAGTTTTTCTTATAGTATTATGATTTAAAATACCTAATACTAGTGTAAAAATTTTATTATTAATACTATTTTCAATATTAAGACGATCAGAATATGGAGCTAATTCTGTAGATAACTTTTTTTGTTGTTCTTTTGTTAATTCATTTTTAGAATCACCAAATAGATCATTTTTTGTTTCTTTTTCAATATTATTATATTTTTGATTAAACTTATCTTTCTTTATAGAAAAAAATTCTTTAAGTATTTTTTCTGCATTTGTAGTATCTTTATCAGTATCTTTTTTTTTAAAAAATTCACATATAAAATCACTGGATGTTAAAGAGCAATCACTTATATTAGTAGTAGATACTTTAGGAAAATCTACTAAATAGTAAGCTCTCTCATCTCTTTCTAATCTACGATCTTCAAGTGTTTTATAAAAAATTTTAGCATTTTTATTATTAAATATTATATCTCTTAATATAGCTATTGCATTGTTTACTAAAATTTCTTCTTTAGGAAATATTATACAATCTTTATTATATTGTTCAATTTGTTTTGGACTAAAATTTAGAATTTTGTCTTTAAAATAAGTCGTTTCAATATAATTTTTCATTATTACTTTATCTGTAACTTTTTTTAGTTGATTATTTTTTGATATATCAGTAGCGGCAAAATTTATAAAATTTTGTTTTAATTTATTATCATTATCTCTATATAATTTATTGTATAAAGGACAATAAAATTCCGTCATTTTAGCTTTTTTTCCTAATATATTTGGTTGATTTATTGTAAGACCAGAGATATCTACTAATCCATCAATATAAAATTCTACTTTGCCAACTTGTGGTAAATCTTTTAATGTTGCATATAAAAAAGGATTTAATTTTTCTTTTTTACATTTAATTTCAGATGTCATCTTATAATATAATAATAAAATATAATTTTATTGTAATTTTCCTTGCATATTAGCTTTATATAATAATTCTTGAGCTTTTCTAATTTCTTCATTAGTAATTTTTCCATCTCTATTAGCATCTACTTCATGATGTAAGTATTTATATTTTTCAGGAATTACACAGAAACGACTTTTTTCATTAAAAACTGTTCCTGATAATACTACAAATGTAGCTGTTAAAAATAGAGATAAAAGTAAATCTCTAGTACCCACAAAAGAGACAACAAAAATTAATAGTTCTCGGGTTAATGTATTTCTTATAAATGCTTCTTGACTTTTACTTAAATCAAGTACAACATATTTAGAAAATAAATTTAATATTATCATTCCTAAACCAGCTAATAATTTACTGTTATTAATAGGATGATAAAAATTGTTAGCAATTTTTTGAAACATAGTTGCTTTAGCTTTTACCATTTATATAATAGAGAGATAATTTATTATTTTTGATGATAAATCTATATAAAATTATAAAAAAATAGTATATTTTTATCTAAATAATTATGAATAACTTTAAAATAATTTAATATCCTTTTTTTATAAGTATGAGCTCTTTAGTTATGTCAGCTGCACCAGTAAATTATGAAGAAAATAATAATAATAATAATCAAAAAAAACCTGTTGAGAGAAAAAATCAAACGTATAAAAATAAGAACTCTCAAAAAAAAATAGATAAAAATATGCTACAAGAATTATATAAATCTGATAATACAGATTCAGATTTAGATAATATGGGAGATTTTATACCAGTTCAAAAACCAATACATAATATTAATGTTCAACAGACTAATACACATACACCACCTATGCAATATAATGATAATCCAATTGATGAAAAGACATATAATAGTTTACAAGATACACAAGCTAATGATATGTATCAACAATATATAGATAATTATAATCAATATACACAACCAATTCCAACAAGAAGTAATTTAGATTCAAATAGTGAATTATTAAAAAAATTAGATAATATTTTATATCTTTTAGAAGAACAAAAAGAAGAACAAAATTATTTAATTACTGAAGAATTAATTTTATATGTATTTTTAGGCGTTTTTATAATTTATGTTTTAGATTCATTTGTTAGAGCCGGTAAATATGTACGTTAAACAATTATTAAGACTTTATCAGATGTTAATGGTCTTTTAACATAATTATAAAAAAAGTAAGCCATTGGTGATATTATTTTAGGCTTTAATGATTTATTTAGTAAATATTGAGTAATTACACTATTATTACTAATATTTTCAATATTAACATATTTAATATTAATTTTAGAGTTTTTATTTTTATCTTTAATATATTTATTTAGCGATAATATAAATCCATTTATAAAAGTTGTCATTTCACAATTTTTTACAGATGCTAATAAGTCTATTGATTGACATTCAGTCGCTTTATTATCATATAATTTATCAATTGTATAAGTAATATTATTAGTTTTATAAAAATAACACGCAACTAGGGTATTGTTTTGTAATAGACCATAAATATTATAAATATTTGTATTAATTAGAGCTAATAAATTTGCTTTATTAACTGTAATAATACATTCAAATTTCTCTCTATTATTATCTATAAAATCAGTTAATATATGATAATTGATTTTGTTTATCATAACTAATTTTTCACTTATAATCTTATCGGTATTAATTGAATTAGTATAAAACATATAAGTTTTATATACAGTTAATGGTACTATACCGGTTAGTTTTCCTTCGCGTTTAAAGAGAGAAATTTTAGAATCTGTTACTTTATGTCTTTGAGTATATTCATATGTTTGAATTAATTGTGGGGCTATATTTTTCTCTCTATGTTCACGATTTACACATAAAAAATCTACATAGTAAGCTTTAAATTTTCCAGTCTTTTTAATCGATATACTAATTGGTTTACCAGTTATAACACCTATAATTTCATTTTCTTGTTTTATATCTGATTTATCTTTACTATTATCTATTTTATAAATAGGATTGTTATATACAGAGATAAAACATTTAGAGGTATGCCCATTAAAAAATGTTTTAAAATAATCAATTGTGGGTAAATAATTTGCTTCACTATTACGATTATAATGATTTCTTAGTAATTCAACTATTTCAGTAATTTCTTTTTCATTATAATCAAAAAAGTCCTGATTTGTGATATTTATAAAATTACAAAATTTATTAGATTCTGGTAATTCTTTATTAATAATACCTTTTGGATATATCCAATAAAATAGGTTATAATAGTGAAAAACTGGTTGATAAGCCCAAAATTTATAAGTTATTTTTACATAAAATCTAAAAGTGATAATAATTATAAAAAATAAGATTAAATAATAATAATATTCCATATTATCTATTTATTAATTTAATATTTATATAATATATGTTTAAAATTATATTAATTATTATAGCAGGATTTATAACAGGATTTTTTTCAGGAGCGTTAGGAATAGGTAGTGGTATTATATTAATACCACTATTATCAATATTAACAATAATAAAAAATCATAAACTAGCTATAGGTACTGCACTATTTGTTTCTTTACCACCACTTTCTATAGCAGCTGTTTATAATTATTATAAAAATAATTATGTTGATATTAAAATTGGAATTCCATTAATAATAATTATTACCCTATCTGCCTGGATAGGATCATATTATTCAATTAAAACAGATGTTCGTAGAATAGCCTATATAACTAGTGGTATTTTATTTTTACTTTCTCTATTTTGGTTTTATTGTGGTTATACTGGTAAATATTTACAATAAAATTGAAAATATATATTTTATTATATTTTACAATAATAAAATATGTCAAAACGACAAGCTGCGATCAATGAATTATTTAAACCTAATCAGGATGGTATATCTGAATGGATAAATAAAGATATTATAAGTAATTTTAAAAATGGTATATTAGATTGGGGTAATAATGGAGTATTTAGACATGGAGTATTTCAAGGAGACAATAGATATATGTGGGAAAAATATCCATTGAAAGGTAAAATCGAGAAAATAAGAACTGCTGGATTTAGTAGTGAATATTTGTATGGTCATGAACGACCCATAAGAGATGATATTCGTAAATTTTATGAATCAAAATCGTGTGTCGCTTGTGGAGAAACTCATAATATAATTGTAGATCATAAAAATGATTTATATAATGATGAGAGAGTTTTAAATAAAACAACGCAAACATTAGAAGATTTTCAAGCTTTATGTAATAGTTGTAATCTAAAAAAACGCCAAGTATGTAAAATAACAAAAGAAAAAGGTGAAAGATATGGAGCTACAAACATTCCTAGCCTAGCAGTTTTTGGGATAGATTTTATTGAAGGTAATAAACAATTTAGTCTAAATGATAAAAATGCAATGGTTGGAACATATTGGTATGACCCAGTAACATTTATGAATTATATTAAGATGAGTTTAGTATCTCAGTAAATTTATCAAAATATTCTTTACTAACTTCACATCCTCTAAATTTTCTATTAGTATTTTTACAGGCAAATAGTGTAGTACCCCCTCCAATAAATGTATCTAATACTGTATCATTTTCATTAGAGTGTTTTTTAATTAGTTCTTCAAATAGTTGAAGACTTTTTTGTGTTGGATGAAATCTATTTTTTCCTCCTTGTAGTGGAAACATATAGATACCATTATCATACTGACTATTGAATGTAGGTTTTGAACCTTTAATACAAGTTAAGGCTATTTCTCTACAATTAGTTAAATAATTAATTTTACTATTTAAAGGTTGTGGATTAGTTTTAATCCATTCGATTAATCTTATCTGTTTAAATTTATATTTTTCTAAAATAGTTTTCAATGTTTCTATCTTCCATAAATCAAAGAATATAATAAGTGTACCACCATTTCTTAATTTATCAAAGTATAACTTAATAAATTTTTCTAGAGTTTCTATTGTAAAATCATTATCCCAATCACCATAATCAGTTTTTACACAATATTTTTTGCCATATATAGTGCCATATTTTAAGTAATTTGTTTTATTACTATCATCTTCAATATTATTAGCTGTTTTATATTCTTCCCATTCTTTTTCAGTTTTAACTGTTTCTATATTGTTTTTTTCATTATCTTTTACTTTATTATAATGAGTATTCATTCCACTCTCTCTAGAAATAATATAAGGAGGATCAGTTAAAATTAAATCTATTGAATTATTTTTAATAGTATTTAAATAAGTTAATCCATCTATATTCTTAAAATCATATTCTATTTCACTACTAGTCGTTTTATTATTTACAACAATTTTTAATTTAGACATTCTTGTAAATATATATAATTTTATTTTTAGATCAATTTTAATTTTCAAAATAACAACAAAAAATAAATAGTAACAATTCTATAAAATCTTCTTTATCTGCTTTATTTTCTTTATCTCTTTTATCTCTTTTATCTTTTTTATCTCTTTTATCTTGTATATCTTGTTTATCTTGTTTATCTGCTTTACAATTAAATAATTTATACATTACTTCATCTACCAAATTTTGTTGACTTTTTCTTTTTAATAATCTGACACAATCATTATGTAATAACACAGAATCATCAACGGTCATAATAATACTTTATACTTTATACTTTATATTTAATTTTCATAAATAGTATAAATAGATAAACTGTAAATGCTTAATAATTTAATTTAGGAAGGTTTTTGTAATGTATATAAATAGTTATAATCATACTGGATATCTTTCATTTCTATTTGAGATTGTAATATAAAACCAACTTCTCTAGCAGCAGCAAGAATAGACTGTTGTGAAGACATATAAAGTTTATGTTCATTTATTCTGGTTTTTTTTTCATTATTAAATTTAAAAATTTCTTTAAATGTTACATTAGGTTGTTGTAAACTGATAGTATTAAAATTTATATTTTTATCTTGTATAAAATTAGCTTTATAATCAAATTTATCAAAATTTATTTCACTTTTAGTAGGTCTAGTTGATTTAATATCACAATTAGTTGCACTAGGAACTATAGGATCAAATTTATTAATATTAACTAGATGTATAACTAATAAACCATTAGGTTGTAACCAGTGATAACAATTTTCAAAAAATAGCCTTTTATCTTTAATATAATAAATAGTAAAATAGAGACACAATATATGACTAAATGTATTTTCAGGAAATTCCATTGTATTTAAAACATTTGATACTTTAAAATTTAAACCAGGAAAGTTAGATTTACATTTTTGAATCATTGATTGCGAATTATCAACGCCTATTACTTTTATATTTAAGCTATTTAATTGTTTTACATGGTGTCCAGTACCACAACCAATATCTAAAACTAAATTATTAGGTGAAGGATTTGTAAAGATATTTTCTATTTCAAAATTATTTTTGGTTTCATTATGTAAAATTTTATCATATACATTAGCATAAAAATTATCATAAATATCATTATCGGTATGACGGACAAAATCTGCCTTTTCATCTATAAATCCTTCTTTATTATTTTTACAAAAAAATATAATTAGTACACTAACAAGTAAAACAAATAAAATAATTTCTAAACTACTAATTTTATTTAACTGTTTTATAAAGTTCATCCTTATATGTATTATAGTTATTTTTTTTATATGTTTAACAATATATGAATGAAAATGAAATAAATGATATCCGAAAATCATCAGAATTTAAAAATATAACATTTTCAGAATTTTCTAGATCGAAAGTAAAAGTTGAACTAATAAAAGCAATACATAATAATGATATTGAACCGGCGTGTTATTGGGCAGTAGAGTTAATTTGTGCAGGACATTATAATGACTTGTGGAATTGTATTATTATATATTCAAGTAGATATATTCATATATCTAATCCTAAATTACCATTATATTTATCAAAAAGATTTGAAGTGTTTAAAAATATAGTAAATAATGGATATCAAGATAATGAATTATATTTAAGAAACAATAATGAGATACGTAAACTTTTTGCAGAAATAATTACTATACTCTGTTACTCAAAAAAAGGGCATTGTTATGAAAATTATGCTATAAAAAATAATGATGAATTTGATATAACAAATATAACTAATCGATTAAAAGCTAATAATATAGAATATGCAAATCAAATATTTACAAATAAAGATCCTAAAGAAATTTTTATAGCTATTAATGAATTTATATTTAATATATCAGAACCATGTCGAGATACTGTTTCAGCTTGTTATTGGGTTGAATGGATACTAAAATTTGAAACAGTTTATAGACAAAAAAAAATTATTTTAGAATGTGAGAGAAGAGCTTTTATACCAGTTGAACATAAATATCAGATGAATATTATATGGATGATATGGGAAGGAATAATAATAAAAGCTCAAGAAAAAAAAAATAATGAAAATATAATAAATGCTCTATTATCATTATTCTGTATTAAATATAGACCATCTAATAATAAACAACGTAAATATTTATTATACTGGGCTATAAGTATTTTAACAGAAGAAGTTAATTATAATAATCCATTAATAAAAAATACTAATTTAATAAAAAATATAGCTAATAATATAGATTTAATTTATAAACAGATAAAAAAAAATGAAAAAACTCCAAATACAGATTACTTATTCGATGGAATACAAGAAAATAATATAGATAAATCTATTAAAAAGCTAGAAACAATGAATTTAATACTTGATAATAATTAAGGTCTTAAATTAGGATTTATACATATAGCTTCTGTTGGAAATATATTGCCAGACATACATTTATCACCTTGTTTAACTTTTATACAACTTCTAAATCCTCTGTCTTCACCTATATAACAATAACCTGATTTATTAGCTATTTTACTAGACTGTGTTGTACTAGTAGATAAGTCAGGTTTAGGTAATGGATTACCTTCTTGAGGTAATGGTGTTGGTGGAATAGATTCAGGACGAGGATCATCTTTTTGTATACTAGTTGCTAGTTCTTGTTCTTGAGTGTTATTTTTAACTTTTTTGTTTTCACTACTATTTTTATTATAATAAATTTTTTCAATTAAGTCAAAAGGGCTAAATAAGTCTTTTAACCATAGAGGTAATAAATCTAATCTATTTAATATTGTTAAAATTACATAAGCAACTAGATATATAACTAGTATATAACGTACTATTTTAAAAATATAATCAAACATAGAAATATTTTCTGGTCTAGATGATAAATTATCACTATCTGGTAAATAATCATTACCTATAGGAGCACCCATTGTAGCCTTTAATGTAGTAAAAGTTTTTGCACTAGAATTATTTTCAGGAGCAAACATTATATATATTAATTATAATATATATTACATTATAATTAAACTAAATATTATTTTTACATATAGGAATTTTAACTGGAATATATTTAGTATTACTTACCTGAGATAGATTATTTGTTGGTTTTGTAATAGTTGCACCATATAATCCATTTGGATTATTATTATAAATATTAGAATTTGAATATAAAGAAATACCTTGTAATGATTGAACACCAAATCTTAGTCCGGGGCGACCATTTGGTAATAGTCCTCTACCCATATTAGCTAATTGTTGATTACGTGTTAGACCAGAACCTGTATTGCCACCAAATAATATCGCACTTTTTTGACCACTATTACTATAATTTATAATAGGTCCACTAATTACATTATTTAATCTATTTCTAAACATATAGGATTTTTTATATAATAAAGTATCAGCTAAATTAGGTGTTACACAAGTAGCATTACTTAAATCAGTAAATTGGTTACAATTTTCACAAAGACTAGGAAACTGTTTATTAAATCGTGCTCCTGCGTGATTTTTATTATCTTCAGTATTTCCAATAAATGCATCGCGCCGAAAGGTTGGATTAGTTGAACGTTGTAAATTTAAATTATTTTGTGCTAAAATAAAATTTCGTTGTGATATAATTCCACCTCCTCCACAACCAATTGGAGCAACATTTTTTTCATCAATACATTCTTTATATAATAAATTACAAGATGTATCTATACCCCTAGATAATATAGTTGTTATAGTTGATGTTATTTCACTAACAGATCCTGGTGGATTAGATAATGACATTTATTTTATAATTAATTAATATTTTAAAATAAATTATTGCATTTCACTACTTTGTAATGGAAAAAACCATCTAAATGATAAATAATTGGCATCAGTATTATTAAGATTACCATCTAGAGTTCTTAAATTTGGTCCAGCTGCAATTATACTTTGAATTTTATTAGCACCTAATGCATATGCGAAATATTGCACTTGCGATAGATATCCTGAGAAACCACCATTTAATCCCATATAGACAGGATCATAATTTTGATTAGGAACACCATTTAATATTGTACTTCTAGTTAATGTTCCATTTATAAATACATCTAATCTATGTTGATCTTGTCGAATTATAACATTAAACCAATGTCCTATTGGTAAATCGCCAATAATAATTTTTTCATTTGGATTATCAAAAGTATTCATTACAACTGCTAAATTTCTATAGTCATTTGATACATATAATCCAGGTGCATTATTTGGTTGCATCATACCATTTGTACCCATTGTATCACTACCTTTACTATATATATGTCTCCATCTTTGTTGTTGTTCAGGGCAAGCACCTGGAGCACAACCATGATTAGGTAATTCAGGTTGTTTTAAAAAGATCCAAGATGACCAAGTAAATACTAAACCATCTCTTTGATCTGTTGATCTTAATATTGGTACAGCATTTGGTTGATTAGGATCAACTGGTACTAATGCTAATGTAGATCCATCTTTCATTCCATTTAATAAAATTGGATCACTAGATGGTGTAAAAATATATGATAAAATACGTGTTCCAACTTTAAGAAGTACTACAAATATAAAAATTACTAATATAAGAAATCCTAATTTTGCTACAATTCCATTAGAATTTAAAAAATTTGCTCCACCACTCATACTTTTCTTATCACTAAATTGATCAAATTGAGCCATATTCTTATATATATTATAGAATATATTATAGAATATATTATACAATTTATTTTATAATTTATTCTAATTAAATAGTTACAGATGCTTCAGGTTGATTATTTACTAAATATGTAACACGTAATTTGTACTTGTCAAATAGTGACATACCACCACATTTTGGTCCTGCTGCATAAATATTAAATGCTTCTTGTGGATTTAATGGTGTTGCAAAATATTGTGTATTAGAGGTCCACCCTTTAAACCCACCCCCAGGAGTTAAAATTACAGGCGCATCTGGGTCAATCTTAGCTGGTGCAGGAAGAATACAAGTACGAACTAATTTACCATCTAAATATACATCCATTGTACGATTGTTAAGACTTACAATAAGATTAACCCATCTTTGAAGTGGGAAATTATTTACATTACATGTTGGTGCTTGAGCAGGCTGTGGACCTAATGGATGTGCACCAGGAGGTAATCCACCTGGTCCTAAAGGTTGTTGGCCACCATGTGTTGGGAATGTATGAACGCTAATTGATAAATTATTTTCATAAGGTGCTAAAGTAATTCTTGGATTTGCTGTGCCGCCAGCACCGCCTCTAATTAACAAATCTTTTTGTTCGCTTAATCTGTAAGACCAATCACTTACATAAAACCAGATTGAATATGCATAATTATTAGTATGACTATTACCATGTAATTTATTTGCAGGTATTACTAATTGTTTTGTACCTGATCTACAATTACTTAATAATTTAGCTTTTTGAAGAAATAGCCACCAAATAGCATATACAACTAATCCTATTAAGGCAACAGTTAATATTATTCCTGATAATTCCATAATATAATATAAGCAGATAAATTTTCTAAATTTATAAATCTATTAATAGTAGATTTAATAGATTTAATATTATTATTTTAAAAAGTATTTATTAAATTTATTTCTTGTTTTGTTAATGTTTTTTTATAATATACTGCATTTTTTATTCCTCCATAAACACCATCTTTTTGACCAGCTATTGCTTTTTGAATATTATTAAGTGGTGTAATATTTGGTGTAGAAGATACTAATTTATTATTTACAAAAATATCTAAAGTTCCTCCATAATAATTAATAATAAAGTTATTCCATCTTTGATATTCAAAATTTTTTAAGGTATATAATTTTATCATATGTTCATTTAATCTATTTTGTTGTGTAGTACTAGCCCAAAATTCTATTTTATTTTTATTAAATATAACTTTTATTAAATCATTTATGTTTACTAAATCAGTTGCTTTTGAATATGCTGTACTTATAGAAGGCGCTTGTGGAATTATCCATATCCAAAATGATAACGCATAATTATAATTCATAAATGTTTTCTCACTTAAATCACCATCTTTTCTCTCTCTTAAACTCTCAAATATACCTAAATTAACTGGATTATGTAAAGAAACAGGATTTTTTATTAATATATTACCTTGTGGCATAATTTGTTTTTGAAATAATTTATAAATAAACGGTATTAAAAACCTTAATGATATTAATGCAATTTCTATTCCTATTAAAATTAATGTACTATGATCGCCTTTTAGTAATCCAAACTCAGTCTTTAAATAATCTGCTAACTTTATAAATAGACAAGGTAAATAAAATATAACAGACTTTATAAAATCTCTAAATAAATTAGGTTTTGCATCTAGATTACTCTGACTAGATTTTCCTATTAGTAATCCAATTATTCCTCCTATAATACCTCCTCCTATAGACCATAATTTTGCTCCCATTAATAAAAATATTATTGTAAATAATCCTGATAAACCTATGGATGCAGTTATTTTTGTCGTTTTTTCAAAAAACATTGCTACAACACCAGAAAGAATTAATAGATTTAAAATATTTACTATTATTGTTAATGGAGCAGGTGTATAAGAGAGAAAATAAAATGATAATGCTATTAAACCTATTACTATTGCATACATCATAATAACTTTAATAAATGTCATTAAATATTGAGATGCTGTATTACTGTTAGGAAAATTAATACTCCACCATTTTAGTATCCACATAGATAGTAAACTAATCAATCCTAATCCCACAAAAATTATATAAAAAAACAATTTATTTTTAGTAAATAGATTCCACCATCTTGTATCTGTTGATCTTAATTTATCTTTTTCATCATCTAAAATTTTATCTACTGATGTCTTTGTATCGCCTTTATATTGCATCCACGGTTTACTATTAAAATATATTGCTAATGCAACTAATAATATATATAATATCATCAAAGTTAGTAATAATTTATCATTAAATAGAACTTTAAATAATCCTGGCATATATTATATATTAATATTAGTAAATAATATTAAAAATTTTCCATAGCTGTTTTCTCTCCGTGACAATTACGACATAATGCTTCTAAATTATTTATATGATTATCACCACCATGTTCTAACCTAATTTTATGATCTACCTCAAACCATGCTGGTAATTGACATCCACATTTACCACATTTCCAATTTTGTTGAGAAGCTATATATTTTTTTTTAGTTTCACTTACTGACCTTTTTACCTGATTATTATTACTACTACCACCACTATTCATCATACGTTTAAATTGTGGTGAATAATTATTACTAAATGGAGATCCTTGTGAAGATAATTTAAGTATTGGTGATAACATATCACCACTCTCTTTATCTATTGGCATAAATTTAACAAAATTATGAGCGTGAGAACATAAATCTTTTCCTTGTGAAGGATATTTTCTCATAAAAATTATAAGTGATAATCCTAAGAATCCATAAAATGCCATTTGATAATATTTTTTCCATTGTTTTATCATTTTCATATATTTGCCATCGTGATATATATTCATAACTATAAATCCTGTTGCTACTATTATTAATAATTCAAATTTCATATATATTTATAAATATATTTATTTAGCAATAGATAATATATAATAAAGTAAATAAATAATCTAATAATTATATATATGAAATATCTCTCACTTATATTAATATTATTGTTTATAACAATAATATCTAGTTTTACAGGATGTTGTTGTAATCGAGAAGGATTAGATAATAAAGATGCTATGATAGCAGGTGGATATGTTAATGTAGGTAGTAGACCAGGCAATTGTGCACCAAGTGTAATACCTGGTAATAATAATTTTACTTCACGAGAATTAGCATCACAATTTTGTTTTGATTGGAATCAAAGAGCTGGTACACCAAGTTGTACAGCAATTCAACAAGAAAAAAATGGAAGTTTTCAAGCAAGAGGCTGTAGTAATGATGCTATACAAAAAGGTTGGTGTAAAGGATTTCCAAAAATAACTTTTCAAGAAGAGACTTGTAATGCCGAACAAGGAGGTACAACATGGTTTTATAAAAAACCTGATAAACCACCGCCACTATCTGCTTCATCGCCACCACCAACTACATTTCATCCACCTGCTCCTCCTCCACACGCTCCATGGAATATAGATCAACATATTGCACATATACAAAATCCAATTATGGGACATGGAGAATTTAATACTCCATTACCATCAGAAAATGCTATATTTATAAAAAGACAAAATACAAATATTACATTAAATCCTGCTCCAGCCCCAAAACAATAAATTATTAAATTATTACACCTTTGCACATTTTAAACGCCTATTTTATTAGGCAAAAAATAATAAAAAATGTAAAATTAATAGTAGGAATTTCCATAACCAATCAATATGTTTTCTCCAAAAGTTTCCTTAATTTTATTCAACAAATCTAAAAATAAATCCACCCGCAGTTTTTTGTTTTTCTAAACAACATTTGCTAATACTACTATAAGATATATTTAATTCTTTTGATGCTTCCTTCTGTGAATAAAACTCTTTTATTTTATTCAATTGTAAATCATATTGAGCTACTTTTTTAGTAGAATTAGACAATCCACTATTAACCTTATGTATTTGATTTTCTATATTAGAACACCATTCTAAATTCCATTTACACGCATTTTCTTTGTTTCCGTCAATATGATTGACTTGTTCTTTATTTTCTGGGTTAGGTATAAATACCTTGGACACCAATCTATGTAATAAATATGAATGAGGATAAATACACACCCATAAATAACCAGATGCATGGCGATGCCCTTCCGTAATTCTTCCTTTATGATTTTTAACTCTGCCATAATTTGATATTTTGTATCCTTTGGTTCCTTTTATAATATCACTTGGAATATCTTTCCATTCTTCATCATCATATTTATTTTCAAATTCATTAGAATATTCCCATTTATAACCAAATGCAGTTTTTCTTATATATTCTTTATTTTTACAAGGACCATGCCGACCATATGTTTTTCCTTTACGACAAACAGCAGTTATTTTAGTTTTTATATTATTTCCACCATTAAAGTCTTTTACCCTTGTTAAATTATTATCAAAAATCCATTGTGACGCTGCCCTTATAGTTTTGTAATATTCTAATTTTTCATTAGTGTTTTTATCAATTCTCCAAACTGGTCTTGAAGAAATTAACTCTTGAATTTCTTTTTTACATTTTCGTTTATGATTATTTTGTTCAGTAGTAGTTGCCCATTCCAGATTACTTAAATTATTGTTTAATTTATTATGGTCTTTATGATTAACAGTTTCTTTGTTTAATGGATTGGGGATAAAAGTTAAAGCAACTAATCTATGCATTTTACAGGATTTTCTATCACCATTATTATTAGTTATAGTAACTTGTAAATATCCCGATTTAATACATGGATTTAATATACGCTTTGTTATTTTATTTTTTATATTTCCAAAACTACTAATTTCATATTTTTTGAAATTATCTAATGTTTTCCAAACTTCGTCGTTCATATTTATTATGAATTTAATTAAATTTTATATAATTAAATCAATTTTATAATTAATGTTATTTTTTCATAAATAACTTACAAAAATCGGCATTTTAAATGTGCAAAGGTGTAAATAAATAATTTTTTTATAACAAATTATTTATTTAGTTATTATTTAATTTTTTTAAATCTTTTATTAGTAAATCGACAGGTATAACTTTTGTAGCATATTTTGGATTAAAACAATAATTGAGTATTAAATTTGATATTTTTACTTTTAAATTAAGTGAATATTGATTACTATCAGTAATTATGTAAATCATATAACACATAATAAAACCATATATATCAACATTATTAGAATATATTTCAGAAAAGTATTTATTATAATCAAATAACATAGTTTTAAAATTAAAAAATTTATCTACTGCTTCTGTACAATAATTTACAATCCAGTCTGTTACTAATATAGAAATATCAATCGCTTCTAATGAAATATTCCATAATTCAACTATTAAACTGTTAGGAATTAATTTAAATATTCCTGGTATTAAAAATGTTTTTAAAAATAGTTCGTGACCTTGATTACCTATATTATAATATGCATTATATATTTCTCTAATTATTTCTGATTTCTTCTCTCTACTAGTATTATGTTTAATATTGTATTTAATAAAATATTTTGTTAAATTATCAATTATAAAATTATCAAACAATATTCTACTAAAAGGACTATTAAATTGTATAGCTCTGTTAAATAGTATATTTGGAACTACATTTTTATCTGTACTTACTCCCATTTCTCCAAAATCTATTATTTTTATTTTACCATCTTTGTAAAGAATATTGCTACTTTTAATATCAAAATGATAAATTTTTAATTTATTCATAGGAATAATAGCATTTAATAATAAATTTTGTAATAATAAATTTAATTTATCAAAAGATAAAATATTTAAGTTGATAACATTGTCTAAATTATCACCACCGTGTGGCATATTAATAATTTTAAATTTATTTAAATTACTATTTATATTACTAGCATTATAACCAGATTCTTCTAATGACATACATTTACTAAAATTTTCTTTATCTTTACTAGTTAATTTATCAGGGACACATGTCGAAATATTTGATAATAGAAAATAATTAGTATAATTAGGAATTTTAGATAATATTTTTTTTACATTTTGTAATGTATTCCATTCAACATTACTATTTTCAACAAAAGATAATTTACTAATGCCATCAGTACGAGGTTTATTAGAACATTTTAATGCTGGACTAAAAACACAACCAAAACCTCCACTATCTATTGCTTTTCCACCTTTATTTTTACTTTTTTTTCTAGTTTTTCGATTATTTTTCATATTTATATATACTAAGATTTTCTATAAACATTAATAGTTATTATAATTAATAATAACAATATACCAAAATATACATACTGTTCACGTCGATTATTATTAATTTTAAATTCTTTTTCATAATTTTCATAATGTTTATAATATTTTTCAAGACTTTCAGATAATGTTAATTCTTCATATCCTAAATTTTTATTTATTTCATTATGAATAAAATAGACCCATTTTATAAATGATTCTCTAGAATCTAAATATGGTGTTACAGGATACTTATCTAATAATTCACTGAAATAGTTACCAATATTTTCTATAGGAATAAAGATTGGTAAATTTTCAATAAAATCATAATATTTTTTTTTAACAGTTTCATTTGGTTTTAATGGATATGTTAGTGATATAGTATGTAAAACAAACCAATAATGTGGACCCCATACTTTTGGATTTAAACTCATTACATTAAATAAATATAAAAAGATAACTAAAATAACATATAACGGATAGATGATGAAAGAATATAATTTTTGTAATAATTGTGGTAAACATGGACATTTATTTCACCAGTGTAAAAATCCTATCACTAGTATTGGAATAATAGTATTCAATAATAGTGATGAACTTAAATACTTAATGATTAGACGTAAAGATAGTTTAGGCTATGTTGATTTTATGAGAGGAAAGTATCCTTTATTTAATAAACGATATTTATTAAATATAATTAATGAAATGACTATAAATGAAAAAAATAATTTATTAACAAAAGATTTTGAACAATTATGGAAAGAATTATGGGGTGATCATATTGGTATTCAATATAGAGGAGAAGAGAAAATTTCTAGAGAGAAATTTAATTCATTAAGAGCAGGCATTAAATTACAATCAAATGAATATAATTTAGAATCATTAATAAATGAATGTGAAAATAATTGGAATGAACCAGAATGGGGATTTCCCAAAGGTAGGCGTAATTTTCAAGAAAAAGATTTAACTTGTGCATTAAGAGAATTTGAAGAAGAAACTGGTTGTAATAAAAATAGTTTAAAAATAATTTATAATATTATGCCAATTGAAGAGCTATTTACTGGATCAAATTACAAATCATATAAACATAAATATTTTATAGCCTATATGGATCAAGAAAATAATAATTTAAAAAATTTTCAAAAAACAGAGGTAAGTAAAATAGAATGGAAAACATATAGTGATTGTGTTAAATATATACGGCCATATAATTTAGAAAAAATAGATACACTTAGTCGAGTAAATCATATACTGCAATCTTATAAGTTTTTTTAATATAAAACATTAATATTATATTTATATATAAATGGCATCTAGTGATGATTCAAATAGTCAAATTAATAATTTAGAATTAGAAGAGAGAGAAATGTGGCAAAAAGATGAATCTAGATTAAAATATTTGTATCCAAGTTTAAATGACCCATTATTTAATAAAAAAATAGCCGAAAAACGTGAATTTAATGATACAAAATATAGTGGTAAAATTTTAGATATTAGAAAAGAAGCTGAGCGTCTCTGTAATAGTGAATTTAGCTTATCGCCTCATCAACAATTTGTCAAAAACTTTTTATCACTATATACACCATATAATAGTTTATTACTTTTTCACGGTTTAGGATCAGGTAAAACTTGTTCTGCAATTGGTGTAGCAGAAGAGATGAGAGATTATATAAAACAGATGGGAATTAGTCAACGTATTATAGTTGTTGCGTCACCTAATGTGCAAGATAATTTTAGGCTTCAATTATTTGATGAAAGTAAGTTAGAATTGGTAGATGGTTTATGGAATATTAAAAGTTGTGTAGGTAATAAATTATTACGAGAAATTAATCCATTAAATATGAGAGGATTGTCTCGTGCCCGAGTAGTAAGTTTAATAAAAAATTTAATTAATAGTTCTTACTTATTTATTGGGTATACAGGTTTTGCAAATTTTATTGAAAAACAGAGTTTTGTTCCAGGTGAACTTAGTATTGATCGCGAAAAAATTATAAAACAAAAATTAAAACAAGTATTTGATAATCGACTAATTATAATAGATGAAGTTCATAATATACGTTTCACGGATGATAACAAACGAAAGCGTATTGCGTCTGAATTAAAAAAACTTGTTACTAATGTAGATAACTTAAGATTATTATTTTTATCGGCAACTCCATTATATAACACATACAAAGAAATTATTTGGTTGATAAATATTATGAACTTAAATGATAAAAGAAGTACAATTAGTTTAAAAGATGTTTTTGATCAAGATGGAAACTTTTTAGTTAATGAGGATGGAAAAGATATTGGGCAAGCATTATTAGAGAGAAAAGCTACTGGGTATGTTTCTTTTGTAAGAGGTGATAATCCTTATACTTTTCCGTATAAAGTATGGCCAGATCAATTTGCTCCAGAAAAATCTATTAAAAATATTATTTATCCAAGAATTCAAGTAAATAGTAAAGATGTTAGCGAGCCTATTCAATTTTTATCTCTCTATATGGTTTCTATGGGAGGATATCAAGATAGTGGATATAATTATATTATAAATCAAATGTCAAGTACTGAAGATTTTAATATTGAAAAAATGGAACAATTAGGTTATATTCAACTAACTAAACCATTAGAAGCATTAAATATTATATATCCAAATAGAGATATATTTGATAATGGAATTGATGCTACAGTTGATATAAAAAATCTAGTTGGTAAAGAGGGATTAAATAGTGTAATGACATATAAAAAAACTATTTCACCACCTAGTATAACTAACTTTAAATATCGTGACGAAATATTAGATGAATATGGTCGTATATTTGCACCAGAAAATATAGAAACATATAGTGCTAAAATTAAAGCTATTATTGATAGTATACGAAATTCAAATGGAGTAGTATTAATCTATTCACAATATTTAGATGGTGGTGTAGTACCAATTGCTCTAGCATTAGAAGAAATGGGTATTACAAGATATGGTTCAATACCATCTCTTTTTGAAAAGCGACCTGTTGAAAATCTTGATTTAAAAACATACACAAATACTAATTCTAAAGATGCTATTGCAGCAAAATATATTATGATAACTGGTGATAATAAATTATCGCCAGATAACATAGGTGAAGTAAAAGCTGCTACACAAAAATCAAATATAAATGGAGAGAAAGTAAAGGTAGTTCTTATCTCTCAAGCAGGTTCAGAAGGTTTAGATTTTAAATTTCTTAGACAAGTTCATATATTAGAACCTTGGTATAATTTAAGTAGAATAGAACAAATTATTGGGCGTGCTGTTAGAAATTGTAGTCATAAAGATTTACCGTTAGAAGAGAGAAATGTACAAATATTTTTGTATGGAAGTGAACTTGTTGATAATCTAATTGAACCAGCCGATTTATATGTTTATAGATTAGCAGAACAAAAAGCAATTAAAATAGGTAAAATAACTAGAGTTTTAAAAGAAATATCGGTAGATTGTTTATTAAATAGTGAACAGACAAATTTTAGTGCTGAAAATATGAAACTTATATTAAAACAAAAAATATCTGATGGTAAAATAATAGATTTTCAAGTTGGTGATAAACCTTATACGCTACAATGTGATTTTCAAGATACATGTATGTATAAATGTAAACCAGATAATACAATAGAAGATATTAATAGTCTTACATATACAAAAAATTTTATAGAAATGAATATTGATAAAATTATTATAAGAATTAGACAATTAATGAAAGAAAATTATTTTTATAAAAAATCTATTTTAATAAGAGAGATAAATATTATTAGACAATATCCATTAGATCAAATTTATGCTGCATTAACTGAATTAATAGATAATAATGAAGTGATAAGTGATAAATATGGAAGATATGGTAAACTTGTTAATATTGGAGAATATTATTTTTTCCAACCAATTGAATTAAATAATGAGAATATATCATTATATGATCGAAGCGTTCCTATCCCATTTAAACATCAAGGTATAAAAGTAAATATTAATGATATAGCTAATATATCTCAAAGTAAAACACTTGCAATTGCTCCAAAAATAGCCGATATTATATCAGAATCAAGTGATATAAAAGCGACTCAGGTTGAAAGTAAAGTAGAAAAAGTTATTAAATCAGCAGAAACTATAGATGAGCCTACAAAAGTTCCTCTTAGACCAGAAATCAAATCTCTACCAGGAAAGCAATTGATTGATAAAATGTTAGCAGATTATAATAGTGCAATGACTAAACAAATTATTATTAGAGGCGACAAAGATGTATGGTATAAACACTGTTATTTTGTATTAAAAGAATTAGAAGAAATGGGTATAAGCAAAGAAATACTAGATGATTTATTAATTAGTCATATAGTTGAAATGAATTTATATGATGATCTAGTTAATCTATTAAATTATCTGTATTTTAATAGTGATTTAAATAGTTTTGAGAATAAATTATTAAATTATTTTAATAATTATGAAATTAAGTATAAAGATCAAATAGGTATATTATTACCTGGATGGAATCCAAAAACAAAAAAACCTATGTTTAAACTATTAATTAAAAATAGTATAGAAAAAATATGGAAATTAGGTGAATCAGAAGATTATAATGACTTTTTACCAGAAATAAAACTAAATATTATTCCTAAGTCTCAAATAAACAATATTTTTGGATTTATAAGTAATTTTAAAAATATATTAATGGTATTTAAAGTTAAAGATAATAAACCTGGTAATACTGGTGCTAGATGTGATCAGGGTGCTAAATTAACTGCTGGTAAATTAAATGAATTACTAGATAAAGAAGAATATACAGAGAGTGTAATTAAAAAGCGATCTGCCGCATATCTATGTGTTTTACAAGAATTTTTACTAAGAATAAATGATTATAATAAAAAAGATAGTAAAAGATGGTTTTTAAGACCAGTAGAATTTATTTTTTATTCTAGTTAAAATATTAAAAATTGAAATTAAATATAGTATATATTATATATATATATACTATATGGAACTAGAAACTGAACCTAAAATTACTAAAACTACATCGCGTAAAAAACGACGTGATAATAATTTATATACACAAATGATAATTAATAAAAAAGTGTTGGTATCAATGAAAAATATTGGATCTAATTTAAAAGAGATTATGTTAAAATTAATTGAAAATGATATAGCAGGTAAATGTATTAAAGAAGGATATATTAAACCAAATAGTATATCAATAATTAGTCATTCAAATGGTATACAAGAAAGTGATTATATTAAATTTAGTGTAGTTATTGAGTGTTTAGTTTGTAATCCTGTTGAAGGACAAAATATTTCTTGTAAAGTAGTAAATATTACAAAAGCTGGAATCAGGGCATCTGTAGATGATGAAAATGATCCATTAGTTATATTTATTGCAAGAGATCATAGTTATCTTAATAAAAACTTTTCAAATATTAAAGATGAACAAGAAATTACAGTAAGAGTAATTGGTCAAAGATATGAATTAAATGATAAAAATATTTCAGTAATTGGCGAAGTTGTTGATTCAAAAACTAAACCACAAAAAATTTCTATTAGTAAAAAGAGTGATCCAGTTGATATAGATATTACCCAATTAGAAGAATCTCAAGATTAAAGTAAATTAACTTAAAGTTATATAATATAATATATTATATGAGTGATATAGAAACTTTACAAAAAATAAAAGATATAGTAGAACAATATAATAAACAACAACAATTAGATATTTTGAAAATTTTTATTGAAGATTCTGTTAATATTAGTGAAAATCTAAATGGTACTTTTATTAATCTTACTGATATACAAGATTCTACAATTAAAAAAATTCAAGAATATATAAATTTTATTAATATTCAAAATATTAAATTAACAAATATTGAAACAACTAGAAAAGACATAGAAAATACTTTTTTTGATAAACAAGCCAAACCTAAACCCTGTCATAAAGTACTAGAATAGATATATTTTAACAATTTAAATATATATCTAAATATATATTTAGATGACAAATATTATAAATGAAAAATATATGCTAACAAATGAAAATATTATTAAATTATTGCCTAATATTAATAGTAAAAATAATAATAGACAATCCAATAAACAACCCTTAAATAAAATTACTAATAATAGTGATGAATTATTTTGGACTATTTATAAAATAGTTGAAGGAGAATATAAATATGAAACAAATTGTAATTTTAAAACTGAAAAAGATTTTAAAATTAAATGTATTGAAGATTTACGATTAATTAAAACTAAATTAAAAACTTATAAATTATGTTTAAATAGAGTCGAAGATCAATTACTTAATCATAAAAAAATAAACTTAGAAACATTTTTTGCATTATCACTGTTATTTAGTTTAAATATTTTCTATGTATGGAATAACAAATTTTTTGAATTTAATTGTAATGAAAATACCGATATTATTGTTATTTATAATAATAATAACAATATTACAATTATAGATAATAGTAAAATAGAATTTTATAGAAACAATTTATTTTATGTAGAAAATTTAAATAAACCATTAAAAAGTGTTACTAGTTATTCAAAAGATGAATTAATAGATATTGCAAAAAAATTAAATATTGAGAATATTCCATCAAAAATTACTAAGAAAGACATTTATGAAAAAATACAGACCAAAATGTAAATTATATGATTATTAATAAGAAAATTGATTTATAAATATATTAATTTATATATATAAATGACTTCTACAGTTAAATCTATATCATTAACACAAGAGTCTGTAATAAATAAATATTTAGAAACTAAAAATACTCTAGATGAGAGCACTAATCCTGAATTAGAAGTTAGATTTGGTACTCGAAACATTGGAAAAATTTCAAAAAATAATTTTGATAATACTATAAAATTTTTATTATCTAAAAATTTTAATTTTACACCAACTAATAAATACTATTTAAGTATTAAAGTTGATGATATTAGAGTAGAAATAGATAATATAATTAATATTCAAAATTATTGTAAAACTAATCAAATACCTGAAGATTTTCAACAGCAAGGATATAGTTTTACTGAAAAAAATTTATACTTAATTGATGGTAAAACACCTGCCAGATTTAATTTAGATTCATTTAATTTTAGAATTACCTATTCTACCGAAAAAAATATACTGCCAAATTCTCCTGAAGTTGCTACACTTATTGCAAATTGGACATCAAAAAAAAAATTTAATCGACTTATAGATCGTTATACACTTATACATGAAGATATTCCAATTAGAGTAGATTTTAGTATTGTAAGAGAGAGTCATAGTAATAATAGTATTAGTGAATCTAATATATTTAAAATGATTCCAAAATATGAGATTGAATTAGAAATTTTAAATGATAAAGTATCTAGTTATAATTTAGAATCTTTAAATAAAATAGTAAAAACAGTTAGTAAATATATACTTTGTGGATTACAAAATACTAATTTTCCTATATCTTATCCTGATATAACAACGGTTGGTAAAAATTATTTAGAATTAATTGGTGTTAGACACGACGAGACAAAACCTGGAGATTTTATAGGACCATCATCAGTTACACTACAAATTTCAAATATTACTCAGAATAATCCAAATAGTAATATTATTAATATTAAGAAAAACTTTACAGTAACAGATAAAGCAGACGGAGATAGAAAATTATTATATATTAATAATGTTGGAAAGATTTATTTGTTAAATACTCAAATGAGTATAGAATTTACTGGTGCAAAAACTGATAATGAAGAACTATTTAATACTTTATTAGATGGTGAACATATTATTCATAATAAATTAGGAAACTATATTAATCTATATGCTGCATTTGATATTTATTTTATAAATAAAAAAGATGTAAGAAATTTAGAATTTATTGGTACAAGCAAAGCAGAATTACCTACTAAGTATAGATGGAATTTATTAGAAAACTTATTAAAAATACTTAATCCAGTATTAGTTAATTCTGATTTACCATCACCAATACGCATTCAAATGAAACGATTTTATGATATTACAGAAACACAGTCACTATTTGCTGCTTGTGCATTAATTAATGAACAAATAAAAGCTAATCAGTATGAATATAATACAGATGGCTTTATATTTACACCCAAAAATTTTGGCGTTGGTATGACAGAAACTGATAAAAAAATTAAAAATTATAAACATACTTGGGAATATTCATTTAAGTGGAAACCTGCCGAATATAATACTATTGATTTCTTACTAACTACAAAAAAAACTAAAACTGGTAATGACTTTGTAGGAAATAAATTTGAAGATGGAATGGATACTAAATCAGTAGATCAATTACTTCAATATAAAACTGTTATATTAAGAGTTGGTTATGATGTTAATAAACATGGATTTGCTAATCCATGTCAATATCTTATTGATGATGAAATTCCAATACAATCTGACTTTGACTCTGAAGATAGATTTAAACCAGTTCAGTTTGTTCCGTCAAATCCATATGATCCTGACGCAGGAATATCTAATATTGAATTACATTTAGATAATATGAATGAAAAACAGATGTTTACAGAAGAAAATGAAGTAATTGAAGATAATACAATTGTTGAATGTCGATATGATATTAGCAAACCAAAAGGATGGAGATGGATTCCTTTAAGAGTTAGATATGATAAAACTGCTGAATATAGAGCTGGATATAAAAGTTATGGAAATGCTTATCACGTAGCACAAAATAACTGGTATAGCATTCATAATCCAATTACTCTAGAAATGATTACAACAGGAGAAAATATACCCAATACACTTTCACAAGATGATATTTATTACAATCAAGTTAAAGGTCCAAAAAAAACAAAAGCTTTACGAGACTTTCATAATCTATATGTTAAAAATAGATTAATTACTAATGTATCAGACCCAGGCAATACTTTGATTGACTATGCTGTAGGTAAAGGTGGTGATATACCTAAATGGATCTCTGCAAAATTATCATTTGTATTTGGTATTGATTATTCCAGAGATAATATTAGAAATCCGGTTGATGGTGTTTGTGCAAGATATTTAAAATATAAACAAAAATTCGAAGCGACTCCCGATGCATTGTTTGTTTATGGAAGTAGTAATAAAAATATTAAAGATACATCGGCTATATTTAGTGAAGTTGGAAAACAGATCACAAATGCTGTATTTGGTACTGGACCAAAAGAAAAATTAGGCAAAGGTGTAGTTAAATCTTATGGAGTTGCAAGCGAAGGTTTTAATATTAGTTCAATTCAATTTGCGATTCATTATATGTTTGAAAATAATCAAACACTTCATAATTTCTTAACTAATATTGCTGAATGTACAAAAATTGGTGGATATTTTATAGGTACAAGTTTTAGTGGTAAAAAGATATTTAATCTTATTAATAATCTTAAAATTAATGAAACTTATACATTCTTTGATAGAGATAAAAAAAATAAACTTCTTGAAATAACTAAACAATATGATAATAGTGATTTTAGTGATGATATAAGTTCATTAGGTTATGCTATAGATATATTTCAAGTATCTATTAATAAAACAATTAGAGAATATCTAGTAAATTATGATTATTTAACATCTGTTATTGAAAACTATGGATTTGTACCACTAACAGTAGATGAATTAAAATCTGTTAATTTTACTGAAAGTATAGGTTCTTTTGAACAATTATACACACAGATGCAAAGTGATATTAAAAGTCGTAAACTTGATCAAAATAGTATAGGAGACGCATTTAAAATGACAAGAGAAGAACGAGATATATCTTTCTTAAATAATTATTTTATATATAAAAAAGTTAGAAATGTAGATATTAGCGATATTAAAACAGCGTTAGTTAAAAGTTCTGAAGCAGAAGAGATTGAAAGTGTAAAACAGTCTTTACAAGCAGCAGATGTAGTTAAACAGACAACAGAACAGGTTGAACAAGTTATAGAATCTGCAGAAAGTGTTACTTCTAAACCAGTTACTTCTATTAAAATAAAACCAATAAAATCAAAATCATCAAAATCTACTAAGTCTTAAAAACAATATAAATGGAATTAATAATAATATATTAACGTTATGAGTTATTTTTTATTACCAAATATAATTAATACTATATCATCAGAAGATTTGGAAATTAAAAAAGATTTAAAACATTATACAATTAGTAAATCATTAGCTAGATATTTAAATTCTATGAAAACACAAATTGATAATTATCAAAATGAATGGGACCAATATAAAAAATATACTAATCCATATGAATATATACATACTCCTATTCCTTATTCAAAACTATCTGTTTGTAAATTAAAACCTTTATCTAGATCATTTTATAAGTTAATAGAAATATTTAATATTTTTAATATAGATTTTACATCAGATGCTATGACTAGTTTTCACTTAGCAGAAGGACCAGGTGGTTTTGTTGAAGCATTAATTACGTATAGAGAAAATAATAATACAATAAATAGTAAAGATATTTATTATGGAATGACACTAATAAATGATCAAGATGAAAACATACCAGGATGGAAAAAAAGTAAATATTTTTTAAATAAACATCAAAATATTAAAATTATAACAGGAAAAGACAAAACAGGTAATTTATTAAATGTAGACAATTTATGGTATTGTTATGATAATTATAAAAATAGTATAGATTTAATTACAGGAGATGGAGGGTTTGATTTTTCTACTAATTTTAATCAACAAGAACATCAATCTGTAAATTTAATATTTTGTCAAATTGTATATGCTATTGCAATGCAAAAACGAGGTGGAATGTTTGTTTTAAAAATTTTTGATATATTTACACAAATTACGATTGAATTATTATATATTTTATCTAGTTTATATGAAAAATGTTATATAGTAAAACCACACGCAAGTCGTTGTGCTAATGCTGAAAAATATATAGTATGTAGAAATTTTAAACTAGATAATACTTATAATTTAATAAAAAAATTTAGTGAATTTTTTAGTTACTTAGATGATAAACCAATTTGTAAAATACTTAATGTACAAATACCATATTTGTATGTAAATAAAATAGAAGATATTAATGCTATATTAGGACAACAACAGTTAGAAAATATATTGTCTACATTACATATTTTAGATAATAATAAACCTGATAAATTAGATACAATTAAAAAAAATAATATACTTAAATGTATTCAATATTGTATAAAAAATAAATTACCATATCATAAAAATATTAATCAACATAATATGTTTATAGCTACATAATTAGTTTACTATTATCGTGATCTAGAGAGAAATCATTATATTATTGGATTCTATTTAGTTTGAATATATTTAATAGTTTTATTACTGCAAGTAATTTCTCTCCTGAATTTTAAAATAATCTTAATAATATAATCTGGTAAACTATCTCAGTTTATATTATTATATAAATATTTTCTAAAAATCTTCGTGTTTTAAAGCAACATAACATTGATCATTTACTGTGTCTGGCAAATGTCCTTTTATCTTTTTATTTATCATTGGAAAAGGAATATTAATCTCTTTTACTCCACCATTATCTACATAATCTTTTAAAATTACAAATAATCTTTTTACTGGCTCATATTGTATGGTTAACTCTAACTCAGTTAATTTACTTATTATTTTATGAACTTCTACTTTTCTCTCTTCACAATTTCTTAAAATAGGTTGTTTATTTTTTTTATTTGTCATTTATTATTATCATTTATTTTCTTTTAAGTTTTTTAGATTTCTTTTTCTTATTTTTTTTGTTTTTTTTATTTTTTGTTTTTTTTATTTTACCTTTGTAAGTATATATTTTTTTATGATATTTTAAGAATCTTCCACCTTCTTGTATATAAGGGACTATTAATTTATATATATCATCTATAATATTTGGCGTAATTGTTCTTGTTTTATTTACTAAATTTTGAATTTCTGCAGATAATGTTACTGCAACTGTACCTTCAGTTGCTGAAATTTTGCGAGAGAGAATATTATATAAATTTATCCATTCATGTGCCCAATTTGGATTTGTTTTATTTTTCATAAAATAAACCATAAATATTATACCAATTGTTCCACAATACCCTGGGTTATTTCGATCACTACCATAATTTAATGGTAATTCTCCTGTTACTTCTAAATAATTTTGGGTAACATCCTGTTCTCCATTATATATCTTAAATGGTAAATTTGCTTTACCATTTGCATCAAAAATGCTCCAACCATTTGCTAAATAATGGTTTTTAACAACTATAATAGAATGTGCATTATTTCCTGGCTCTTGAACATTAATTCTAGCAATATCTGTCATAACACTAATCTGAGATAAAATACCGCCTCTTCTTTCAAATCTTTCTAATCCCACACGAGTGTTTGAACCACTAGAAGCATCTATTGTAATTTCACTTTTTTTTGCTAATAATTCTTCTATTTCTAAAATTTTACGATTACATTTTTCAAATATTTCAACCCTAGACATATATATTATATATATTATATATCTAAAATTTCTAGAAACTTCTAGATAACGAGATCATGATATTTTTACTGGTATATTTTTAGAACAAATACCAGCTACAGGAAATCCTTTAGATGATGCTGCTTGAGTTTTACTGAATATTCTACACGGTTTCATATAATTTTTTGATTTATTATCATATAAATAACCTATACAATTGTCTCTATTATTACATTCTACAGCACAAGCAGCTTCTGATGAATGCGTATAATATTCACCTCTATTTGGTTTTATAACAGTTGCAATATTACTAGATGTATTATTTAATTTATAATCCGCAACTGAACATGTTGGAGAAATTCTAGAACAAAGTGTACCTGCTTTAACAGTATTTCCTCCAGCAGAAGCTGCTCCACTATATATATTACATTTTTTGATTGCATCTTTTGATGCCCTATCAAAAGCAATAGCAAAACATCCTCTCTCTGGAGTACATTCATTTTCGCAAGCACCAATATTACTATGTAAATATCCAGCTGTTGCAGTCACTGGAATAGTTGAATTAGGTTGTGAAATAAAATTTCCATTGCCTATACAAATGTCTGGAATAGGGGTTGGTCTAATATTTGGATCTAGATTTGTAAAATCTTTTAAACCTATATTATCTAATCCTTCTTTAATTTTTGTTTTTGGAAGAATAAAACCTCTATTTGTATAATTGTTTCCTCTAGGACTAGTATGTAATGATGATGTTAATTTACATTCACTATTATTACTGACAAAACAGTTATGATAATCTTTCCCTTTATCACTTTCTTGTAAATTAAAATATGACATCCAACCTTGATTTTTTGCATTTGGATATGTTTTCTTAAATAATTTTTTACAATCATCTAATGATGAAACTACATTGCTAACGTGACTTTTACCTCCTGCAACTGCATAACACTCTTTTGCATCAGGTAAATTTTTCCAATTTAATGTAGAAACTGGTGGTACTGGAGCTATATTAGAGGGTAATATATTAGGTCCTGCATTACCTCCTAAACCGGTATAATCTTGTATTTTGCCTTCTCTAATATTTGATAAAGATTCTTTTTTTTTATCTGGATAACTAAATAGTCTATAAATAATATCAAGATAACCTATATTTTCCATATTTTCTATATTTGTTTTTGATTTACTAAAATAATTATTTAATAAACAACTAATTATAACAATTAGAAATAAGAAACAAAATAATTTACATAAAAAACTTTTTACATTTTTATTCATATTTATATATTATAATAATAAAATAATATATAATTTAAATTCCTCTACCGTATGGTGGTAATGCATCACTTACTTTTAAAAAACATACTGTCATTCTTCCAGTGCCACCAGAAGGTTCTCTATTTCCTATACCATTTAATCTTTGTCTACTTCTAATAGATGATTGATAATTAAAAGCATTTAAAATATTTTGGGAACATGCAGCTATTCGTTGATATTTATTTTTGATAAAATATGGTGCTTGACTTCTATATGCATCTCCTCTATATTTAACAGGTGTAGCTCCTGGAAGTGTTATTACCTTACTATTCTCTTTGCCAGCAGTTAAATAAACATTCATTCCTTTACCAGCTACATTAGCAAATTTAATATCATTACCTTGAGCAAAATCATTATTATTAGTTATAATTGTATTATATTTTGCTTGTAAAATTCGTGTACTACTATCTACAGCACCTTGTTTAGCAAAGAATGGATTGTTTGGTTTAAAAGTAATAGGTACTTGGCATTTATCTATTTCATTTTTATAGTGACAACACGCAGATGGATCTGATACGCAATATGTACTATTAAATGCTTGAGATCCTACTCTATTACCATTCTTATCTATGGTATTCTCAGCATAAACCCAATTTTGATTAGAAGGAGGTAATTCTTGATTAAGTGGTTTACCATTTTGCATAAATAATTCATTAGATTTTCCTGGCATTTGATTAGCTGTACTTAATAATTGATTTTGTTCATATAATTTAACTCTACTCTTTAAATATGCTGCTCCAGTAGTAAAATAATTTTTTTTTATTTTTGTCTGAGATGATCTAGGTCTAGCTACTCTCTCTGGATTATTAAAATATACAGGTTGATAATTAGATAGACTATTTCTTATAACATCAGCTGGATGTGTTACACCATTTTGATCTGTCCAAGTACTACAATTACAATTTTCTATATCTCTATATCCATTAGCTAAATATTGATTTAACATACCTTTTTGATGTTTATCTTGCCAGTCTTTTTGATTTAAATTTACAAGACAACAAGAATTATCTAAAGTAGTTCCTCCAGGATTCCACATAACATGATTTAAACTAGGCTTACCTGTAACATGTCCTTGACTAGGTGATAATTGTTTTCTCCAATGTTTAATAGGATTAAGTGAACCAGTTCGTCCAGCACCTCTGCCTCTTGCAGTAGTATATATACCACTATATCTTCCTATCACAGCTATATTTGGATGTTTAGTTAATTTTGCATAATTATAAACACTAGGTAAACCTCTAGGAGCACGATTATATTGAGATGGATCAGATTCTTTATTTCCTGCATACGTAAAACCATCACTTGGAAAATTTATTTGTGGACGAGAACTAGTTGGTACATTTAATTTAATTTCGACTGAAGAAATTGTACCAAAACTTTTTCCAGAATTATGATTAATTATTTGATCAGTAATTAATCCCTTCCAATTTCTATTAAATAATCCTCCTGGATGAATATATTGCCCTCCTTGAAATCCTGCACTTAAATTATTTTGATGTGTATTTGGTAATTGATTTGTTTCTTTAATAGAATTAGTGGCTAAATCTATTTTATTTTTATTTACACCTAATAAATTATCTTTTTCAGTAAGATTAGATAAAATTATTTGTTTAGGATCATTTGTATTATAAAAGGTTATAGACATATATATTTTAATAAGATATTAAAAATATATATATTTTTAATACACTAATTGTAAATAATATATTAACTAAAATATCTAAATAATGCTATTATTTTAGTTAATATATTAATATAGTGATCTTTAATTTCCAAAAGGAAAATTCTCATCTTTTTTATTAGTACATATAAATGTACCTCGCATAGTTGCTCTACTACCATAACATGCTGTATATATTGAAGTATTACCTGTAGTATTACCCCAAAGATTAGTTATATTATATTGTTTACGATAAATTTGATTACGGCCCTTCCGTTTAGTATTACTACTAGCTTGTACTGCAGAATTTCTTTGAAAAACTCTATTTGATGGTTTATATGCAATTGCTTGTTTACATAAACAGTTTGCTACTGGTGTTATATTTTTATTAAAACTTAAATCAGGGTTATAACATGTTTCTATAAATGAAATTGCTAATCCTGTGTGAACTGGTTGATTATTTCTATATAAACTATATGTTGATGGTGGAAAATTATTTGGTTTATATAAAATTTGTGTTAATTTTTCTTTACTTTTATTTTTTTCTAGATTATCTAAATTATTATAAATATATGGAGTATAAGAAAATGTTTCAGCTTGATAATTTAGTTTAGCTCTTGATTGTAAATAGCCTTTATTACTCTGAAATTGAAATGGGCCTCTATCAATATATGCTCCTGGTCTAGCAGTAATTAATGCAGTACTCTGTGGACATTTTGGTATAGTGAAGGGTGTATTTTCATTTACATATGTACAAGCATTATTAGATATATCATTTTCTTGACTTAGTAGAACCCATATTGGTTGACAACTTAATGCTCTTCCACCTTTATTATTATTATTATCATCACGTATTATAATTGATTCTTGTAAAAATTTAATAGTTGTTATAGTATAACCATTTGGTCTTTCAAATAAATTTAAGCCACTATAATGTCTACCTCTAGTAATTTTACTAGTATTAACATCCATCATACCATTAGGTAAATCTGGTAAAGGTTGTTTTGTATTATCATCAATATATTGTCTTGGAAATAGTTGCCGACGCCAATGTTTAATAGGTCTTGGTAAAGCAGTCGTTTTTGTTCTACCATGAACTCTTGAAGATTTCCAACCTGGACCTGAATAAAAATTATTATTTAATGTACCAGACTCATTTCCACAAGCAATCTCTCCTTTACTATTTATTCTAACAGGTGGATTATTATATTGTAGATAATCATCATGATTTATATAGTGACCATTATATGGTGGGTTATTAACATATTGACCTGTTTCTGGATCAATTTGACCACCATTTTTAGAAAAATTAGGATTATTACCTGTAATATCAGGCATCGGTCTACCTGGTGCGCACCAATTTCTAATTTGTGGTAAAGGTCTAGACATGGTAGGAACTAATGCAAATACTGGACTCTGTGTTTTCCAATTTTTACCACAATTTGATATATCTGTAACATTACAAGATCGATGTCCCCAAGGTAATTGTGGTATATTTGGCAAAGTTGTTTTTTCAACTTCGCAAAATTCATTATTTTGATTATTATACCTACAATATCTATAGGCCATATATATTTATAAAAATATTATTTATATAAATATATATATGATTTGTATTATAATATTACTATTAACATTATCATTAATATTATTTTTTTCTACATCATTATTTAATAATATAGAAGGTTTAGATGATTGTAATACACCTCCTATTAAAGGTTCTACTAGTACTGATATAACCAATAGTCATCAAATTTCTACATTACAACAACAAGTTAGTGATTTAGATAGTCATTTAAGACAACAAGTTAGTACCAATACTGCTCAAATTAATAATATTAATACAAATATACAAGACTTAAGTAGTTTAAGACAAATAGTTGCTAGTTTAAGTTCTAGTATTAAAACAACAGAACAAGGTATACAACAACTAGGACAACAATTACAAAGCCAGGCTAATAGCGTGGCTAATCAACCTAAATAATTTATAGTAATAATATATAATGATTTGTATAGTATTTTTACTATTACTATTATCACTAATATTATTTTTATATAAAAATAATATAGAAGGTCTAGATAATTGTCCTCCATTAGATGGTATTACCACTACTGGTATGCAAAACCAAGCTACCTTATCATCTATTAAAAAAAATGTTGATAATATAAATAATAATATAGCAAATCAAGTTGCTAATAATACATCTAAACTTGAAGCACTTAATAATAGTTTAAAAGGTATTTTAGATTTAAAACAACAGGTTACAGATCTTGCAAATGGAGAGAAAAAACTTAAACAATCATTAGCTAATTTTGGTAATCAATTACAAGCAAAAGGATTAAGTCTTGCTAATACTACTAAAAAAGATATGCCTAACCCTCTTCCCCAAGTGCAAGCAAATCCTTATTCTGGTAAACGTAGAACTGATTAAATAAAATATTTATATTTTATAAGTATATGTCTAACTTTTTTAAAGATGTTGTAAATGATTTAGATAAAGTAGAAACTGAATTATTAGGTCCAAACTATGAATATTGGAAATGGATTTTAGCACCTCAAGAAATGGGCATGTCTGCTGATGGCAACTTAGGAGCTCTAGGTAATGATATTATTGGTTTAATCAAATATATGGAAACCCTAATTGCATCTGGGGGAGCACAGCGAGGACCTGGTGAAAATGATCCACTTGGCGACAGATATTTTTTAAAAACTGGAGCGACTTGTAAAGATGTTACAACAGGTGAAGATGTTACAAGATCTATATTTATTAATAATATACCCGCAGGAGATATTCCCTTTATTTCTGGTGCAATGGGAACTAATTTTGGAGAGATTGTAGGTATAGTTCCAGGAGTTATGTCTAGTACTGCTAATATAAATCCATTACAAATTTTTCAAGCATTTATGGAAGGAACTGATCCCTCTTGTGCATCTGTTACATTACCTGTTAGAGATAATAAAAATAATTTAAGTATGGATACAGCCCATTTAACATTTAGTGATATTAGAAATGTTGAACCCTGTTTATGGAAAGGCGCTACTAATCCTATAAGTGGTCAATCTAGACAAGGTTGTGCTGCACTTAGCGGTAAAAATGGAACTTGTAATGGATGTGTAAAAGAAGGATTTCAAAATAGTAAAGCACTTTTAGATAATCAAGAAAATATGGATGATTGTAATAAAAAAATTCGTATGATACTACAAGTATCTTTAGCAATTTTAGCTCTCTTTATTTTATTTAGAGTTTTATATAAAAAAAAATAATAATTAATATTTTAAATAATTATTATTTACCGTCTAACTCTTGAAAGTGCTACCTGAGATGCATTATTACGATCACCACCCCATGATACATCATTGAAATTTCTATTTTTAGCCTGTAATTTTTTAAATCTAACATAATCTGCTCCATCATATACCCATCTTGGATTACCACTCCACATTGCTGTCTGTCCGCCACCACCTGGTGCAGTCTTTGGAGTTGGCGTAGATCGCGGCATATAACCACTCATAGTAACAGCAGCAGCATTTGATGAACGTGTAGTAGATGATACTTGGTTTGATGGATTTGTATAAATAGGATCTGGATTTAGTCCACTTTTTTGCCAACTTTCAAGATTAGCTGCATATTTATTAACACTAGAAGCTGGGTCACCTGCATTCATTAATGCTCTAAAAGGTGTTTGTGCGCCTATCCCACCATAATTATAATCAAACCCGACTTTTGGATTAGTAAATATAGATACTGTTACAGGTGTTGGATAAGGTAAATTATCTTCTAGTTTCATATCAATAGGTCTATTATTAGCTTGTCGTAATTCTTTACGTGACATGACTAAATCATTATCGCCATCTTTAAATCTAAGTTGTGGTGTACATGATTTTCCGATATCACCACAACTTTCACGTGGTGCATTTTTATAAACTGGAATATTAGGATCTGCACCAATTCTAACCCACGGTTGTGGTGTAGGGTCTTTTCCACAAGGTCGAGCACCTAAAAGTTTACTATATGGATAAGTAAAAGCCATTGAAGTATTTAATTTCATTATATATATATATAATAAACTAATAAAATAAAAAATATATATTTATTTATTTATATTTTTATAACTAATTTTCTGTTAAAATTCTTGGTGCAATATTCATTGTTATTAATTCTTGAAATAATAATTTACAAGCATATGGTAAATATACATTGCTAAATTCTGTTGTATTATTACAAGTTTTACATATATGAATATGTTCTTTATTATTATAAGCAGCAATCAGACCACACTTTTTACATACTTGAACTTTAAACTGATCTGATGCATCTAGTAATCTTTCTTTATTAAATTTAGATGCACCATGAGCAACCATTGCATCTTTTTCCATTTCACCATAACGTAAACCACCATCACGAGATCTACCTTCAGCTGGTTGACGAGTTAAATTTACCATAGGACCAATACTTCTACTATGTTGTTTATCACTAACCATATGTTTTAATCTTTGATAAAATGCTGGCCCTATAAATATACTTGTTCTCATCTGTTCACCTGATAATCCATCATATAATATTTCATTGCCTTTTGATTCATATCCAATATTTTGTAACTCTTTACAAATATCTTTTACATTAAATTCGCCAAAACTAGTACCATCGCCAAATAAACCTAGTTCTAATAAAACTTTTCCTAAAAGTGTCTCTTTTAATTGACCAATTGTCATACGACTAGGAATAGCATGTGGATTAATAATAATATCTGGTCTAATTCCATCTTCATTAAATGGCATATTTTCTTCAGGAATAATTGTACCAATAGTACCTTTTTGTCCATGTCTGCTGGAAAACTTATCTCCAATTACTGGCTGACGTAATGTTCTTAGTCTTACTTTAGCAAAATTATATCCATCGCCATTTCTTTCAATATAATTTTTATCAATATATGTTTCTTCTCGTGTTCTATAAATTCTACTCTGATCTTCATATTTAATAACTTTTGTGTGATTATTACGATTTTCTTTAATTGGTAAAATTTTTGCAATTACAATATCTCTATCATCAATCTTAGTATTTTCAGGAATAACACCATTACTATTTACTTTATCATAATTACCAAATTTCATACTTTTTGTTTTAGTTGGGTCTGGCTTACATCTTACTTCTTGATCACCGTGGATTTTTTTATCTTCATCTTTTTCAGTATGATAAATTGTTGCTTGAAATAAACCTCTCTCAATAGACCCTTTATTAAATAATATACTATCTTCTTGATTATACCCTGTATGTGTCATAATAGCTACAATTACTTGTGCACCTGATGGAATTTTATGTAAATTTAATAAATTCATAACACGAGTATCAACTAAAGGTCTCATACCATAAGTGTGAACATAAGCTGTTTTATCCATTCTATTATTAAAATTTGTAACATAAATACCCATTGCCTGTTTACCCATTGCACATTGATATGTTAAACGAGGTGCTTGATTATGTTCTGGAAATGGAATACAAGATGCTAAAATACCTAATAATGTACTTGGATGAATTTCACAGTGAGTATAATTATATTTAAAATTACTATCTCGTTTACATAAATCTTTACAAGTCATAGCTACTAAACTACTATTTTGTTCTCTAGGATCAATATATTCTAAAACAGCATTATCAATTTTACAATCTGTAAGTAAATCCATCCAATCTAATTCTTCTTGTTTTAATCTATCAATTATATTTTTTGTTAATAAAATTTTATTATCTTTTACTTTTAAAAGTGGTCTCACTAATCTACCAGCATCATTACAAATAATAATCTCTTTTTGCTTATAATTAAATACAATACTTGTATAAATATTTATTAATCCTTTTGATTTTTTTTCTTTTAAAGAATTATATAATTCTAAAGGCTCACGTGTTATACCTATCCAAGATCCATTTAAGAATACTTTAACAAATTTATAAAGATTTTTTTCTTCACTAAATTTTACAATACTATTTGATATATATTCTCTTATTGGCTGACTATCTGATTCTATTGTTACTGTTGATAAATAACTTAAATTTTTTACTACACCAATTGAACCACCTTCTGGAGTTTCTGCAGGACATAGATATCCCCAAGTTGAATTATGTAACTTACGAGGAGGAATTAGCTTACCACTTTTATCTATTGGAGTATTAACACGACGTAAATGACTTAAACTTGATAAATATGTTAATCTGTTTAATACTTGAGCTACACCAACTTTATTACTATTTATTTGTTTAATACCAAAGTCACCAGTTGCTAATGCTCTTTTAAATCCATTTTCAATAGTTGTAGATTTTACAATTTTGTAAATATTTGTTAACGTAATTATACTTTCATAATCTTCATTTGACTTCCAAGAACCATTATTAATTTCTCTAATTATCTGTTTCTGCATATCTTTCACTAATTTATTAAAATAGTTTCTAAAAAGATTATTTAATAATACACCTGTTAAATCAATTCTTTTATTAACATAAGAATCTCTATCATCACAAGGAATTGTTCCATTTGCGCAATTTAATAATCTTAAAGTCATATATCCTAAGAAATATAGTTTTTCTTCTCGTGTTCGACAATGTGGAAATAGATCATTATTTAATACTTCTAGAGCAAACTGGTGTTTTTTTTGCTGTCCAGTCTCTTTATCCATATTTAATGGTGTATATATCACTTGAGATGTAATATATTTATGTGCAGATTCTTCAGTCATATACATATTTCCATCTACAATAGATGCTTTTAGTTGATCAATATAAGATTTATTAATTTCAATATCAATATCTAAAACTATTTTTTCACATATATCTTTATCTGAAATTACACCTAGAGCACGAAATAACACAAATAATGGAATTGGTTGTTTAATTCTAGGTATTTGAATATAAATACCATATCCATATCCATTATTTTTTTGTGATATCATAATTGATATTTGTTTTGGAGAAATAGATTTCCAATCTGGTACTGACTTAATCTCTGCTATATAACTCCATTTACTATTATTTTTTCCAATGTCAAAACAATATATTGTATTTTCTGCCGCACGTTCTTGTCCAAGACAAGTTTTTTCTGAACCATTAATTATAAAATATCCACCTGGATCCATTTTACATTCTCCGCTTATCTCACTTGTAACATGCTTATACTGTTTTAATACACATACATTAGACTTTAACATAATTGGAATTTTACCAATATGAATATTTGGTAATGTTTTATATACTGTATGAATATCATTTAGATTCTCTCCATTTCTAATTGTATATTTAATATTCATAGTTACTGTCATATTTGACGCATATGTAAAATTTCTTAATCTTGCTTCCTGGGGAAACATTAGTTTTGTTGCTCCATTATTTTCATGTATCTGAGGACGATGTAAACCAAAATTTTCAAATGTAATACTTATTTCTAGTCTATATTTATCACTCTCTTTATCATAATCGTGTTCTGATGTAATTATTACAGGATTAAACATATTAATTGTATTTGGAATTTGACGTTCAATAAAATCATTATATGATTCTAATTGATGTCTTACTAATTGTTGTAAATGTTCTTTTGAAAAATATGCATCGATAAGAGTCCACGGAAAATCTGAACCTAAAATTTTATTTACGTTTCCACAATCTTCCATTTTGCTTATCATTTTAATTTAATTATTATTTCAATTTATCTTTAAATTATGTAATAAAAAAATGATAATAAATACTATTTGTTATGTACTATTATAATGGCAAATATTATTAAACGACTAGATACTATTAAAAATCAGTCTATACTAAAAAATAATATTTTAAATATTAATAATCGTAAATTATCAAAACAAGAAATTTGTAATCTATTAATGCTTTATGATAAAAATTATAATATGGTACAAACAGACCCCTATGTTAATTTGGCTATTTTATCATTGCAAACAAAACAATTAATTATTAGTAAAATACCATATACTATTAACATTAAAATTAATAATATTAGCGATCTTATTACTATATGTAACAATTATAGTAGTATAGATAATATTGATCAAGATTATAAATTAAATTTACTTGTCAAAATACATAAACCTTTAATTGACTTAAATAGTCTTATTGGAATGAATGAACTTAAAAATGATATACTTAATCAAATATTATTTTATATACAAAATTTTCATAAAGTTAATAATATGGAATTTATGCATACTGTATTATGTGGACCACCTGGTACAGGAAAAACAGAAGTAGCTAAAATTATTGGAGAGATTTTTAGTAAATTAGGTATATTATCTAAAGGTACATTTACTAAAGTTGTCAGATCAGATTTAATTGCTGGATATCTTGGACAAACTGCTATTAAAACTAGTAAAGTTATAGAAAATTCGTTAGGTGGAGTATTATTTATTGATGAAGCATATTCATTAGGTAATCAAGAAAAACGTGATTCTTTTGCAAAAGAATGTTTAGATACACTATGTGAATCTTTAAGTAATCATAAAGATAATTTAATGATTATTATTGCTGGATATGAAGAAGAACTTAATAATTGTTTTTTTAGTTTTAATCCAGGACTTCGTTCTAGATTTCCTTGGACTTTTAAAACTGATAAATACTCACCTGAAGATTTATTTAAAATTTTTTGTAAAAAAGTAAAAGAAATTAATTGGAAAATTAACAATTCTTTAGATGAAAATTTCTTTAAAAAAAATATTAAATATTTTAAACATTACGGTAGAGATGTTGAATTATTTTTATCAAAAACTAAAATAGCACACGCTAGACGTGTATTTTCTCTATCTGATGATCAAAAAACTATTCTTAGTAAAGATGATTTAGATGAAGGATTAAAATTATTTATTAAACATGGTATTGTGACAGAAAATACATTTGATACTATTGGTCATTTATATAATTAAATGCGTGAAATTTATAACTAAATAAATCATGACATAATTTAATGTCAAATATAAAACCAATTAAAATAAATCCAGAATTATTTAAAGTATCTGGTAGTCAAAATAAAAATAAAACATTAAAAAATAAACCTGTAAATCCTGTTAAATCTAATGTTTTAAAAAAAGATCTTCTTGCTCGCATTAAAAATCATAGATCACATAAACAAAATAATTTACTATCTACTAATCTAGATGAAAATAATAATTATGACTATAATACTGATAATCAAGATAATTATACTAATAATAATTCGTCTGATAATAAACAAAATATTAATACATCAGATTCTTTAACACAAAAACTTGATAATATACCTATTACTCTTGAAGCAAACTCTTCTAGTAAAAAACCTATTCCTATTAATAATGATCAAGATGATGATTTTTTACAATCTATAAATTTTTTAAAAACATTATCTAATAAAAAAAACAACACTATTAAGCGAAAAAATTTACAAGATTTTCCTATTGAAAAACAAGAAAATTTAGACAATTTACCCCAATATGGTTGTTTAAAAAATGGTTCTTTGCCAACATTTAGGCAATTACATAATTCTACTGTTAAGAGAGACAGTGATGATGTTTCCGATTCTACAATACCTAAAATAAAAAGTACTAATAAAAAAAATGTTACTTTTAAATATAATTTAGGAAAAAAACACAAGGTTGTTAGTGTTTTAATTAAAAATGTTTCTACTAGAAAAAAAATTAGTAGCGAACATACACGTTTAAAAGAAATTAAATTAAATGATATGAAAAATTATTTAAAAAGACATAATTTATTAAAAAGTGGTAGTAATGCTCCTCCTGATGTTATTAAAAAATTATATGAACAATCACTTTTAACTGGCGATGTTAGAAATACTAATAAAAATTCTATTGTTCACAATTATTTAGCAGAATAATCTCTCTCAATATATATTTTTTTTTATTATTATAATATATAATGACAGCACAAAAAGTTGGAGACGCAGCAGAAGATCTCGAAGATAAAACAATGATGGATCATGAAATGACTGGCGGCCGCCGTGGTGGTCGCAAATCCCGCCGTGGTGGTCGCAAATCCCGCC